TGTACTCGAGGCGGGAATCGAACCCGCACTCCCAAATGGGAACAAGATTTTAAGTCTTGCGTGTCTACCTATTCCACCACTCGAGCCTATTTGGCTTTTTTATAAATTCTGAATTGCCACTTCCATATGTTTAAGCGAAAAACACATTTACGAAGAATACTCCTTGACCTAGTTTCAAATAAGCCTTGTTTCATTTATTTTGTTTTTCAAGTAATTTATCCAGGTATGAATTTATCTCACTTAAATCTTTAAGTATATCATCCATTAATTGTTGGTTACTCTGGGGTTTTTTAGACTTTTTGCTCATTTTTTTTTAGTTTTTTTGAGTTTTTATCTATCTTAGACATATCTAAACATAGTTGTTCTAATTTTTCCTCTAACCATGGTTGATCTATGGTTTTATTAGTAGCTAATAGTCTAAAAGAAATATCATCAGCATACTGCTTGATTAGTTTAGTTTTAATCATCTCCTATTGCTTTTTCTCTGTTTAGCTTTTCTGTCAAAATGCCAGCGGCCTAATATTTCAGCGTGCGAATTGTCGTCTTCTACCTCATCAGCACTCTCTAAACGTTTAGCATTTACGGTTTTTTCTAATAGCTTTGACATGGTTTCACACTCTTTTTCTAACTCAATTATATTACTTATATAATAATTCCAATTCTTAGTATAGCTGGCCCAATCCTCCTGGGTCCAATCTGTTGAATCTATATTAGCTAATCCTGGGTCCGGGTTATCTATTAAATGACTATATGTTTTACCGGTCAACAGATTTTCAGCCGTTCCAAATACTCTTAAGTACATTGCGCCGCAAAGCCATATTTTTTCCATTAGCTTGGCTTCAATATTAGCAGTTCCTGCTTTATATGGTTTTATTTGAGGAGAAACCATACCCTGTTGTTTACTATATTTTGATGTAATATATCGTTTTAATCTTTCGAAATTCATATTGTTTTTTTTAAAAGTCTCTAATTTTATCAATCTGTTTTTTTAAATCTTCAATTTCCATTGCTCTTAATTTAAGAGGACCTATCATTGCTACATACTGATTATCCTCTTTGATAATTTCGTAACCCCTATGAGATAAGTCAAATTTTCTTTTAGGTTTTTGTTTGTATGCTTTTGCTTTCATATTTTTTATTTAATAAAATTTTTTCTACTGTTTTATTTACGAAATCGTCATAAAAAAAGGCTGTGTTTTCAGCTCTTAAACGGCCATAATCCTTCATATATTTTGTTCCATATAAGTTAGCATCTCGAAATTGGATTAACCGATGTCTTAATTCATTTAGAGTATAATTTCCTTTGTAAAATTCTTTGGTAAAAAATTCTATATTTTCCTCAAATATTTTTCTATTCATTTTTCTAATTTTTTATTTAAGAAATTCCATTTTCTAATTACGTCTAAGAATAAATCAGTATGACTGTGTATAATATCGGGGTAATTAAATTTTGCTCTTTTAGACCACTCCCAAGCCCATTTATACGCATTATCTTTTTGCTGCTTGGTTTTACAAGTGATAACTATTTTATTTACATATTTAAACTGATCCTTTAAACTCATATTAATCAAGTAACACCATGTAGGCTTCTGCATTGTTGTTTCTAAACCAGGATAAACCCTTTGCCATTTCAACTTGAAATCTTCCGGTTCTAGGGTCCATTACTCCTCCCATACTTTGTATAATACTATTTAAACCTATTATGTAATCATATATACTAAGCTCTAACGCATCTAACTCCATTGTTCTACCGCTATATGGATTTTTTACAACTTTTCCCTTTTGGTATATTTCTCCCGTAAACCAGCTTGGTACTTCTTTAGTTTTATTCATTTTACTTTATTTTATCCAATTATTAAATGCATTCTGATATGCAGAAACTATGTCTATATCTGGGTTATCTTTAATTATTTTTTCTGCCATTTCTTTTACTTCTATTTCTAAACCATGTTTATTTGCTTCTTTTAAAATTAAAGTAACATGATCATATTCTTTTTGAGTAGGTGAGTTTTTAAGCAAAATAATTCATTTTTTTCCATAGAACACCATTAGCTGAGGTTCCTACATAGTAATATATTCCATACCCTAAATAATAAGGGGCTTCTGGTGTTTTAACAAATAGTCTAATTATTAAACCTTTTTTACCTTCTTTCCACTTTGATATTTCTTCTTTTTTTGAAATATCTTTCCATGTTTCTATAAATTTATCGTCTATAAATACATTGCTCCATTTACCATCGTCTTTAGCTAAATCTATGAATTGATTGTATATTTCGTTTTTATCTATAAAACCTGCTTTAGAACCTCTTCCCATATAGGTTTTTTCTTTATCTCTCATGTTAGACGTATATTCAGTAGTTTTTTCTATAATATTACGACCTTGTGCAATTGTTCTAAATCTTTTATTTTCAAAAGAGTTATATTCGTTTTTTAATATTTTTTCATGTAGAGATTTCATAATAAATCTGTTTAGCTTTTTGTTGTCGATTATATTATACTAAACATTTTTGAAAAAAATAACTAGATATCTTCCTTATTTATCAAATATTCTTTTTTTAATCTAGAGACCCTCCATTCACCTATAAGTTTTTCTTTTTTGGCTCGAGTTAATTTTTTTATTCTAATTTCTTCTTTAGTGGCCTCTGATCTACTATTAAAAGATTTAAATTCTTCTAATAAAACTGGGGTTCTATTTTTAGTGTATTTTGCACCATTACCGGTGTTATGTTCATTCAATCTTCTTTGTATGTCTGTTGTTATGCCTGTATAATAAGTACCATCAGAACAACATAATATGTAAACTTTCCAAAATTTCATTTAGTTAATCATTTTCTCAGGTTTAGCCTTTGAGTTTTTACACTTGCGTATTGATTCTATCCACTCTTCTAATGACTCTTGAGGTTCCCATTGAAGTACTTTATTAGTATCAGATGGAAACTCCTCAGATGTAAACCTTTCACCCCTGCGTTCAGGTATTAATTGCCAATCTCCTCTACTATACATATCAGCTACGTTTATAATAGACACGTTCTTTCCAGATCTTAGGTGCCACTCTTTATTCATTCCTATATTTGCGGCTTTACCTACGCCTCTAACCACATCATATACGTGCGTAAAGTCTCTAGTTTGTGTGCCCGGGCTTACGACAGTCATTTTTTCTCCATTTAAGTATTGATTTTCAAATATGCCAATAACAGTTGCGTAATCACCCGTTGATATTTGCCCTGGACCATATACATTAAAAAAGTAACAGACTTCATATTGTAGATTATACCAATCATTATAGTTTTTAATTAGTTCGACAATTTTTGACTTAACCCAAGAATATGGACTTAAGTTTTCATCTTTTCCATCGTTTCCAAATTTTGATGAACTTGCGGAATAAATTAATTTAGATTTCCATTTTCTACATTTTTCTAATACGCAGGTTGTTCCATGTAGATTGGTTTTCATAACATATTTGCTATCATTAAAAGACTTAACAATTCTTGAGTATTCGCCAAAGTGAAAAACAGTATCAAAAAGACCTTCTTTATCTGAGAAAAATTTATCGATGTCCCATGTTGGAGATTCAATATATATGACCTTTTTGTGGTCAACCTTATTTTCTTCTTTGCCCGTAAACATATTGTCCAAAACAACAATCTTTTCAACTTCTTTATATTCCTTAAGTAGGTGCTTAACTAAATTTGAACCTATAAAACCAGCGCCTCCTGTTACTAATACATTTTTCATTTATTCATGGATATTTTAGATATTATACGAAATATAAAATATAGGTTTTAATATAAATAATTAAAATAAGATTTTTATAAAAAATGTTTAAAAACCTAACACTTAGATCTAAAGTAAGTATTACTTTATTAATAACAGTAATGATATTATTTTCAATACTTCAAACTTTATTAGCTTTTGACTTAATAAAACCTACCCATGCTGTTTCATCAATAGGTTTTGTATGTATATTATCATCAATGCCTTTATTGTTGATAATAATTAAAGATATAATTAAGAGACAAAGAATAGAAACTATTAAAAGAAATACTATTGAAAATATATTAAACGAATCATCTTTAATTTCTAAAACAGATAAAAACGGTGTTATAACACATGTAAATAAAATATTTTGCGATTCGTCAGGATATAAGCCTCATGAGTTACTAGGTAAAAATCACTCTATGTTAAGTTCTAAAAAGCATGATTTAAATTTTTGGAATAAAATGTACACATCAACCGTGAAACATAAAGCCATATGGAATGAAATAATTATAAATCGTAAAAAAAACGGTAAGCATTACACAGTTGATTCATGGATAATGGCTGAATTTGATGAAAAAAATAATCATATTGGTTTTATGTCAGTTAGGCATGATTTAACAGATCTATATGATTCTTTAGAAAAACTTAAAAACAAGGAAGAGGAAATGACAGGTATTATGTTAGCCATAAATCAATCTAGCGCAACTGTTGAATTTTGTACAAATGGATTTGTAATAAACGCAAATAATAAGTTTTTAGAAATGACTGGGTATCCAACCCTTCATGAAATACAGGGTAAACATCATACAATATTTATGGAAGATGATCAATGGAAAGAAAACGAAAAATATCAATCGTTTTGGGAAGATATAAAAAATGGAAATTCTAAATATGGAGAATATATGAGAATAAAAAAAGATGGTTCTCATTTTTGGATAGCCGGAACATATAATCCTATAGTAAATTCAAAAGGTAAAGTTGTAAAAGTACTTAAAATAGCCAACGATATAAGTGATTCTATAAATCAAAAAATAGAACTTGAAAGAAAAAATTCGTATCTAGAACATGCTTCTAAAATATTAAGACACGATATGCATAGTGGAATAAATACATATATTCCCAGAGGAATATCTTCATTCGAAAGAAGGCTTGTTAAATTTTCTGAAGAAAATAATATAGATATAGAAGACTTGAATAAAATGTTTGAAGGGCCTATGAAATTATTAAAAGGAGGGCTTACACATTCTCAAAAAGTATATAATGGAGTTAAAGAATTTACAAATTTAGTTAAAAAGGAATCTACAATGGAAGTGCAAAAACTAGATTTAACCAGTATATTAAAAAGTTATTTAAAAAACACAGCCTATTCTAGTAGCGTATCTTTATCGGAATTAGGAGAAGAAATAGTTAATGGGTCTTTATTCTGTACAGCAATTGATAATTTGATAAGAAACGGTTTAAAATATAACGATAGCAATACTAAATTAGTTAAAATATACAGAAAAAAAGGAAATATTGTAGTAGAAGATAACGGTAGAGGAATGAGTAAAACAGAATTTGAAGAATATTCAAAGCCATATACCCGAAAGCACAATAATAAAGAATCTGGAAGCGGGCTCGGTTTAAACATATGTATAGCGATAATAAAAGAGCATGGATGGAAATTAAATCTTTTAAAAAGTAGAAAAGGGACTAAACTAGAAATATCTTTAGATAAATAAATATAATAATATTTAAATTACTATGATTGATTCTATAATGTTAGTTGATGATGAAGATTTGTTTCATTTAGTGTTTGAGGACGCGTGTAGCTTATTAGATATAACACTATCCCTAAGGGCTATTAATAGTGCAGACGGTGCAGAAAAAATGTTTAAAAAATGGTTTGATGGAATAGAGAAACATGAAAAACCGTCATGCGTTTTTGTAGATTTAAATATGATAGGTTCCTCCTTCGATGGAATAGAATTAATTAGACGTATTAATTTTAACTATGGAAATCATGTAGTCGTAGGAATAATATCATCGAGCGACGAGGAGGAAGAACAGGCAAGAGCAATAAGCGCAGGTGCTCAATTTTGGATAATTAAATCTGACGAAATAGAGCCTAGATTAGAAGATTTTCTTAAAGACTATCCGGGTTACGTAGATAGAACAAATTCTTTTAAGATATACAAATGATGAAAATAACTTTTTGTAAAGAAACCAAGGAAAAGCTTTTACAAGTAGGAAAAGAAAAAAGCATATACATAGAAGGTAATGTTTTAAAATTGATAGATTCTGAAAATGATAAAAACTTAGAAGAGTATGTAAAAAAAGCAACTAATTTACAAAAAGAAAAACAAAGAAAACGTTTAGACATAACTAAGCAAGTTCAAGCTCAAAATAAGCAATTAAAAAGCGCAACGCAAAGTGTAGAAAAAGCAAATTCTAAATTAGAAAACGCTCTAAAAACAGCCGAGCATTCTAAACAAAATGCATTAAAAGACTTAGACATTCTTCAAAAAAAGACACAATTTGAACTAGTAACTGTCATAGTAAAAATAGCACTGGCTATTATAATAGGAGTAGGTTTATTTACAACAATCCTTTATATGTTTTCTATATATTATGATAAAGAAACACAGCTAATAGGAAACACGTGGAGCAACATGTTTGGTATACTATTAACAAATGCATTTAGTATAATAGGTACAATAATGGGTGTAAAATACGCTACAGGAAATAAAGGTAAATCTAGTTCTAATTCTAACTCTAATTGTAAAGATTGTAATTAAATATCTAATTCAAAATCATCTGAACTTAACATATCTTCTGCATCTGATGGTATGTCTAAATCAGAATCTTTAGCGTATTCTTTGCTAAATAATCCCTCTTCTATTTCTTTACTGTATTTTATAAAGAAGGGATATAATAAATCTGTAACACTTATTTGTCTTGTAAATCCGCCATGTTGACTCATTGTCCATGAAGTATAGAAATCAAGAGCATTTCTTATTTCATTTTTGTTATTTTCCAAATAATTAGAAATAAGATTAGCACCATCTTTCATTTTTCCAAGAGCAGTTGCCTCTACACCAACTCTTTTAAGTTCAAACAATGGTTTTAATATATTGTTTTCTTTATTTTCAAAGAGTTTTATATGTTTCATATGTCTATTTCGTCATCTTCCTCGTTAGGGTTATATGGAGCGGGGTTGTCCATGTCAAAATCAAAATCTAACATGTCTTCAAAATCGTCTCTCATTTGAGCTCCAGGTTCTTCAATTGCTTTTTCCATTTCTTTATTAATGTCATTTACATCACCTGTTAATATAAACTCTGCGAAATTTTTAAGTGCTTTCATTTTTCCATGAACTTTTACAATGTCTTCTATTGAAGCGAGTTCTTCCATGTTTCTAACATACATTGCATCATGAAGTTCTTTTTGTGAAGCATGTCCATAGTCTCCATTCAATTTAAGATATTTCAAGAATTTTTCATAATATTTAATAATATTATCCATTACATTAGGTTCTTCATGTATAACTTTAGATAGATTGGCTAATTCTGTTGGATCTGCATCATCTTGTAATATTAAACTTGCATATTTTTCAGCAGCTTGCTTTTTTCTTTTACCAAAAATAGAAGAAAGAATTTTTTCAAATCTTTCAGCAAAATCATCTATAAAAGTGTAAGCTGTTACTTGTCTAGATTTTACACGTTCTCTTTTTTTAGCCCTTGCTTTTCCAATTGGAACATCGTGCCAATCAAATCCTTTACCGGGTCCTAATTGTCTTTTTTCTCTTTCGGTTCCAACTGTTTCAGTATCTAATACGTAAACGTCTATTTTACCATCTGCTGCGGTTGGATAATCTTTAAAATCATTTCTATACATTCTTTCTCCAGTTTCTGGATTTGCAGGATATGTTATTTTGCCTTGAAAAGCAGCCCAGTCTCTAAGTATTTTACCATCTTTTCCCATGGTAATAACTCTATATTTTTTTCCTCTTCCAGCTCCTCTATCGTCAAATGCACTTTCTTTATTATAAATGTAGTCATATCTAGGATCTTCTCCTGCGTATTTTCCACCTGGCTCAGGGACAGCTAGAAGAATACTATGATCTCCCCATGGTTTTTCTGCAAGCCAACCTGGTTGTTTAGCTGGATACGTTCCATATTGATTACCTAGCAATTGAGTTTTTCTCATTCTAAAATGTTCTATTATTTCTACTTCATGACTAGGTCTATTTCCGCCTATAGGAGGAAGTTCTGCTCCTCTTTGTCTAGCTGTTGCATATGCAAAAGGGCTAATTTTTTCTATAGTATCAGGTAGGCTATGTATTACTCTAATTAGTTTTTTAGGCAATCCTAACTTAGAAAGAGTACTTGCCATTTCATTTATGCTAAAACTATTAAAGTCTTTAAGATAATTTTTCATTTATAAAAACCTTTTTTATTATTTATACGCGTAATTCATTTAAAATAATATATTAATTTAAGATAAATAAAATAAAAATAATGAACATGATAACATCTTTTAAATTGTTTGAAAGCGTATCCGATTTAGATAAACTAGAAGAAAAAGATCAAGCTATTTTATTCACAGACGTCAAGGGTAGTTCTAAACTTTGGAACTTACATAAAGATGGAATGTTTGACGCTCTTAAAGAACATGAAAAAAGAATGGAAACAATAGTTCCAAAGCACGGTGGAGATATTATAAAAACAATAGGCGATAGCTATATGTTAGGCTGGGATGGAAAAGATTCATTATATAAAGCCATTTTAGCGGGCATAGAAATACAAAAAAATCTTTATAAAAAACCCATTAAGATAAAAGGAAAACCTTTAACTATTAGAATGGGAATATCATGGGGTCCTTTATATAAAAAGAAAGTAAATATTCAAAATAAAAAATTATGGGATTATTTTGGAAATACGGTAAACACTGCATCTAGAATGGAATCAACTGTATCTGAATCTGGTGAAATGGCTTTTAGTTTTACAGAAAGTTTAGATAAATTACAAGAAGAAAAAATAGTAAAGTATTTAAACGATAGTAAATATAAAATGGAAATTATAGACTATAGACATAAATGTTATTCTGGAAAAAGAAAAAGATCTGGAAGAATGTTATCTGAACTTCAATTGCATACCTGTGAACCATTGAGTAAACTAAAAGGAGTAGGCAAAGTAACAGCCTATGTAGTTAAGGATATTTCATAGTTTTTCTAACTTTATAATAACCTTGGGGTTAACAATTTTTTCTATAGTAAAATTATTATCTATGGAAGATTGTATAATAGAAGCCTGGCTTTTAGAATCTATAAATCCTTCAATTACTCTACCATCCATAGTTGAACCGGTGCCCATTGATAATTTAGAATTTTTTTCTATGCTTATACCATTGTCGAACCTTATCTCTATTGCATTAGGACCCTTCTCGTGAACTATTTTAGTTGAACCAAATTTCCAATTATTACTAGTTATAATATTAAATACATGCTTCCCTAAGTGACCTTTACATGAAATAGTGTCAGGTATATTATTGTTGTATTCTTTAAATAATAAGTCCATTCTATATAAGAGATATTTTTTTAGCTCTCTTTCAAATAATGAGTCTTTTACTAATGGAACCTTTAATACCTGCATTTTAATTTTTTAATATGTAATTTACTAGAGAATTTACTTTATTTTGTAAAGCAATAGACTCTAAAAAGACATTCATTGGGGTACCATCTTTGCATTTAAATTGTACCATTTCACAGGCGCTTATAGTAAAACTCCAACTAACGCTATTACATTTTTCATTTGATTTAAGCCTATACTTTTTTATATCGTGGGAAACTACTGAATGATGATATACAAAAGCTTCCTTTTCATAATAATTAGAAGAGCAATTTAAAGTTTTTATAAAAACATCGTATATGGCTTCAGATTTACTTGACTTTATTTTTTGATTAGTCTTTTTGCCACTCATCTGCTTCTTTTTTACTAGCATATCCAATGGGTGTTTTACATATTTTACAAACTCTCCTTAAACCTCCTGAATCTAGTTTACTATTTGCTATAAGCTTTACGTCATGTCCATCTTTATGATTACACATAGATACCACCTCGTCTAATTCTTTAAATAGTTCCTGTATACTGTTTCGTATTTCAGAAACTCTTTTTGAAATAAATTCGTTGTCTGCCAAGTTTTCTTGATTATTTAAATCAACCTCTTGTTTATTTATATCGTCGTGGTATATTAATTCTTGCATTATTCTACTATTCCCATTATTTTAGATTCGGCGACTCCTGACACTGAAAATTCTGACATTCCTTCTCCAAATTTAGTATTTAATTTTTCTTCAACTTCAGTAACGGATTCAGCTGAAACTAAATATTCTTCTTTGGTGGTTTGTATTTTACCGTTATTGTCGTTTATAGATTCAAATTTAACTTTTGCTACCCAATACATATTTTATTCTTTTTTTTAATTTATAATTTAAATTACTTATTATTCCTTTTAATCCTAATTCTTTTATTCTATATAAAAATTGACATAATTCATACACAATAAATACGTACTTTTTATTTTCATATATGACCCAGTTTATAAAAAATGAATTTGTATAATTTCCTACTATAAAAGCGTCATATTTACGATATTTTTTTATGAATTTATCATGACCTATTTTTAAATACTCTTTTTTTAAAAAGTTTTTCTTTGCCGGTATGTGTTTTTTATTAAAGCTCATGTGGAAAAACGTGTTCAAAAGTTTTTTCATCATTAGAAACTGCTCTCCCTTCCATTTTTTCCCAGTCTCTATCTGTTCTAACTATAGAATTAGTAGTGCTTGCACCAAATAAAGTAGGCAACGATGCGCCTAATTGATCTGCTAAACTTAAAATAGCTGCCATGTCTTTAGGGAAACAATGACCTCCATAGCCAAAATCTCCATCGGGACCTGGTACTAATGTATGAGATTTTCCTATTCTTGGATCTAACAGTGTAGCGTCTACAACAGAGTCAAATTTTATTTTTTGAGAAACAGCTAAATTTTCTGAGTTATTAATGGACTCTGTTAATTTATACATGTCATTAAAAAAACTTACTTTTGTTGCTAAAAATAAATTTGTCATATATTTAGTAAGTTCAGCTTCAGCTGTATTTAACACAGCTATTTCTGCATCTGGAAAAGCATCTTTAAAAACCTTTGTTACAGGTTTAATATGTTCTGCCCAATCTATACCTAAAATTATTCTATTTTGATTTTTAAAATCTTCAATTGAATTAGCTTCTGTTAAAAATTCAGGACTAAAAACAATACCTATGTTTTTATATTTTTTATTAAAGGATTCAGTTGTACCTGGTGGTATTGTTGATTTAATTATAACAATTGTGTTTTTTGAAAAATTATTACTAGTGTATGTGGAATTATTTATTTCAGTAAGAACATTTTCTACTATACCAGTGTTGCATTTTCCAGTAGCATACATAGGAGTAGGTACGCACACAAATATTATATCACAATTATCCACTAATAGTGGAATATCAGTAGGTTTATATTCATCTTTTGTACTAAATATTCCACATTTAGAATCATCTAAATCATATGCGTAAATTGTTTTAGATTCTTTTAATTTTTCTTTAACGGCCGTTCCTACAAATCCCTGACCTACTATTCCAATATTTTTATTTTCTAACTTCATTTAAATTAAGATTTTGTAATATATTTTATTATACCGGAATTTAATAGACGGTTTTAAAATAAACTAAATAAAAAAAGGGAATTGTAAAATTCCCTTAGTTTAAAATAATTAAATTTTAATATTAATCTATACTAATGTTTCTTTTTTTAGCCTTTGCTTTATTTGGAATACTAATTGTTAATATTCCGTTTTCAAGTTTTGCGTTAATATTTTTACTATCTAGATTATCAGATAATTTAAATGCTCTTTTCAATGGTATTTTCCATTTATTTTCTTTAAATTTTTCATTAGTTTCTATTAATAAATCTTCACTATCCGATGTAATATTTAATTCATCTCTAGTATACCCTGGAAGAATCATTTCTACTTCTATTGAATTTTCAAGTTTAGTAGTTTCATAGAAAAAAGAAGGTATTTTATTATTATAAAAAGCCTCATCTGCTATTGAAAAGAAATTTTTTAAAAGATTTGTTTGTCTCATTTGTTTATTGTTTTTAATGTATACTCTGCAAAAAATGTGCCATTAAATTAAATTGGAAATTATGTCATTTATTTTATTTAAGATATGACATATGTGCAAAAAACTAGTCTTTGTTATCTACTTTAGTTGATAATATGTCATCAAAAGAATCTGGCAACAGGTTTATTTTACCATTAGATCTTTTCTTTAGAAAATAAGCAAAGACGGTATACATTGTTGAGGAACCAGGTATGGGAGTTGCTAACATTACGATTGCATATGGAAGAAGTTTGGGTATGTCTTTTAATTGATTTAATGCTTCATCTAATTCTTCTTTTGTAGGAACATCTTTTCTAGTTTTTAAATTTAATTTTTTACGAAGCTGTCTGTTAAAAACACTTAGCATGTCAGTTGTTTCTGTTCCTTCCTTTTTAAAGGCGTTTATAACATTTTTAGATATATCCTTTACCCTCTTTGCTTTATTTACTACAAAGCTTTTAAATGTTTTATATTTAGATTGATTAGAATATTCTTCAAGTAATACTTCATAATAATCATTATACTTGAATGAATTATACAGTGATACGTATTTATTCCTCGTTTTCATTTTCTTCATTTTCACAAGAGTCTGATATAAAAATAGGCATTCCTTTTAGCTGTTCATTAACACATTTCCAACAGGTGACCGCAGTTGCTTCAAGTCCTACGTTATTTACAGTTTCGCCGCATATTTTACAATCTAAGTCTTTTCTATTATATGATGTTTTCATATTGATAATTTTATGTCTTTATTTCCATTCCTGTCAAACCAACCTGCTTTTGTTTCAACTGCATATTGAAAGGGTTTATTACATTTAAAAGTTTTTGGGTAACTATTATTAGGCATAGTTTGATTGCCTACTAGTTCTTTATTTGAATTAAAGAAGAGTATGTCTAATGGGAAATTTACATTTTTCATCCAGAAAGATGAAAGGCATTCGCTAGGGTATACAAATAATATTCCTTCTTTATCAGAAGGTTCTTCTTTTACATTTTGATACCCGATAGAATGAGATTTAGGAGTAGAGGCTACTTTTAATTTAATAGAATTTTCTCCAATATTACAGTCAATAATCTTATTATCTATTGTAGATTGTTTACAATAGTTTTCAAATAAGGGAATTGATGTTATTTTATTAGAGTCCATTTATAAAGCTAAATAAGCACAAACAGCTAATTAAAAATAATTGATTAGCTATCTGTGCCTTTAATTTTTTTGTATAAAAACTTAGCTATAATTAAATTTCTTCGTCTGCTTCTTCTTCCTCTTCTTCGCCTTCGCCTTCCTCTTCTTCACCTTCTTCTTCTTCCTCTTCGCCTTCTTCCTCTTCTTCTTCTCCGCCTTCTAATGCAGATAGTCTTTCTTCAAGGTCGTCAACGATAGCTTTAAGGTCTTCCATAGTAAGCTCTTCCTCTTCTTCATCTCCTTCTTCGTCCATGTCTAGATCTGGATCTTCTTCCATGTTATCTTCCATATCTTCTTCAGGCGCTTCTGAATAAGCATCCATGCTCATTGCGAATTCGTTATCCATTTCTTCCATTTCATTTAATTTATTCTTCATGAAAGAATTAAAGTTAGCAATTTTTCTTTTCATTTTACTAATGTTTATTTTATTTATATATCTGCTTTATTTAACAAAAAACAAAAAATTATTATTTAGTGTCATTTGTTTTTTCTTTAGGAGATAGGTCAGCTATTTCTTTATCAACTTGCTTTAATTGAGCAATAGCTTGTTGTAAAGCAAAAAACATACCTAAAGAATTTTGAGCAGAATGAGAATTTTTACCATTTATTTTATTTAAGAAAAACGCAATAGACTCAATAGAGTCATTTTTTAATGGAACTTTTTGAGTTTCTTTATTTTTAGGGTCCATTGTGGATAGGGCAGCTTCTAACCCTAACATTAGAATAGTTAATAGATAAGCCTGATTAGGTCCTTCCCACGGAATATCGTTTTTAAAAGTATTTCTAATTTTTTTAAAATCAGAATAGCTAATATCTAAAGATATACTCCCGTTTTTTCTAAAATCCCTTAATTTTTCTAAAGTTTCTTCGGGTGTTAGTTTTTTTTCTTCTTTTGGTTGATCTTCCGTTTTTTCAACAGGTTTAGTTGCTTCAACTTTTTCCTCAACGGGTTTTGAATCTTCTTTAACTTGTGTCATAATTAAACTTTTATTTTATTATACCTAGCTACTGTGTATAGTTTTAATAAATTACTTTTTAGCTGCTGCTAATTTTTGTTTAACCATTGAAACATAAGGCCCTGTACCAGTCATTGCTGCCCAATAACAACCTACTATTTGTTCCATATCTGATTCAAGTTCGTCTGCTATAACATCTTCGTAAAAATTGCTTCCTGCGTAAGCGGCTTGATATTCTTTTTGTACGTCTATTGCGGTTTGTTTATCCATACTTAATATCATTAAAGCTATTGCCATTTCATCAGAATTATCTGTCCATCCATCCATTGCATCATATAACATAGTTGCTAATTCTTTAGCGGCAAATTGTTTGTATTGACGCATTGCTTTAGCGGGGTCTGCATTAGTTTGATCATAATATCCTAATAACTCAGTAGGGTTGTATGGATTAAACATATCATCCATTTGTTCATCTTCGCCTGCTATACCTTCTAAATTTCCAGTTTCACCTTTTTGAAGAACTCCAACTAAACCTGCTGCTGTAGCTAATTTAGTAGCAGTTTTCATTGTAATTCCACCTGGTTTACCTGCTTGCACCATAAGCGTATCAAGACTTGCAGAAAAGCCACCTGCTGCGTTTTGTCCTTTTGCACCTATGTTTCTAACCTGTACCATCCAGTTACCGGCTTTATTTTTAAAATACTTTACTATTTTAACGGTTGATTCTTTACCATTTTTAGCAATCCAGTTTAGTTCTTTTCCTACGGGCATTACCTTTTTAGCGTGAGTAAGCTTTGCTGATTTAGACATTGCATTCCAACCTTTTATCATTGGTTTGGTTATTCTTTGAAAGGTTTTTCCTGATTTTATTGCTTTACCAATAGCTTTAGTTTTTTGAGCAGCCTTAGTCATTCTTTTTGATTTACCAACTGCGCTTACTACCCTTTTTGTAGCTTTTCCGCCAGCCATTGCTGCTCTACCTATTCCAGAAGCAGCCAAGGAGCCTCCTAATGTAGGAATAGCTAATACTAATAATCCTAAATCAGTAAACACTGTTCCCCAACTAATTCCCCTTATAATTGATTTAGGAATAGGTCTTTTAGCAAGGGCCATTGCACATGCTTCGGCTCTTCCATCAAAATCGCCATCTATCCACTGATCAAGGGTTTCTCCCTCGTATTTTGTTCCAAATACTTTTGAGTTAAATATATCAAATACTCTTTGAACACCTCTAGCTGATACATTTCTAGATGCTAAATCCATGTGAATAGCTGCTAGTGAAGAGGCAAACATGTCTTCATATGTTCCCATTCCATCCATTGATTTATAAACATAACCAGCAATTGTTGAAAGGTTTAAGTCCCCTAATAATGTTTTTTCATTTTCTATTGATAATATTACTTTAGGAGAACCTTCGTCTGTTCTGTCTATGGTTAAAGAAAGTTCATCTCCAGGTTTTACTTTATATTTAGATCCGTCTAAAGAAATATAGGCTTCTTCCATTTTACCATCAGCTACTTTTTGATATAGTTCATTTATTTCAGCTAATAGGTTTTTATTAGAATCTAAATATTGTTTCAATCTTTCTTTTGCGTCATCTGAAAAAACAGTCACTGTTGCGTTTTGTTCATTCAGAATTTGACCATAGTTAGAATACCAAGTTGGAAGTGTATTTTTTTTGTATAACATTTGACTCATTTTTATTTTTAATTTGCGACGGCTACATTTACTGTAGGCTGTTCTTCATCAGTAGCAACTTCTTCTTGATATATTTTATTACCGTCTGTGTAAAATAATATATCTTTAATAGTCCAGTCAGCTCCGTTTGGATATTTTGCTTCAAATTCGGCTATTAATTGTCTTAAATAAGCTTCATCAGTATAAATTCTTTTAAAAAATTCAATATCTTTAGCATTTGTTATTGCTGAAGAAGTTCCATCTGCGTTTTTCCAAAAAGGCTCACCGTCTTTTAAATATACCCAACCTTCATTAGATCCATCTTTTGCTTTAGCGTAAAACTCTAGTTGACCATTATCGCCTTCATCTATTGTTATAATGTATAGCTTACCGTCTGCGCCGCTCTGATATTCAAACTGCTTACCTATTAAATCAGAATTTGGTAGTGGTATTTCATCTACTATATCATTATTTTCTTCATTGTCTATTTCTTGATTAGTATTTTCTTGATTATCTTGATCATCAACTTTTCCATCGTTTTCATTTTCAACAGGAACTTCGGTATTTGAAAGTATGCTTTGATTTTTAGCTATACCTGAATCAATCGTCATTAAATCTTTTGCATTAATAAAAGTAACATTTGTTAGGTCAGCTAATTCAGCGCCGTCTGTAGCGTTTTGAGTTTGCTTAGCTATCATAGCTTCTTTATTTAATATTGTAAATTGCAATTTTTGGCGCCTATCAGTATCTACTCTAACAGAATAAGCTATTATATTTTTTTGAAAAAATACATCATCTAATTTTCCATATTGATTTGTAAATGAATTTTCTCCATTTAAAAATTCTAAAAGGGCATTTGATCCATTTTGAGTTAAATTTGAATTAGCATCTAACCAATCATAATCATTAACTAACTTTACAATAAAATTTGTTGAATCCTGTGCTTTCCAAACTACTTTATGTCTAGTACCTTGAGAATCCGTGTATACTTCTTTTCCTTTTACTCCTCTTATTTTGTCGTCACTTGCATTTGGATTCATTTGAGAGTCTGCTTGCTTTAACGCTTTCTTTTCTCTACGTTTTTCTCTAGCTCTTTTAAATAGTTGTTCATCTACGTGATTATCTTGTTTATCAAAATCACTAAAGCTTTTTATAGTCTTCATGTAATGAAATGTATTTTATTTTATATATACGACAAATAAATAAAAAAAAATAGCCTTTTAAAGAACTATGAACATCAGATCATTTAATGAATATGAAAAGTATATAAACGGTGAAGAAAAGGATATAGTTAATAAAGTTTATATTTTAATAAACGATGAAGCTAATTATAAATCTCCTTTTTCTAAAATAGAATCATTAAACGAGGCCTCAAATATGCCTGTGTTAATATGTAATGATTTTAGAATTACTAGGCTAAATGAATCAAACAATTACACAGTATACAATTCCTTTAATTTTAGAAAAGGTTATAATCACCTTAACAAATATGTAGGGGAGTCTTTTATTCCAAAAGTAGTTAAGAATAGAAACAACGTTAAACGTTTAAAGTTTCCAATAATAGCAACTGGTAAAAACGGATCTAATACGTATAATTCTTTGTATAAATTTAAAAAATCTGAAAATAGTTATGATAAGTTTCAAGAAAAGATAAACCCTAAAACAAGATACAAAATATTAATGTTTAATAATGATTTAGTTTCTGTTCATGAAAACATAAACAATCAAAACTTTGAAGTTGTTCCGTCTAAAAAATTAAGTAGGGCAATAAAACACATAAATAATAAAGTGTCAGAAGGTCATAAATTTGACGCATATTGTCTTACTATATACGAATCAGATTTAGGTAAATATTACTTAAAAAGTATAAACAAATGTAATAGCTTAGACGAAAAACAATCGTATCAATTGTATATAAAAATTTATGAACACCATTATGGATACAATATACCTACATGGTTTAAAAATAAAGTAAGGAGTATAAATGTTAATAATTAAAGTAATAAATGGAAAAATAGAATACGCATTAAAAAAGTATAAAAAGAAAGCCAAGGATACTAAAATTCATAAAGAATTAAAAAATAGAATGACATATACTAAAAACTCTGAGCGAAAAAGAAATATTAAAAATAAAGCTATAAGAAAAAACAATTATGAAAAATAGAATAAAATCATTTAGTGAATACACTGGTATAAATCCAATTTCTGAAAATTTACAATACCATATAGATAATTCAATATCTATTGTCGAAACAGTATTTAGACCAGGAAGCCATTCTCACATAGAAATTCTTAAAGAGGCTAGGGAACTTTACTCTTTAGGTAAACTAAAATTAGGTTACGATGACGCAATTCTTTTTGATGAAACCGATTTAGGTAAAGTAGGAGTATACGAAGGACATACGGTTCCACTCGATTTACCTTTAGAAGATTTTATTTTAAATGAAGCTAAATATAAAGGCAGGGAAGTTAAACTTAATTATCCAACGCGAGGAGGATCTAAAAAATTTAAAGTATATGTTAGAAATCCTAAAACTGGAAATGTTAAAATGTTACAGATAGGAGATACAACAGGACTAAAAGCCAAAGTAAGTGATCCTAAAGCTAGAAAAAGTTTTGCTGCTCGTCATAAATGTAGCACTAAAAAAGATAAAACAAAAGCAGGATATTGGTCTTGTAGAATTAACAAATACGCCCATCTTTGGGGAGGAAAAACATATCCAGGATACTGGTAAATATATATATGAACCCATATACTGAACATACAATAGAAAATGACGTTGTTATTAGAACATTTAAAGAATCTACTGATTCAGAAGATTTTAAATGGCATAGAGACCTAGAAGATAGGGAAATAGAAGCTTTAAACAATAACAACTGGCAAATTCAATTAGAAGATGAATTACCAAAAAACGTAAATCCCGGGGAAACTTTAACTATTCCAAAAGGAATTTGGCATAGGGTTATAAAGGGAACAGGAATAGCGATATATAAAATAAAGAAAGATTAAAATGGCACATCATGAGCAAGAAAATTATATGTTTTTTAAAAACCTAGAACAAATTATGAGACAAACAACTATGTTGTATCAAATGGATCATAGTATGTTGGATAAAATTTTACAACACGGACATGATTGGGCAGACGATCATGTGTCAGTGGCTAAAGAAAATATGGATCAGGTTTTTGATTTTATAATGAATAAAACAAAAACAGTTCCGGTTCCTGCCCAACAAGAAGAACCTAAAGAACTTGATTTTATTACTATAGAAAGTGAAGTAATTGATTTTAATAGTTTTATAAAAATAAATGAAACTAAATCAAATAAAAAATAAAAAGAAATGAAACTATTAAATTTTAAAAATTTTGTTCTAAACGAGAAAAAAAGATTGAAGTTTCATCATTCAGATGCACCTGATGCAAATGGAAAGTTTAAAGAATTAGGTATAAAAGCACTTGCTGATTGGCTAATTAAAACTAGAAATAGTGATATGAGAAAGATAACAGGAAGCTTAAACCAACAAATAAACTTTAATAAAAAAAGTAACCCTACCTATGCTAAAAAAATGGAAAAAGTTAGGGAAAAAGTAAAAAAGATTTTAAATAAAAAAAAGAAATAGAAAATGAATAAGCCTATAAAAAGTTATACTGAATATTTAAAAGAAGAGCATCCTTCTGAATATAAAGCGCCTAAGGGTAGTAAAAGAGATACTTTATTGAAAAAAGTTCAAAAGTTATTAAAAGGTTCTGAAGCCGATAAAAAGAAAGCTTATGAAATTAGGGATAAGATGGAGGCAGATGAAAGAGAAAAAACTAATGAAACAATAGACCCAAAAGTAGATTTAACAGAATTTGCGGAAAAAAGAGGTGATAGTGCAAAAAACACAGTAAGTAGCTCTAAAGAAAAAGGAGGTTTTTCTATGCTTTCGTATGATCATTTTAAAGTTAAAATACCATATTATGAAAAAGCGGCTAAAGGAAACTTTGATATGTCAAACTTTAAAGACGAGTATGATGACTTAATAAACGAATTAGTTGAGTCAACTTCTAAAGACATGGACATTACTCAAAAGAAATTTCAAGAAATAGTAGGTAAAATAGAAGTATTAGGAGAACTTTGCATAAGAAATAAAGATACTGAACCTATTAATGAAGCTAAAAAAGCAAAGAAAAAGAAAAAGAAAAAAACTTTAAGTAAAGCAACTGAAGCAAAAATAAGAAAGGTTGCAAATAAAAAAGGATATACTTTTGGAAGTTTAAAAGCCGAATACATTAAAGGACTAGGAGCATTTTATAGTTCAGGGTCTAGACCAGGCATGACTGCACACGGATGGGCAATGGCAAGAGTAAACAAAGCTACGCCTAGTAAACCCTGGGCAAACGTTAAAAAAAGTAAAGCTAAAAAGTGAAATCGTTTAAAAGCTTGAAATCTGTGTTAAACGAAGAGTGGAAAGATGTAGATGATTCTATTGAAAATAAAGTAGCAGGCGTATGTATAATACATGATAATAAAATTTTACTAGTTCATCCAACTAACGCCAGTTGGCAAAAAAGAACATTAGGAATACCTAAAGGAAAAGTAGAAAAAGGAGAAGACGTTTTAACAGGATCTATTAGAGAACTTAAAGAAGAAACAGGAATAGAATTAAATGCTTCCATACTTTCAAAGTCTGAGCCATACGTATGTGATTTATATGATAAAAATGGAAATGTTGAAAAGCAATTAATTTATTTTTTACACAAAATAGAAGATTTATCTGAAATAAAGATGAATAGTTTAAGAATACCTAAAAATCAGTTACAAGCAGAAGAAGTTGACTGGGCAGGTTTTTTAACAGCTGAAGAGGCTTACCCTAAGATAAGTGAATGGCAGTTGATAATATTAGATCGCCATTTAAATAAATAAAATTATATAATATTATGAGGTCTTTTAGAGAAATATTAAGCGAAGCCGCTATTAATGGAGATCCTGATCAAATGGCTGTTCCATATGCAGATACGCTTGCTAAAAACGTAAATGTAAGGGAAATACCATCTGGATCAAACAGAAGTAAAGAAATAGATAGATATTTTGATTTAGTAGGATTAGATAATAGAGCAATGGGTAATAAAGGATACCCATGGTGTGCAGCTTTTGTATACGCTATGTTTGATGATTTTTGTAAAGAAATGGGAGTTAAGAATCCTGTAGTGAGAACTGCCGGTGTTCTTAAGCACTGGAATAGGGCTGATGCTTCTTTAAAAATACCTATTTCTAAAGCTAGATCTAATCCAAGTTTAGTAAAACCCGGGCAAGTATTTATTCAAAGTCGTAAAGGTGGAGGCCATACTGGTATAGTTACGGCTGTTGATTCTAAAAATAAAACATTTACCACTATTGAAGGAAATACTAATGATAAACTATCCGGAGAAGGGCACAGAGTTGGAAGAAATACTAGAAAAATGTCACAGGGTAGTTTATTAGGTTTTATAGATTATTTTAAAGGTCATAGAAATGATAAATTTGAACAAACGGTTGCAAAAACGGTTGCGAATGCAAAAACTGATTTTTCTTCAGAGGAATATGTTGGAGGACTTTCTAAAAATGACATAAAAGATATACAAAGTGCCCTTAAAAAAGCAGGATATGATCTGGGAAATTTTGGACCAAATAAAGATGGAGTAGACGGAGAACTTGGAACAAAAACAAACAATGCAATAGCAGATTGGAAATCTAAAAACAATATAAAATCAGACGCTCCGATAGATAAGAGCCTTTTGGCATCTATAACTAAGGGAGTTAAATATGTTCCATCTAAGTCAAGTAGTAAAGGAGGTTCTACTTCAACAAATACCGTAGGAGTAACAGTAGGTTCACCTGATAAATTCATAGAAAAATTAGCAAATATTACTATACCGACCTTGCTTCCTGGAAGTATACTAAAAGTAGATAATAAAGATATATCTACTAGCTCAGACTTTATAATTAAAAGAGCTGTTATAGAACATAAAAATTCAATTAGTAAATTTTCAGATATGATACTTGAAAAAGGAGGACTTAAAAGATTTGCAAATAAAATAAAAGATATAAAGCAAGCTAGCGATACTAGATTAGCTGATATGTATAGGGATGGCAGAGTAAAATCTAGTCCAATAGACGGAACAGGTCCATCGGATAATATTTTAAGCGCGCCTGACAGTGGCCCAGGTAAAACTAGCACAGAACCGGCTTCGAAGCCTCAAGTAGATATAGTTTATAATAAAAAGTTAAATAAATTTTATTTAAAACCATATAATAAATCAGGCTCTGACAAATTAGGAACTAATAATGCAATTGAATTAAGCCCTGAAGATGCTAAGTTTGTTCAAAATATATTTAAAGAAGCGGGACAGACGAGTACTAACTCAACTGACACATCAACATCAACTAATCTGAATGGAAAAGTTACACATAAATACACTGGAACTAGAGCTAAAAATATTAATGTACTGATCAATAAGGCTAAGTCTTTAGGTATTACCAATCCACATAGTTTAATAGGAATGCTGACTGTTATTGGAAAAGAAACACATTTTAAACCAAAATCAGAATATTCATACAGTGGAACAAGCAATGCTAGATTAAGAGATTTATTTAGCGGGCCTTTAAAACACCTAACTGACTCAGAATTAAGTAAACTAAAGATGAATGATGTTGCTTTTTATGATGTAATATATGGACACATAGGTGTAAAAAATGGGTATCATACTTGGAACAATAAAAAGAACGATCCAGTTTTACCCGGGGACGGATATAAGTATAGAGGAAGAGGTTTTAATGGAATAACATTTAAACAACAATACAAACAATGGGCAAAAGACACGGGCTTAGATTTAGTAAACAATCCTGACTTATTAAATAATGTAGATACTGCAGCTGAAGTAGCAATTAAATATTTCATAAATTCATTTAAAAAAGCAGGGATAGATATAAATGGCTTTGCTAATAACCAGGATGCTATTGCTAAATATGCTGGAGCAAATGCAGGTTGGGGGAATAGTCCAAATAGAGCAATAGCAAGTGCTAATAAAATTTTACCTAATTTTAATATAGCTTAATTTTAAATAATATATAATAAAAAATATTATATAAAATGGCTAAAGTTAGATCAATAGGCGCGCTTGATAAAACTAAATTAAAAAGAAAGGGTGTTCATGCTAAATGTAAAACTTCAAATAGTAAAAAATCAAAGCATTATAAGAAAAGATATAGAGGACAGGGCAGATAATTAAATATCTAAGCCTCCTCTATCTATTTTTGAAAATTTTTCAAGATCTTTAAAGGAATCAGATGATTTAATCTTGTCTTTCTTTTTATCTCTCATTACATTCCAAATAGATGGTTTCATTTTCATGTGATTTATAACAATATAATGAACTACCTCAGGGTCTGCTCCTATTTCACTTATCCAATTAGAGTATTTTTTAACAAGTTCAGCGCTAACTATTTCATGACCATGTGCAGTAGGTTGACCTGTTTTAGGGCTTATTTCATATGTATCTAGTTTTCCTAAATCATGAAAAAAAGCGGCCATAGCAATATCTATATTGCCTGGATAATGCTCAACTGCTCTTTTAAAAACAGTTATTATGTGCTTTAATGTATTTCCTTCAGGGTGCCATTTTGGGTTTTGAGCAACTTTTTTCAAAGACATTGCTATTTGAACTAATTCGCCCGGGGCCCTGAGTAATAAATCCTTAAAGTTCATCCCTACTTCTTCAGATTCCCATATTTTTATGGGTTTTATATAGTTTACAGATTTCATAAAGTAAAAGGCTTGATATACTTTAAGTTTTTAGAATATTGTTTACTTTCAAGAGCTTTTGCTCCACTGTTTTGTATACCCATTATTTTATTATATTCTTCATCAGATATTGCATGTTCTGTGTAAACATCTATCATTTCTTGTTCATTTTCCTCTTTTGCTCTAGCATATATATAAGATGGAAAACTAGGAAGACCCATTCTTTTAGCGTTATAATCTAAATGCCGCTGTAAATCGTAAACTAAATCACCTTCATCTAATTCTGTTTCAGGTCTATCTTTAAGTTGTTGATCTATATAAGGAACGTCTATTACAGAACCTTTTCTTTCTTTTTCATTTTGAGCGTGTTCCTCCATTCTGTCATTTAATTCCTGTGTAGTTATTATATCACTCATTCCTTCTCTTTCAAAATCAGAGAGGGCATTTGCAGATGAACCCAGTAATTTAACAATTTGCTTAGCTATAAAAGATCCAAATTTACCTAGACCTAATCCTCTTAATATTAAGACATTTTTATTCCTTGTTAAAAATGCTCTTGCGGCTCCGCCCCGTTGAGATACAAAAGTATAAAAGTCAGCTACATCATCTGAATTTTTTAAAATTTTAGACATTGGACCATCTGGGAATTTCTTAGATATATTTGAATACTTAGCAAGGTCTTCTATTGGTATTTTTTTAACCACTTTTCCTCCTTTTTTAATAACTAATTTTTCACCTTCTTTTACTACTTTTCCTCCTGCTGCGAGAGCTTCATCCATGTATTTAAAATTCTTAGCAGCTTTTTTGCTAATTGCTTTAGCAATAGGGGCGTCTACTGTTTTTGAAAATACTAATAAATTATCTGCAATATTTTTTGCAAAGTTTGCGATTTTAGTAAAGAATCTTCTTAATGGTTTTCCAATAAAAGGAACCCAACCAACTGCTTTTCCAATAACGTCTTTTAATAAGAAAGAAACTGCGCTTGAAATACTAGATGCCACTTTAGCGGCTGATTTTTTAATATATTCTAAAAATCTTTTACTTTTACCAAAAGCTTTACCTTCTTGTTTCATTAACACCTCAGCTGATTCTTTAGCTATCCCTTTTCCAGCGCCTTTAGTTGCCAGTTTAGAAAAAGGTTTTGAAAAGGTATGAGCTACACCTTTAAATCCTTTAGCAACGTCTCCTCCAAAAGGTATCATTGCTATTAAAGATATTAATCCAAGTATCCATTTTCCTCTAAACATATAAATTATACCATTAATACAATCTGCTACCATACCTAACGGTATTCCTACTACTAAAAATGCATCTCCAACTAGACCTATAAAATCTAATACTAAATGTAATATTCCTATGGGGCTTCCTCCCTCGGTTAGAGTACTTAATAAGCTTTTTAACATACTAAGTATTCCTCCGCTAGGGGAAGGCAGTCCTCCAGAATTAGCAAGTACATTGTCTATTGCTGCTTCATCTCCACTAACAGCCGCTGCTTCTAATTCTGCTGCTTCTGCTTCATTTATTAAACGCAATTCACTTCTTAATATAGGACTTTTAAAGAAATCTTTCTCTGATAAAGATCTAATTTCAGGTATTAAATTGTTTAAATCTAAAGCTTCTTCTAAAATATGCATTTTACTTTTTAATGCATTTAGAATTTCTTGACCTTCTTTAGACTGTAATTCTTGAGTATATTGTATTGATAAATCCATTATGTATAGATAATTCTTTTATTTATATATCTATAAATAATGCTTATGGTTTTATAATTAAAAAGGCAAGTCGTCTCCGCTCCCTGACATGTCTATTTCAACAGGAGCTTCTTCAGTATTGTATTTAATTGATAATGCCTTTACATCATTAATATAAACTGTTTCATTTTCTGGATTTACCCATTCTCTAGCTTTTACTTCATAGGATACTATAATGGACTCTCCTTCTGAAAAAGAATCTATCATTGAACAATTATCCATTATTAAAGAAAATTTCACGTATTCATTTGATCCATTATAACCGGTTGTTGGTAATTGAATTACGAATTCTCTTTTTTTGAATTTTTCAGTTAATTGTACTTCATCGTATTTAACTTTTAATTTACCTGATATATTTGGCATGTTTTATAAGTTTTTTAAGTCATTTAATAATGAATCATAATCTACAGTTTCATTAGTAACATCATTAGAATTTTTTTGTAAATTTTCTTCTATAATAGCATTAGATACTTTTGGTGTACTTTCTATTGAATCAAATATACTTAATTGGTTATTATCATTAGGTACATTAGAGGATTCCTGTGCACCTATAAAACCTTTTTCTGATACTATATCTTCTAGATTTTTAATGATTTCATGTGTACATATTTCTGCGTTTGAATGCTTTTTCCAATATTCAAATGACATTTCTCTCATTTCATCTCTCATCACAGGATCATTAGATAATTTAACCATAAGATTTGAACATTTATTAAAATTAGTTTTATCAAGTCCTATTGTTCCACTATGACTATCTTCACTTACAGGGTTTCCAGTAACTCTATGTATTACATTATCGCAAAAATGTTTATGAAAAATAGGGATAGTTCCAGATGCAATTACTTCAGCATGGCAATTTTCAATATTGTTACCATACATATGAGCTTTCAAATGGTATAAATCAGACCCAAAAGCACTTTTTGCCATACGTTCCATGCAGTCTACATTTGTATAAGGAGGATATAAGTACGCTCCAGCTCCATGAATTTCTTTTCCATGCAAATCTTCTGTAAATTTTACCTCGTTTAATTCTTTTCTAGGTCTAAAATAATTTACTATTTCATTATCTTTATAAAAAGGTTTTCCATTTTTATTATCTCCTTTTTCATACAATATGCCTGCCCAACCTATACTTGCCTCTAGTCCTTCAAGTATTGTTATGTAGCCTTCTTTCATTAAATGTTGAGCATGAAAGTCCATCATTAAATTAGGTCCTTTCCAGCCAGATAGCCTACCAATCCATCTAACTGTTTTATGATCTTGCTCACTTATTGGCAGCCAGTATTTTTCTCTATGATCATCATATGTAAAACCCAATGCCATTTTTTTGAAAGGAGTATTTACGTTTTCTCTTTTTGCCCATCTTGTAAAATCAGATTCTAAAGAATGAGTCATTAAAACATCTACATTACTGCATATTTCATCAAACTTTCCATTTCTACTTAAAGACTGCATTTTATGGTCTAGTTGAATAATCGCTTTGGGTAAATTTATTCCTTTAACAAGTTTAACAAAATTAGTTTGACAATCTTCAGGATGTTTTTTAGAAGGAACAGAATATATAAGAGCCATATCGAAATTTTTATTAACTTCTGTTAGCACTTTATTCATTTCCTCTGAATTTGCGCAAGTAAACTCATCTTTGTCAAAAACCATGGTGTCTCTACGGGCCCATTTTTTATCTATTGTTGCAAATATTTTTGTATTAGGGGTTGCTTTTTGAAATTCGACTGCGCATCGAGTTACTCCACAACCTTCTACTCCTCTTCCAAGTATTATAGCTATTTTTTTCATATTTAATTATTATTTAACGTATATTTTAAGTTTTCAAAATCTGCTTCTTTAGCAATATCTACTATTTCTTCTTTACTAAATTCTTTATTTACTTCATTTATATTAAATGGTTTATTGGTAAAAACATCATACATTGAAAAAGAATCAGGTGTTTTTCCAGACATTACATGTTTTACAAAAGATATTTTTCTTAAATGATTTAAATACATTAATTCCTGTTTGACAGGCGTACCTTTATTCTTTCTTAATAAGAAAGGGTATTTAAACCATTTACCATCGGGTTGAGTTACTATAAATTCCTGTTGTATAAAAAATTCATTTTCTCTACGATTTTTAACATTTAAAACATCGCCATCTTCCATTAAATAGTTTGCTATAAGATATTGTATATTATCTGGGTTTTTAATTTTTTTTAATTCGTTAGAATTTAAAAGATTTAACTTACTTTCATCATTAAAGAATTCTTCTAATTTAATCATTTTTTTTGTTTTTATCAATGTCTATTTTTCTTATTATTTTCCATTTAAAAGGATTTCTATTTCTCGCGTATTGTTCCATGGAAAATTCTATATTGTTAGTTATAAGGTCTATTAATTCCATTTGTATTTCGTCTTCAGATGAATTTATATATGAAATTGCTATTTTATATTTATGTTTATTTTTTGTTTTCATTCATGTAGTTTTCTAAACCTTGTATATATGCAACTGCGTCTAGTAAATTATCTTTTTTATGATTATAAGATTCTCTTGAAAACTTTAATGCTATCATTGCCATAAACATTTCTTTACCCGTTATGTTTAAACCTGACATTCCATTAAAAATACTTGCTGCTCTATCCATTCCTTCGCTAAAAGGTCCATACATTCTTTCTTTTTCTTCGTCTCTATTATTGACTATATCATGAGCTTCTTCACATATAGATTTTTTTATTTTCTTTTTCATCTAGTATCCATATAATTATTAAAAACAATCCATCCGGCCCATAAAATTATGGTAATTAAAATAATTGGAGGAAAAATTATCGCAGTTACAATAAAAGCTATACCTAATATTAATTTAGATAATAATACAGCTTCTTTATTTTTATTCATAATTATCAAGTTTAAATTCTTCTGGATATTTATTTTGTAACGTCCTATTCCATCGATCCCTTTTTCTGCCATTTATAAATATCCAACCTAAATTTAGGTCGATCCATTTTATTATACTATGTAACATAACAATAGTTTAAAGATTATTATAATAATATTATACTAAAAAATATATGATAAGTTTAATTAAAGAAGTAAGACTTAATTATTCTATGTAAAAATATAGGCCACAGAAATATGTTAATCGCTCTAGTTATTCCATCAAATTCAAACCTGTCTTCTTCTGGGACTAGATACTTAACGCGCTCAACGTAAAGCTCTGTTAAAAAAGTAACTATAATACCTAATAATATATAAATTGAAATATAAATCATTTTTTTTTATTTTTTATCTAGATAAGATTTTTCCTTAATTTTCTTTTTAAGTTTAAGGTTAACTTTTTTAGATTTTAGTTTTTCTATTTCAGAAATATCCTGAGATTTATAAGATTTTGACACTCCATTAATCATTATCTGATACTCATTTATAGCGGTATTTACTCCTATTATAGTTCCTACTTTATCTTTGACAGAAACTCTTTGCCCTATTTTATAAGAACGGGTATTTTTATAATTTCCATCAAAGCTTTCGCTTATTAGACTAATTCTTTTTTTTTAAGATCGTTTTCTACAATTTCTTCTTTTAAAGAGTTTATTTTAATTTCTAATTGCTCTTTGATGTCTTCAAGTTGTCCAAAATATTTAGAATCTATTTGTCCTGATTCAATATTAGTTTTAATTTTATTAACTTCATTTTCTAATTTAGAAATATTATTTTCAATTTCTGATTTTCTAGATTCAATGTTTTTAATAGCTAATTTTTGTTCGTCTATTTTTACTTGAAATATAGAAGAAATATCGTATTTAAAGTTTTCTAAAATATAATTATGTAATTTGTATTCGTTAATATCGTTTTTCCAAACTCTTTCTACTTGATTTAACATTTCGCAAACGTGATAATCTCCTTCTAATTCCATTACTATAACCCTTTTACCTGTAGAGTTGTTAGTTAAAGTTTTTATAAATTCTAAGTTGAATATATTAGATGATTCTTTTAGTATTTTACTAACTTGAGTTTTAATAGAGTTGCTCTCAAGTGTAAGTATTTCACTGAAGTTAAATTCTTTAGGATTTTTTACAATACTTTCATTTACAAATACATCTAATTTACCAAGTTCATCTGCTGCAAATTCTAAAGTAAAGTTTTTTATTGATGTTGATTTTATTCCATGTTGAGACTTTTTAAATCCTAAATTAAAAAAAGATTCACATAAAGTATAAAAAGAATTATATTTTTCTTTTATATATGTTGCATCCATTTCATAAACCTTAGATGACTTAGACTCAGATAGCATAGATCCTTTAGTTAGGTTTTTAGTAGATATTGCAATAAATTTATTATCAATAAAACTTAAAATAGTGTTTTTACCTGTTTTTAAAGTAGGTGCAATTGTGTTTTCTATAATACATTCTGAATTTCCACTACCTAAAGTAAAAGATGAAGAATTTTTAGACTCTATCATAGCTAATCTAGAATAAAGATCTTTAAGTATTGGAAGTTCACTGTTAAGTCTATGTTTAATAGCTTCACTAGAATAAGATTCAGATATTAACATTTTACTTAATCCCTCTATATCTTTTTCGTATCCCTTTGATTTTTTCATATTGTTGATAGAATCTAATACCATTAGCTTTTCAACATTTTTGTTTATATAATCAGATATTCTAGTAATTGATTCTTTTACAACGTCATCATAAGAAAACTGTTTAAATAAATCTACAAACTTTCCATAGAATAAAAATTCAGGATTTTCCTTAATAGATTCTTCTAAAATAATTACATTTTGAAGACATATTGGGTTAGAATAGGAATCACTGGTTTTTATTTTTTCTATTTCTAAAGCTAAACCTGCTTCTTTATTCATTTCATTTATTCTATTGTTGTCTGAATATTCAAATTTATCAAACTGTTCCAATATATTTGTGATAGTGTCATTTTTTAAATGGTTGTTTAATTCTACCAATCCATTTTTTAGGGAATTATATGTCGAAGATATACCGCTATTTGTTTCTAAAGAATTTTTAGTAGATTCTATTAAAATCTTTACTAAAGAATTACTAGAAACATTGCTGTCTGATAGCGTATCAATCGTTTTGTTTATAAAAGTCTTCATCTATTAGATAATTATTTTTTTTTATTTATCTTAAATTATTTATTTAAATTCTATAAATCTATAGTATTATTTAGCATTACCCCTATTTGTTATTATCTTAGTAGGCCTTTTCATACCAAATCTATTAACTGTTGAAATAGATTTTCTAGATTTTTTATCTACATATCCGGGTATTTTTGATTTATTAGGTAAAATAGCGGGTTTTTTTCTTATAGCGTCTTCTTCAACTTTTTTATATTTTTCTAAGATTTCATTTACTTTAGTTGTTGTTTTGTTAATTGCTTCAGATTCTTCCCTTGCTTTAGCTATTGCATCATCTACTTCGTTTTGTTCAGATGTTTTTCTCCATTCACCATTATACATTAAAGTTTCAGTTCCGTCTTGTGCAACAGATGTTATATAAAAAGATCTATTACCTGATTGCAGTATTTGCTCACTATCTTTGGTGGGTATATTAAAAGATATCTCTCCAACAGATGGATTTTCTTTAGATTGATCATTTAAATTATCTATTTTTATTTTACCATTTTCTGTTTCAAAAACTGCCCTATATGTTGCGTCTCCTATATTTAAATCTAATGGAGCTGTTTTATTCTTTATTTCTGTGTAAAATTTAAATTTTAAGTAGTTATCAAATGGGGATATTACAAATCTAAGATTACCATTTTTAAACACTACTTCGTCTTTATTATCACTGCTTTTGACAGTAGCACTTTTATTTGAAACAGAAATATTCGATTTAGTGAAAAATATTGGAACATATTGAACTGAGGGAGCACTGTTTGAAGTTGAAGTAACTATACTTCCAATAGATTTAGTAACCTTTTGAGCCGGGTCTATAAAGAGTTCAGTTGCTTCAAAATCATTTTTGTAAATTTTATTTATAATATTTTGAGACTGAGGCTTATCTTTTAGACTTAATTTTAATAACTTTTTACCATATTTTTTTGGTGAATTTACTATTAAAGATCCTTCTCTTATAACTTGATCTCCATTAAACCTGTTTACTAAACGCACTATATAATCAACCGACATTGTTACAGCAACGTTAGCATTTTTAAGAACGGGTCTAAAAAGATTAGGTTCATCAAAATCTTTATCTTGAAAAAACACAAGCCTAGAACTTTCCACAAAAGCGGTACCTATTTGTTCAAATACGGTTAATTCATGGGCTATTACGTAGTTATTCATAGGGTTTCTTTTATTAAGTATAGAAATTAATTCTTCTGGGAAACCGCCATTGAAAGTTAAAAAAAATTCTAAAAAATCCCCTTGACTTGATTCATCTATATATGCGCCAACTGAATCAAACTCATTACTTTGAGAAACAACTGCTTCATAATGTTCTGATATTAAAAAGGCATCGTATTCTACTCCAATGTTTGTATCTATTTTTTCTTGTTTTTCACATTCATCTAACGAAACAATAATAGGTTTGTTTGTTATAAATCCTGTATATGAACCATTATCGGGTGTAATATCAGCAGCAAACGTATTTGCTGGAGTTGGTGAAGTATTTAACTCTTCATTTATATTTTTTATTGAAGGAACATATACGTCTACATATCTATCGTACATTGCGTTAGCAATATATAAAGGTTTAGGATTAAAAGCTAAAATGGTTGATTGAGTGTCCTGATTAAAAAGAATATTAGCAAATATGTTTGTTTTTTGATTATTTTCTATATTTTTTACACTTAACACTAAAGCTCTAAATTCTTCAAATTCAAAACCCGCAATAAAATGAAATCTAACTTTATCAAGTGTAACGTTATGTCCAGATATAGTCGTTTCAGTTATTTTATTATCATAATCTATATAGTTGGGTATTTTCTCACTATCTAAATAAGCATATTTGTTTCCTTCAATTGAGGTTACTGTTATATCTTGTATATTTCTAGTTTTTATAAAAGATCCATCATTATTAAATATTTGATGAGAATCTATATGATCATTTTGAAGTAATTTAAAAGAATCATTAATATAGTCTAAGGACCCTAAGTCTTCTAGCATATATTCTACTATACAATATCTAGTTAAGTTTACGAATCTACTTTCTCTCATTTAATGTATATTTTTTTACCACTGTAAAAACTTTGGTGAATAATTTAATCCTAGTCCAAAATATGGTGAACTAAAAATACCATTGTTATTTACGTTTAATCCATATCCTACTTGAAATCCTAAGCTCCAATTTTTTCTAAGTTGTCTTAATGTTTTTTTATTTGCAGGGTTATCCAGTATGCTAGCTCCATTTATTTTAGTAAACTTTACACCGGGATAATCTGTATCTACTATTATATTTATCTTTTTAGTTTCTTTATCTTTAAGTAATGCTAAATCAAGGCTCATGCCTAAATCTAACATAAAGGTTCCCTTGTCTGGTTTTATTACAGTGCTATCGTTTAGAGTATCAATTTTAAATGGAATGTTACCCGAAAGAACCCTGTAATTATTTTCATTATGAGATATACTATCTAAAAAAGTTATATTACTACCAGAACTATCTGAAGTAACATATATAGGGACTTCTGTAATAACTTCCTTTATTAAATATTCTGTTTTAATAACTACCTTTGGAGGTTTACTTTTTTCTAATTTAAGTTTACCTAATAAATCTTGATACTCGTTTTTTAGTTCGTCTATTGTTAATTCAAATCCTTTTTTTTCTGTTCTCATTGTTTCATTGTCTAACCTATACGTAATTATAGAATCTTGAGAAGCTTCATAATTATTCTTAACTCTAAGAACTTGTTCTTGTGTTTTAATAACCTCCTGCTTTGCTTCCTTAGTTTTTCCACATTGCCTAAGTAGTAATAGAAATAATCCAACTATTAAAGCAAATAAAAGCATTCTAGTATTTTTAGGATCGGTTATAAACTTTAAAATATTACCTAATATGTTCATTATATTAATCATAAATAGTCCATTATATTTACCTTTTTACCTGTCTCTTTTTCTATATTATTTATTATTTCTTTTTCTCTAGCTCTAAGTGAGTCCAGTTTAATTTTTAAGTCATTATATGTAGACATCTGTTGAGATATTTGTTTTTCAAGAGTATTTAAATTTTCATGTAGCCTTGAATATTCTTTTACGATCGTGTTTAATTCACTTTTTAAATTATTCATATTAATTTTTTATTTTAACTTCTAAAGGACCCATTAGTAATATTTCTATGTTCTTTAATCTTTTTTCTAAAGTGGCAGTATCTATACTGGATTCTTCAATCATTACGTTATCTCCTTCACCACTAGCTTTATTCATAGCTGGTTGAGTAGAACTAGCTGTTGAATTTTCCATTATAGAATTATTAGATGAAGAAGTGGGCTCATTATCGCCGCTAGATAAAGACATAGTAGAAGTTATTTCACTAGATATATCTTTACCAACTGAACCAATATCTTCTTTTGTAATAGGTTCAGGTTTAATTATAGAAGATTCTTCAAACGAGCTAAAATTTGAATTTTTTTCAAAATTTTCTGAAATATTATTATTAACTAAACTTTTAGTTTCATCCATTGCACTAGAGATGCCACCTGTGATGTTTTCCACTTGATTTATACTAGATATATTAGATTCTTTTATAGAGTCTCCTATAGATGATTCCATGGCGGTTGTGTTAATATTTTCAATATTAGATTCATTACTCATATTGTTTACAACCGAAGAACCCATATTAGTTATAGCATTCATTTCTTCGTTAGACATTCCTGTTATGTCTTGTAAAAAACTATTTAAAAAACTACTAGGCCCAGAAACAGCGGCTTGCTGATAAATAGTACCTTCACCAGATGTAGTAATAGGCTTTTTAATATCATTTATAGTGTTAGTATTAATGTCTCCTGTATTTTCTTCTATATTAGTAGTCGTATTAGTACTATCCTCTGAAATATTATCTATGTTAGTTATGTTATTTACAACTTCAGTTGTTTCTAAAGAAGGTAATTCTTCTGCTTTTTGAATAGGAACCTCGTTTATAGATTTACTTTCTAATTCTTTATCGTCATTTGTTTCTTGTAAAACGGGGGAATCAGATGATATAGAAGGCGGAGACTCTACCGGAGAAGGTTCACTTATAGGTTCTTCTATTTCCTGTAAAACCTCTTCTTTTTCTTCGGGAATATCTAAACCTGAACTTTCCACAACCGTTTCAGGCGATACTTCCGGTTCTTCAATAGGTTCAGCTAATTCTTTAGAATCTTCTTCTAATATAATTTCTTCTTCAGTTTCGTTTATAGCCGATGATTCTTTTTCTAAATCAACATCATTGGTTGAATCTTCTTCATTTATTGGAGAAACCTCTTGTGTTTCTATGTTTTCTGAATCCGCTGATTCCGTGTTAGAACTACTGTTTACTAATTCTTTTAAGGCCGCATATGTAGCAGGGTTAGTTTTAACCCCTCTTGGGCCATCTACATTTTCTGCCGCATATTCTATTATATCCTCATATGAATCCTGATCTTCGAAAACTTTTTGTTTTAATGAATCTATATTTCCAGCACCCATACTGGCTGATTTAGCAAGCTCTCCTATTAGCGCACCATGGAGTTTGCCTAGATATTCTTCCGGGTCTCTGGCTAGATCGGCTTCAGCATACTTTAAATACTCCTTAGCAGTTTCTAATCTTTTAGGGGCCCTTGATATTTTATAAAAAGCCTTTAATTGCTTTGAGTCATCAACTAACTCTAGCATTCCAACATATGCGTTAAGATCAGATTGTGAAAAAAAAGGACTATCTCCATTCTCAGGAAAAAGTCTTTCAAAGTCTTCTAAAAAGTCAAGCGATTTAGCTTCCTCTAAAAGAAGAGGTCGTAACGTGTTAAACGTTTCAAGTTGGCCCTGTCTTTTTTCAAGCGTTTTAGTTGCTTTATCTAGGGATAACTGAGCCTTTTCCTTATATAGGGTTATAAAAGAGTTTAAATTTTCAGAAGCCATTAACTGACAAGTGTTTTTATTATTTATCTACCCATTTTTAAGTTATCTGGTATTCCTAACTTAGTTGGTTTTGAGTTATCAAAGTATACGTCATCTGAAGAAGATTGGCTTTCATTTTTTTCTTTTATTTTTCTTTTAATAGAAGAAACAAGCATTGAATATTCTAAAAAATCTAAGTCGTATAGTGTATCTAAGCTTTGATTAAGCTTCACAGCTAATTCCATATTTATATCAAACAAGGTCTCTAAGTCTAGTTGAAACAATGAAAATATCTTTTGCTGTGAAGCTTCCTCCCAAAAAAATAGAAGAGGCCATTTTATTACTGCATTTTTCACAAATTCCAAGTACTTTATTTTTGGAATTAAGAGATAATAGTTCAGTAGCTTTGTGTAAAAAAATAAATTTATTTTGAGACCAGTTATTACTCTGGTTTCTAATACTAAACAATTCAGAAACTTCAGTGTTTTTCCAACTAGGTATAAGATAAGGCAAAATATTATCTATTGATTTATCTTCATTATACCCTCTTCTTTTACATAATTTTTTATATTCATTAATAAGCTTAGTTGATCCTATAGTTGGCATGTACAATTTTATAGTTTCTCCTAATTTTTCAGAATTTATAATAAAGCATCTTTCTTCTTCTGAGTAAAATTCTATCATTTCTTCTGGAATTTGAAATCCTTGTAAATTAGTATCACTTACCGGTATAGAATTAACATGTCCACATTTGGTATTTGAACATTTAATATTTGCCTTTAAAACATTTTCATTATTTGGAAAAGTCAATCTATGTATTTTAAATAAAGTTTGATATTTGTCAATTTCTAATATATCATTAGAATTTAAATTTTTTATTTCTCCCTTTATATTTAACTTACTACATGAATCTGTTACAAATGCTATTTTATCAGAAACATCTATAGGGTCGTGTTCATCTATAGTAGACCAATGTCTTATTTCTTTAGTTTTAGCAGACTTTATTAGTATTTCAATATTTCTATCATAGAAAAAACCTTGAGAAGGAAGATTATTTAAAGCTACTAATTTCCAACCTGATTCATTTGCCATTGTATCAACGGTGGAAGATATTGAAGCTTTTCCTAAGCTGGTTACTTTTTTTGGTTTTTCTTTTTCAGATTTATCGTATTCTAATTGACTACTGGCTTCAAGTTCACCTAGGGCTTCTTTAGCTAGATCATCTTTATTATCCATATGTATAATTTGATTTTTTTATTATCTATAAAGATATTATACAAAGATGGTAGATAAAGTTTTTGCTAGTATATTATAGCTTTTCTATAAATTTATTAAAATTAGGTATTAAATAGGAATCTTTATTTTTGTATGATGCGCTTTCCATAAGCCTTTCCATTGTTCCAGGATATACTTCAGTAGATTTTAAAGTAGATGGATCTTTTACAAAAGCTCTTATTTGTTTATTTTCATAGTCTACTTTTATTTTATCAAATTTTCCTACTACTTGTGTTCCTTCTTCATCATCTTCGTTTAACATTGAGTTCATTTCTATTCCCCTTATTCTGTCTCCGGGTTTAAACATATTGTTAATAGTATTTACATATTGTTGAAATTCAGTTATACCCACGTCTGCGTTTCTAGACAAGTCACTAAGTGGAAGTATTTTAATTGATATGCCTGGGGTAAATTGACTTCGTCCCATGACAAAGTTAAAATCTCCTTTCTCACCATAAAAAGGAAGTCCCCTAGTAAAATCACTGTGTTGAGCATATGTCATTACTATGTTATTTTCGTAAATGAATTCCATTAGTATGTTACGGGCATTGATTTTTTCTTACAGCCTATTATTGTATAGGGTTCTACTGGATCCATTAAATCACCAAATTCATTTGTGAATTCAAACTTATTTAAAAAGACATCTAATGTTTTTCCCCTTAAGTAACTTACTGAAAATATAACAGCATCTACATCATTGCTTATTCCCCATATTTTTATATGGGTAGCAGCTACGTTGTCTATATTATCAAAAATCATTCTATATACAGGAGAATGGGTTAATCCATGCTGTGAAGTTGAGCCAATTTGATAATATCCAATAGTTGCACTAGATCCTCTTTTAGATGTACTTATCCACGTTGGAATATAATCGTCTCCGGCTAGATCAAAATGTTTTAGTTCAATTAATTCGGTTGCGCTTTGTGGTGATACCATGTTAATATTATTATTTTTTATAAAGTACTTGTTTTTGTATACAATATTAGTGCGTCAACATATATTGAATGTTTAGTACTCGGGTTGCTTATAACTATTTTATTTATAAACTCAGCAGGGTCGTCAGTTACAGGGTTTGTAAAAATGCTAAAAAAGTCATATAATGGATATGTACATTCTTCGTTCAAAGAATTTATAACAGTTATATAACATTTTTTTTCTTTTAATGGAACTTCTTCCAGGTTTTCGTCTTCTTCTTGATATTTTATTTTTAATAATATACCTCTTACATAAGAAATATTATGATCTATAGTTTCGGCCGGTGACGCTTGAAAATTTATATCAATTTCGTTGTCAAATATTGTTAGAGTTTTCCACTGTGCACCAGAAATAGATTTAGGTATTTCTAATTCCATGCACTGTTTTCCATCAACTGGAAAAGCAAAGTCGTTTAAGTTAAATTTTCCAATAGTATCTGCCCCATCGCCTATTGTAAACTCTTTATCGCCTGCTACAAGCAAAGGTTTACTGGCTACAGTAGTACATGCACAAAGATTATTAACACATCCTCCTTTACAATTACCCATTAGTTATAAATTTATTTTCCCCAATTTTTTTGAGGACGTCCACTTTTTATACCTTTAGAGGCCCTGTAATCAGTGTCCGTTTTTTTTATATATCTTTTTGGATCATTGGGATTAGTTGAATCTAGAATAGTATCACTTTCTTTTTTATATTTTTTAGTAACTATTTCTTCTGTTTTAAATTCTTCTACTTTGTCGTCTAATTGTGTTTGATACTCAGTATCATCATTTTTATTTTCTATAACTGTAGTATGATCTTCAAGGTTATCATTAAATTGTATGTAAAAATGTAAAGAAGTTAATGACATAATTGGAAGGGTTCCACCCTGTATAAGGGCCAAGAATCTTTTATGATCTAATATCGTCCAGTCATCAAACCATGGTGTAACTAATTCAACCCAAGATATAAAACCTAAATCGGTTAATGATATTTCCTTATATTCGTAAAAAACATTACCTATTAATTGAATTAAAGTAACAAGAATGAATAAAAACCATATACTACCTTTACTCATTTTTATAGTTGCTGCAGAAACAGAAGCTAACGCGAATATCTCAACAGCAACAGACAAATATATTGCCCATGAAAGAGGGTTACCTATATCATACCAACTAACCACATGGCTAATTGACATAATAACTACTAAAAGAATGGGTAATAAAAATGAATTTCTAATAATAGTATTTCTATTATTTTTTATCCATTTAATCATTTTCTTCTATCTTATTTTTTATTTGGGATAGGCTTGTTTTTCCTTTATCTAAATCATCTTCATATATCAAGTATTCTAACATTACTTTTTCCATAATATCAGTTACTTCTTTCTTATTAGCAGTAGATTCTTTAAGTTTATTTAATTCCATAGAAAGAGAATCTATAGAATTTGAAAGAATAATTGTTTTTTCTTCTAGTTTTTTATCTATTTTACTAACTTTTTTATGGGTACATCCTTTACCGAAATATAATAAAACAAATAATATTGATATGATTTGCCAAGACCATTTTGATACTATCTCTTTAATTTTCATATATTTAATATTTTTTTTTATTTATTAGAAAAAAGAGGTAATATAATTATAAATAGCATCATAGGGTAATATGGTAAAAAACACTAGTAATATAAAAAAGTGAAGTAGAGTTCTTAAGAAGTTATAAAGAGAAGCCTCTTTCCAATTAAAGGATATTATAACCATGTATCCATAAAAATCTGAATTTTTAACCCTTTCTGCTTTAGTTTTTATAAGCTCTATTAAACTGTTTTTTAAAAAGATATCATTATACTTTGATATTTCTCTACTTACGAAACTTAGTTCTAATTTTTCCAGTTCCTTTTTTTCATCTTTATCTAATTCAGCCTCTGGTTTATTCATTAAGGATAATGTTTCTGCTTTTAAATTAACCGCCTTTACGTATGAAAACCATGAATATTTAAATATATTTCTACTTTCTAATTCTAATTCAATTTTTCTAACACCTCGTACATAGGAAATAAAAAATATTAACTCCTTTGTCATGAGGTAAAACCTAAGTATGATATTAAAAGGATTAAAATAATTAAGTATTTTTTTCATTTTTGTTTTATTTTAAAATCAGGTAACGAGTCTGATAATTTTTTATTTACATCTGGGTCTTTCCTGATAACAGATTTTCGTATTTCAAACCTGGCTTTTCTAAGTTTTGTTTTGACTGTATTTTCAGGCATGTTATATTTTTTTGCTATCTCTTTAACTTTAGTATTATTTACCATTTTATCAATGGCTATGTTTTTTAAAAGTTCGTCTTCTAAATTAAATATTTCATTAATAGTTTTATTAAATATTTCAGTTACTTCATTATGATTACTAGAAATTTGATCCGCAGAAAGCTGATCATTATATTTACTATCTTCATATAAAGCAGATATTTCTATGTATTTAGGAATATCTTTATATTTTCTATCTAAATAATACAAAGTTTCATTTCTAGCTATTGTAAATGCCCAAGTAGTAAATCTACCTGATTCTGGGTTATATTTTTCTATATTATTAAATATTTTAACTAGGGTAAAGTGAAGGGCTTCTTCGGTGTCTAAATCGTTTTTACAAAACTTCCAAATATGATATTTTAATTTTGGATATACTAGTTCTGCTATTTCTTCATATTCTTTTTTAGTGTATTTTTTCTTATGTATTTTTATTGATATTTCTTGAATTCTATTATTGATTTTTTTATTTAGTTCATCAAATGCAGGCATAATTTTTTTTTTATTTTTTTGTTATTATATTCTAGTATAAGGTTTTGTTTATTTTTTTTCAAGAAAATTTATTATATCTAGACAGCGTTTACATTTTTCATATTGTTCAATGTTTGGTTTTTCAAAATATTTAATAGCCTTTTTAAGACCTCTTGCCCAATCTTTTCTGAGCAACGTTATATGTGTTGTTTTATCCCTAGCCCGTATTTTTAAAACGTCTACGTTATTTTTATTTAAATCTAAGTAATGTTTTTCTATTGAATCTAGAAGGGCCGAATAAACAACATCTTTATTTTGTACTAAGAAATTTCCTAAGGTTTCGTTTTTTTCAGATAAAATTATTTGCTTCATATTTTTGTTTTACAACTTGGCTAAATATACAAATTAATATACTAAAAGTAAACTAAGATTTATAAAAATCTTTATTAATTTTTTGAATTTTTTTTAAGTGGTTGATATCGAATACACTTTTCTTTCCAGATGTTTTAAATTCTCTAGGATTTAATTGATTATTTAAATCATTTAATCTATTAAAATCAAACGCTGTTTTGTCAACTCTTACGTCAATAAGTTTTTCATATAGCTCTTTTTTATATTCATTTGAAGTATTTTCATATACCTCTCCTCCTATTTCCCAAAATTGAGGAGATTGAAACAATGGAGCGATATTTACACATGTCATTGCTAAGTCATCATTTCCACTTTGGCATCTATAGGAACCTCCTCTAGATCTTCCAAACGAAGATAACTCTAAAAAAGTTTCATAACATGTAACTAACACCTTATTAATGGAAACATAATACCTAAACTTTTCACAATATTTTAATTTATTAGTAGGCCCTAATCTAACACCTGCTTTTATATTTTTAGATAATTCAGTGTGCTTAGTGTGAACCATTTGTCCCCACCAGTATTGTTCATTTAGAGCAAACCTGTTATGTAATATTTCTCCCTTATGATTTAACTCTAAAATTATTCTTATTTTTTCTGGGTTAAATATTTCATATATAATTTTTTCACATGCTATTGCAAAGTCGTTGATATTCAAAGAGTTAGACTTAAATTTACCTATTTGAACCATGGAAATACAATCTAATTCGCTTTTAATATTATTTTTATTTTTTAAAAGATCTTTAATTGGTAAAGCCACTGCTTTAAATATATTTAGCACTGAATAATCTTGATCTACTCCATCTGCTGTGTCTATTGAAAAAACAAAATAGGAAGGGTCATTTTTAAAATCTTCTAATTTAAAGTCTTTATATTTTTTATGAAAGGTTAAATATTCATTTATGTAAAAATCGTCCTCGTCTAAGTCTAAAGTTGTATTTAAATACGTTGATTGAAAGGTCTCTAACTTTTGAAGATCATTAGAAGATAATAAAAGTTGATCAGATGAAAAAAATTGCAAACCATATTCCTGGTTAAAATCTGTTTCAGATCCCATGTTAGCTATTGTTTTTTTCTTCCACTCTTCGTCTCTTCCAGGTACTTGCCACCAGTCTACTCTCATTGGGCTATAGTCATTTTCTCCATCTACGGCGTCTGACCAAATATCCCAAAATTTATTTCTACCATTAGGGGTAGATGTTATAACTACTTTAGCAAATGGATCCTCTGTAATTGTGGGTAAAATAGCTCTATAGAACTTATCCAAGTTAGACTCTGATATATGTGCAAATTCATCTATATAAAGAAAGTTCACAGTCATACCAATACCTGACTTTTTTGTAGTTGTTCTAAGTACTAATCTACAGTCATTGTCTAACCTAATAGATGACTCATTTATTTTAACAATTCCAGGTTTCATAAAGAAAGGAAGATTATCTAAAACTATTCTTAGTTTTTCCATTATTTCTTTAGTGGTTGTCATATTATCAGCTACCATTAGTACGTTTTTCTCTTTATTAAATAGTAAAAACCACACTATGTATATTGCTGTTGTAACGGTTTTACCAATTTGTCTACTGGCCATAAGTATATTAAACTTATTGTTATGCATGTTCTTAACAAGTTGTTCTTGAAAATCTCGTAAACCCCCTGCTTCTTCAACAGACATATCTCCTTTTGGTGTTCTTATAAAAGCAAATTTTTGAGCAAAATACATGGGATTTTTTTTACATTCTTGCATGTGATTCCATTCCTCTTTAGTATATTCAAAGGGTAAGTTTGCTCTTTTTAATAGGATATCGTTTTCTTTGAATGGAGTATTTTGCATTCCTCTAATATCTAATCCTTCTTGAGAAACTTTATGAATAATGGAATTAACTTTTTCAGAATTCCATACGTGATTATTTCCACTTTCAGAATTAAGACTAGATAATTTTAAAGATGTAAATCCTCCTCCTTTTGACAATGGGTTTTGCATAAGCTTTAAATTATTTCAGTAACATCTATAAAATCAGAATCATCATTTTCTTCTCCTTTTATTTTTATGTTATTTTCTTTCATTAAATCTGATTTATTAGATGGGTTGATTAAATCATCTTTCATTTCATACTCTGGCGAGTTTTCAGGTAGACTTTCTACCATTGTTTTTGTTCCAACTGATATAAAAAATTCTCCCTCTGGATTTGAATTGTTTAAAGAGTTATTCGAATTTTTAGGATCATCATTGTTTATTTTCTTATAGGTTTCTTCTAAAAATAACATGTGATTAGCCTGTGTTTGAACTAGGGTTTTTAACTTATCTTGAAGCTGACCAAATACTTCCATTAAACGAGGAGCAGTATTACCGGTTGTAATTTCTTCCATTATTTTAGTTATAGTTATCTTTAGTGTTTTTATTTGAAAAAAAATATTAGACATATTAACGGTGTCCATTTCTTTTTTTAACTTTATATAATTGTTTTCCTCTAAGATACCTAGCTCTACATAATATTCAAATAAGGAATCTGTTATTTCCTTTGCCTTTTGATTAAATTCTCTAGTCATTTCATCAAAATCATAAGGGCTTTCTATTTTAGTTTCTTCTAATAATTCTGAATCTACGTTTAGGTCACTATGTTCTTCATGATTTATTCCACTTAATAGGCTTTCGATTTCATTTTTTAAAGCCTTTCTATTGTCTTTATCCTTAAGCATATTTAAATTTTAATACTTTATTTTATATCCCTTTCGTACTTATCTAATGCTGGATTTGCAAAAATTTTTATGTTTTTTACAGCTTCAATGTTTTCATAAACTACATCATTTATATTTTTTAAAAAAGTATCTAATGTTTCATTTACTCCATACATTTGCTTAGATAAAGTATTTTTAAGGATATTTTCTTTATACTGGTACCCGGTATTAAGCAATTTTTTTCTTCTATTATATGCTGCTCTGTATATACTATCTTTTGTCATTAGTTTTCAAGTGGCCTAGGCACTATTTTTTTTATTTGTATATTTACAGAACCTAATGCCTGTTCGGAAATACCTTGCGAATATTCATTTCCATATCTATCTTTAAAACCTCCCTGTATAATAGGTAGCTCATATTCCTTTATGATAATGTCATTAAATTCATCAATTCCAATAAGGTCTGCGTTTGGGTCTTGAATTATTGACACTTCATTATCTTCAGATACTATATTAATACTTACTGAATCTATTCCAGCTATTTCTTCTAAAATTTTTATTAAGTCACTTTTAGGTATTCTCTTTCTTCTTTTATTAGATATAAAATAATTACCTAAATTATTATATATGTCTTTTTTTATTATTTCAGTTGCTACGTCATCGAATACTATAGTATTTATATTAATTACATATTTTTTAATAATAGGGTCTACTATTTTGGTATCTGTAGATATTAATTTAGACCCTGTCATATTCAAATATCTAAGTAATTCATTTTTTCTAAATTCGCTAAATTTAAAACTATTTGAATCTATATTAAAATAATCTTTTCCAGAATTAAATAACTTCGTTACGTCAGGTATTAAAAATAAATTTAGCATTCTACTGTCGTTTTCGTCAAGAAAAATATCTATTACAGAAAACAATTTTAACCTTCTTAATATAGATACATAATGATCTATATTTACTAAAGCAAAACTTTTTGACTGCTTTGGCGCCAATAATCTAGTTAATTCTGAATCTTCTGGATTTGCTCCAAATTGAGGGGAATGGACAGTATTGATTTTGATGAATTCGTTTAAATCTACTTCGTTTCCAGTTAACGTAAAACCTGTATCTGACCAATCAAATAATACTTGTGAAGTTTGATCGGTTATTATATTTCCAGATGCTCCACTATTTACTAAATATTCTACTTTTATTTCTGAACCTTTAGCAGGTACTTTTCCAAAAAAATCATTTCCAAAAAATATGTCAACGCCGGTTGTTATTCCTGTTTTTACTATGTATCCTTTTTTTCCCCTGGGCATGTCTAATATTGAATCATACCTTTTCCATTTTTCTCCATTTACATAAACGTCTACTAAATAATTATCAACTAAATAATTTTGAGCTGAGTTTAGTGAAAAACTTTCCATTTCTTGCCCAATCGCCACTAATGTTTGAGTTTCAATGTTTCCCTGTAATATTTTCATTGAAAGTCCATTGTTGTTTCCTTTCATAGAAAATTTAATGTCGTCTTGAGGTAATTTTATTATATAGTTTAACCCATTGTTTCTAGATTTAATTTTACTTAAATTAGGTATTATAATAGTATCAAAATCAGCCGTTGCTGCATTAGACGTAGTAACAAGGGATATTTCTCCATTTGCAGATATTGCTCTACTAGGACTATGACCAGCTAAAGTAGATAATGAATATATTGAAGACACTCTAGTCGCCTCTTTCATACTTAATTCAGTTATAGAATCCTCGATGTAGTAAAAAATCATTTGACTAAGATTTTCTAAAACAAGTAAAATTTGACCAAAAGGACTGGCTGCTGTGAAAACCTGTAAACTTTGGTTAAACTTACCTGACAAATAATCTATGGTTTGTTTTAATAATATCTGTACAGAATAGTCTAAAGATTTAAATATTTTCCAATTAGAAACCGTTTTAGCCATTTAGGTGTATTTTTTTTTATTTATCTTTATTTTTTATTTAGTATAATATATAAAAGTTTTAAAGTATGAAAGTTATAATAAAAGATTACAACAATAAATTAGACACCTTACCAGACTTAATAGTAAAAAAAGAATTTGAATTTGCTTGGAGATATGAAATGGGCGTATATCAGCTAGCTAAATATCCTACAAAAACATATTTGTATGATCAACTAGATGAAACTGCGTTTATGGCAGGGAAAGAAGTATGGGTTCATAAAGATGAAGTATCTATACAAATAGTTAATTAGTAAAAAAATTCACGATAATGGGATAAATAATAAAAAACATTACTCGTGTATAATAATATAGAAAATAAATTTCTTTTTGATAATACTAATGTCGGATTTACATTTCAATTTTTTACCCCTTTATCTAAAGAAAAGATTTCTCTAAAACTAAGTAAATATTTAGGCAAAAATGTAATACCTCTAGAGAAATCCTCCAATGTTAAGTTTGTTGATGAAGCAATATACGTATCTCCTGACTTTGAAGGAGGACATAGAATGAATAGAATAGATATAGACCTAATGCCATATCATGAAGCTATTCATACAATGCTTAAATGTATGAACTTTATAAATGAAAATGGTTTTACAAATAGTAGATCTAATCTAAATATTAAAATATCCCTTAATGAAATGGATTTAGGTTTAAAGAATAAATTAGAAACCTTAAATAAGTTTAAATATATTTTAAATATTAATGAAAAAAACATATTTGAAATGTGGCCAGAATCCTCTTCTGAAAAACAAAAGATACATCAAAGTAAAGCCATGTTTATATATCCAAAAAAACTTTATTCCAGTAGGCTCACAGGAAATCTACTTGAAAGAGCAAATCCCATGGAGTATAATTTTCCAAGATCATCTAATTTTGGTACTGACTTTTCAAATATTGAAAATGGATATATTTCCATAAAATACGCAGGCGGTAAAAATTATCAAAAAAAGAAAAAGGAATCGGTTGAGTTAATAAATTACACATGTAAACATTTATATGAAACTTTAAAAAATAACTTTTCATTTGATTTAGACGAAAAAAGAAAAATACAAAAAATATTAGAAAAATATCAATCTACAATAGACAATACTAAGTCTTATGATATTTTTAAACACTCATATCCAGATATTCAAATATTAGTCGATTTAAAAAAACATTCTTTCTTAATAGAATCTAATTATAAAACTATAAGAAATAAATTATTTGAACTAATATCTTGTTGTGAAATGAATAAAGCAATCATTAATTTTGATACAGCTAGAAAAAGAATACAGGTTAAAGATGCAAAAATTAAAAAAGGTTTTTCTTTAACAAATATGGATTTTTTCAATTGTAATATTGAAGCAGATTTAGAGGATTGTCTTTTTGAGCAATGCATAATTAGAAATTCTAACATAAAAGACAGTAATTTACATTCAAATAACGATATTAAGTATTCTAAAATATTCGATTGTGTGTATGGAGGATATTTAAATGAAATAAAGTCTTCTTCTATTTATAGTGACTTAGATAAAGTCATAAATGCTGATTTATATAATTGCATAGTTTTTAATGGCAATTTTTCACAAGAATCAAAGATAGATAGTAAAACTGAATTAATAAATAAATCACGTAATAATTAGTCATGTTTTCTAGAATAAATAAAAAAAATAGTAGGACTGATAAATGGCTATATATTCCAAACTTTCAAATATAAGAAGATTAACTAATTCAAGTCTAGGGTCAATTATTGAGGTTTCAAACCTTAATTTTAATGATTTATCTATTGCATTACTTGAATTTTTAAATAATGTTGAATATGATGAGACTACAAATGCCATTAAGGGGCTTGATAGCATTAACGTAAAAGAAATTAATGTAGATAATAATTTAAGTGTTAAACTAAATGGCGTAACTACATTTAACATAGATTCACAAGGAAGAGCTGAAGGTAACTCGTTTTTAGTTGAAGTAGCTGAAGCAAAAAGATATAGACACACTGATTTTCCAAACTGGCCAGATGTAGGAGTAGCCGGTGAAATAATATACACAGGTATACAAAACCAAAGACCTGAATTTGGAGAAGACTTTATTGGCTACTTAGATGGAAGAGGATGGGTTAGTTTAACAGAAAATGGAGGTGTAATGTATGGACTTACATTACTTGAAACTACAGGTAGTCCAGGAATAGCACCAACACCGGCTCCAGGTAGTGGAATAGTATGGATAGGTAACCCTAACCTAGCCACAACTCACACGCCTACTACGCAAGATCTTTATTTTACTGATGAAAATGGTGAAATATTTAGATTAACATGTTGCGGTGGCGGCGGAGGTGGCGGAGGAAACAATGCTTCTTACATTGAAACAACTAACTTTGTATCTAATGTTACTAAAACCATAACACATGGTTTAGGGACAGACAGTGTGGTTGTAGATTTTATAGACACGGTTACCGGAGATAGAATAGATGGACATATAGATGATTATGATTTAAACTCAATAGATGTAACTATGACTCAAGATATGTCTAGTGTAAGAATAGTTATATTATCAGCCGGTGGAACAGGAAGCGGAGGGAGCGTTACGAGTTTAACTACCAATGGAACATCTGGCCCATCTACCTTATTAAACGGCGTATTAAATATACCAATATATGGAGGAGGAACCGGAGATGAACACTGTATATGGCATACTATTACTTCTGATTTAGAAATACCTGAGCATGCAATGTATATTGTATGGGGAGACATGGAAATATTACCCGGGGTTACGGTAGATAACAATGGTAGATTAATTATAGTAAATGGTAGCTTAATAAATAACGGTACTTATAATCAAAGCCCTACTGGTGAATTTGAACTTGTTAAAACTAATCTTGCATATACTTTAAATCAAGGCGATACTACTTTTGGAAATCATATGTTTTGGACAGATATACAAAATGTATGGAATGCAGGAGATTCTACAGATGCTATAAATACTCAAGATGATAATGTATATGTAACAAAAGAATGGGTAAATAGTAAAAAATATGTAGAAGAATATCTTTCAACAGGAGGCCAAGTTTGGGATAGTATTATTCATCAATTAAATACAGAAGACATACTAGTAGAGTTATGGGATATGGATATCCCACCCTATCCTACAAAAATCGCTAGCGGAGGCAGAATCAGAATAGTAGGACCTAATGAGATTGAAATTAAAAGTAAATTTCAAAATAATATTAAAGTTGTAGTTATGTCATAAACCACAAAGATATATTTAGATAAATAAACTAAATAAATCTTAAATAAATGCCACCAAAGACTACTAGAAAATACATAAACTTATCAGTAGATGAATTAACAATTGGTAATGGAGCCTTTACTATGCCAATTACTGATGGAATTGCGGGTCAATCTTTAGTAACAGATGGGCTTGGAAACATATCATGGCAAACTTCACAAGGTTCCGGTACAGTTACTTCAATAACAGCTGGAACTGGATTAAATGGAGGAACCATAACTGGGTCAGGTACAATAGATCTAGCAAACACTGCTGTTCAAGCAGGTTCTTATACGAATGCAAATATTACAGTAGACGCTCAGGGTAGAATTACATCAGCATCAAATGGAACAATTGGGGTTGGAATTAATATTGGAGACCCAATCACCGGTGGGGTATCAAACACCACTCTTAGGGAAGATCTTAACAATAATTTAGCAACAGGTACATTATTAGACAATGGCAGCGTAATTGGAATAGGTGCTTTAAACCCACAGTCTTCTTTAAATATAGAAGATAATTTAGTCAACGGTTTAAGAATCATAAATACACATACCGGAACTTTAGCAAAAGCAGGATTATTTTCATCTCAAGGTGCCGCGAGTACTAATATAGGTGTTCAAGCCGCTGCAAATAACGGTACAGTGGAAAACATAGGAGGAGTGTTTTCCGCTTCTCCAGGTAGCGGTGGAGGAACGAGCTACTCAGTTCGCTTATCTGATGGAACACAAACTACGTTAGGTGGAAAATTTTTAAAAGATACAGGGAGCGGTAAAGCTAATTGGGCTAATATAACTGCATCTGATATAACAGGCGGAATACCTTCTCCTGGAGGCGGGCCTACTCAAATACAATATAATGATAATAATACGTTCGCTGGATCTGATGAATTTGTTTATATTCCAGGATCAGGCACTATTGGATCAGCAACCGCCTGGGAAAAAGTAAGAATAGGAGCAGGTGGTGGAGGAAGTGTCGGATACCCTGGAATGTTAGAAATATATGGTGAAAACGCAACAAATGGTCCAGCGGGTGCTCTAAGGTTATTTTGTACTAATTCTCAAAAATTCGTGCAATTAAATGGTCCTCTTACAACCAATGCTGTAAGTTATAATATAACACTACCACCAACTGGCCCCGCTAATGCTAATCAAATATTAGAATCCGATGCTACAGGCCAGCTCTCTTGGATAAACACGCCCACTGGAACAGGGGGAGGAACTCCTTTTGGTAATGATACTGAAATACAATACAATGATACTGGAGCATTTGGAGCAGGTAGCTTTTTTACTACAGATAAAGCCACTAAAGTAGATATTATATATGAATTAGGTTTAAGAGGAGACGGTAGTAATCATGGATTACTTAAATTATACTGCGAAGCATCTAACGCGGCTCATCATGTAGGTATAAAAGGCCCTGAACATACAGGAGGTTCTCCAGCTAGCTACACTATACAGCTACCTAACTCAATAGCTATTACTACTGCACACGCTTCAGGCGGTAGAATATTAGAGGCAAATGCTTCAGGTGAATTAAAGTGGATAAGCACACCTACGGGCGGACAGTCTCTAGGCTTAGACGGAGTACTAGGCATAAATAATACTTCTACTGATGTTATTAATTTAACTAATAACAGCGCTACTTGGAATACAGAATATAGTGACAGTAGTATATCAACTACTAGGTCATTTAAAATAGAAACTAGTGGAACAAGTAATGGAATAAATTTAAATACAGGTGATGGAAACATTACTCTTACCTCTCCAAGCGGTAAAGACATAAGTTTAAACTCAGGAGGTAGAATAAACATGAATGGAAATCAAATATGGTCAGGTGCCTTATCTTGGTATTTAACAGGGACTTATATTATTGATACCTATAATTACGGGGCGGCAGGTTCAGATATAATATTACAATCTAAAAGAAAAGTTGACATTAGAACAGGTAACGCCGGGACAACCACTGCGGGCGGAGATTTAAGTATTCAGTCAAAAGGAGGACGAATTGGAATTTATACATATAATGGTTTAGATGATAGCAATACCGGTGGAATAGATTCACTTGGACCAGAAGCCGGCGAATCTATAAATATTAATTCAAATGCTGGAGATATTATAATGACTGTTAGAGCGCTTGGTTCTATTGAATTTGGAAAAGATTTAATAGGATCAGTTACAACAAACTTTAATGGAGCAACAGATAGTACAAATATAGATAATCTAGTAGTTGGAGTTACGCCTGGGGTTACAGTAAATAATGTAGACGCAACAGGTTTAAGATTAACAGTAGTTATATCAGGAGGAATTGCAACCTCAATACTAGTTAGCAGTGGATACCAATCTGCAGGCGGCAACAACGCCAAAACAGCTCAGGGAAGCGGATTTAGAGCTGGAGATATTATAACGCTTGCAGCATCTACTTTTGGAGGAACACAGGATTTAGAAATAGAACTAACTAATCAAGACCTAGAGCGTGCTAAAATGGTAATGGGTTCAAGCCTAGTAGGTATAGGAACTTATAACCCGGCTACAAAATTAGAGTTATACTCAGCAGGAAATACGTATGCATTAGATAATACATTAAGATTTAGAGACAATGATACTGTCATTACATCATTTCAGGAACAATTTATAGGTAAAATTGAGTTCTTTAGTAATGAAAACACCGCCACCGGTGGCGGTGGAGGCGGTGTTAAGAGTTATATAGGTGGAATACAGGCATCAAATGCTGATAGTTCAATAATATTTGCAACTGCAACTGGATTAACTCCATCCTTAGAAGGAGCTAACCCTCAGGATTTAGTAGGCGAAAGAATGAGAATAAATGCCGAAGGAAACGTAGGTATAGGTACAAATGCTCCAGATAGAGAACTTCATGTTAAGGGTTCTAGTTCAATACTTAAATTAGAAACTACCGAGGCCATTGGTAAAAACTATTTAGAATTTTATGATGGATCTGGTGAAAAAGGCTATGTAGGATATGGAAGTACAGCTAATGATAATCTTATAATAGCAAATAAAGAAGCAGGAAATAAAATACAAATGCTGACGACTGATTCTTCAGGTAACACCGATACGGGATTTGTAATAGACGAAGACAGCATTATAGAAATGTCAAGTCTCTCTGGAACAGGTACTAGAATGGTAGTAGCAAGTGCTACCGGTATTCTATCAGCTCAGGCCATACCAACAGGAGGAAGCCTTACAATAGGGGATAGTATTACAGGAGGAACAGCAAACACTACTCTTAGGGAAGACGTTAATAATAATTTAGCTACTGGAACCATAAAAGATGATGGAATAAGAGTAGCAATAGGCGCTAATGTATCTTCAAATAAACTATTTTTAATTAGTAGTGATAGTGAAGAAATAGGCGTAGATATAAGAAAAGTAGCGGGTGGATTTAGTCCAGAAAACGATTACAGTGTAGCTTTAGATTTACATACAGACCTTAGCCAAGGTGCAACTAATGAAGGTACTTATGGAATAAGAAATACCGTTGGATATTCAGGACCTACCACTGTGAATAACGCTAACGTGGGTATAGTAAATAGTATAACTAGTGATTTAACTAATAATAAAAGTTCTGCAGTAGGTATAATGAATAGCAATAATGCTGTTAATTCTCTGCAATCAAAATATTTAATAAAGAATTCTTCCGGCGGTGCACATAACACTGGGCAAACTAATGTATATGGAGTTTCTACTACTATGTCAGATACTTACGTAAATAGTATAATGGGTAGTCTTATAAGCGTTGGCGGAAACGCAACAATTAACATAGGTAGCAAGATTTATATAGATCCCGGTGCACAAGCAACTTCTATACTAGGTAATGAAATAGAAATAGAAAGTACAAATGGAGCGACTCTTACTACATCAAGGGGCCAAAGTATTAATATAGATACGGATGCTACAACTAATATAGGAATAGATATATCCGTAACAGGTGGAACAAATAACTATGCATTAAAACTAGTAGATGGAACTGAGGAAGATGGCTACGTACTTACAAGTGATGCTAATGGTAATGCAAGTTGGGAAAATGGAGCACCATATATTGGTCAAACGTTAAGCAGTTCATCAAGTAGTGCAGATGCCAAAAAAGTGCTTTTTGTCGGAACAATGGGAGAGTTACAGGGAGACACTGATTTTACATGGGATAATTCAAACAAATATTTTGGTATTGGAACAGATACTCCAGGATATCCTCTTCATGTATTTAGCGCAAATAATATCACTACTAAACTAGAAAGCAACGGAGGCTATTCTAGATTTGTAATAGATTCCAATACATCTAGCTACGCAGTTCTTCAATTTAATGAAGCTAACGGTAGACGTTGGCAGCTATATTCAGATGGCGGTGACGATTGTTTAAAAATTACACGAGATGATATAACTACTAGTCCATCCCCTTCAACTACAACGTTAAAGATAGATACAGATGATAATGTACAAATACCAAACGGTAATTTAGAAGCATCGAATGGACAAATAACTGCTGCTCAAGGTAGCATGACCGTAGCAAATAACGCCACTGTATTTGATTGTGATACCGGTAATGGTCAATCTTTAGATTTAGCAAATGCAACAGGTCCCGTAGCAGTAACTTTTGATAATGCTAAACAGGGAGGAACATACTTTTTAAAAATAAAGCAAAAGAGTTCTAGCCCAGTAGAAATAGATACATGGACACTCACTGGAGGTAATGTAAAATGGCCAGGAGGAACAGCCATATCTCTATCCGCCGGGGCAAATGCAATAGATACTGTTGTATTCTATTATGATGGAGTAGACATGTATGCTAACTTTGCGCAAAATTATTCTGTACCATCATGATACATATGCCTCAATTTTTAAACCAGGGATCTAGGACAAATCCTACCGTGCCAGGTGATATTACCATAGGTTCAGAGACTAATACTTCAGTATATCAGCCTGCATATTATTTGTATGAATATGGTTATTTAGGTATGATTATACCAGCGGCTAGCATAGGTGGAAATTACACTTTTAATAAATTAGCGTTTTATTATAAACTAGACGATGATCCATATCCACCAGTTACACCGTCTATTACTAATCAGACACTTATACTTGCGCATACTAATTCTTCTAGTTTTTCTTCAAATAATGAATCGCTTAGTTCAGCATCGCCTTTTAACGTAACAACCGTTAAAAGTAATTTCAGTGTTAATTTTAGCGGAAACGATGGCTGGAGAGAATATCCATTTGATACTAATTTTAATTATAATAATTCTTATAATCTTATAATTAAATGGGAAAACCGCTGGGGAGATTATGATTATGGGTACCCATCTATAAGATACAGCAACGTCGGAAGTACTTCAAATAATGTAATGATTCAAGGGTATAGAGATAATTCTTATCCTAGCGGATCAACTGGATTTACAAAAAGACAAACAAACAATTTAGCAAACGTAAAATTATTTTATACTTAAAAATGGATTGGGAAAAATTAGAAACAAAATTAGAAACGGTTGGAACAATAATTAAACATGTCATAGACACTGGAAAGTTAGGAATTGCAATACAAATCAACGAACCTGTTAGTGAAAATTTAACCGACGCGATAAGCATGATAAACGATGCTGCTTCGGATGAATACCCTATAATTGAAACAGAAGCTGAAAAATCTGGATTACTTAAGGTTGTTTTGAGAGAAACGTCATTTAAAGGACTAGGTAACCTTTAACATAATAAAAGTTTCTTGTGCATAAGATAAATAAAATTATAGATCTTCTCTATAATCTAAAATTTATATTATGAAAACAGGAAATGATTAGTGGAAATATAACCAGGTTTGACTACTTGTTAAGAGTTTGCGTAGTTCTCTTCGCTGCTTTTTCTCCATTTATTTGCTTATTATTTTCGGGTTATGAAAAATCGATATCTCAATATTGGAACACCGAGGCCCAACCTATTTTTATTATAGCTAATTCTTTAACAGCATATTACTTAGTAGGTATACCTAAATGGAGAGCTTCGGCGTGTTGCTTATTATTAGTAACTTCTTTTTCAGTAAGTATGTATCCCGATTTACATAATATTTTTGCAATAATATTTTTTGGGTGTTGCATTTACCCATTATATGTTTCAAATAATTATAAATTTTGTAAATGGGTATATTTTTCTGGGCTTTTATTTTTACCATTTAGTTTATTAGTAGCCGAAATAGTTGGAATATTAGCAATATGCATGTTTCATTTATTAACCCTTAATAAATTATATAGTATTCAAAAAGAAAGAATTGAAATTAGTTAAAATCAACTTTTAAATCAAAATCAAAGTATTTAAACTTTATGTCAAAAGTATTAAATTGAGGTGTTACTGAACTATAAGATAATTTAATGCCCGATTGTGATGTTAATATTGGATTATTAAATATAATAGAAGACACTGAATATCCTTCATTATTCAACATCATTAATCTTATAGGGGAAAGTGTTTGTTTTTTATTTGAAAAATCTAAAAATTCTAATGAATTTTCTAAGAAAATAAAATAATTAAGATAAGCGTCAGATATTTTCATAGTTATAGTAATTTCCCTGTTAAATAATTCCTTTAGTGGTTTTGAACTTTTATAGTCTTGTCTTTTACCTAAGGGCCTAGTTTGTTCGGCCGTTGGCATATTCCAAGATGGAAAATCTATCTGCTGAACAGTGGATGACATAAAATCATCAATAGTATCATATGGAAGTATTAAACTTTGATAGTAATCTTTATATTTTTCTTTAATTGAATTTGTAAAAAAATTCTCAGGGAATAAAAATACAAAGCTATTATTTCTTACATTTAAAATCATAATTATCTAAAGTTACCAATTGCTATTTCGTATTTCCATTTGCTAGTATCAAATGTTTTGTTCATGTTTATTTCTATATCTCCTAAATATAGTGGAAACGTTCCCATTTGTGTTTCATATTTTTCATAAGATATGTCATCATCTACTATATCAAAGTTTTCTATTTCATTACCATCATAGTCTATTATTGATCCGTCTAATGCGATAGAAATTAATCTAAATGTAATGTCTTCTATTCCACTGCGTTTATAATTTATGTCTAAATTAAATTTAACAACAACTCTGTTTAGCTCTATTTCGGAATCACTGTCTATAGAGTCTCCCCATTGACTGGTTTCTTCTGGAGAATTATATACACTTACTCTTTGATATACGTTTTTGTCAATTATTTCTGTATAACTATCATCGTTTAAATCAAAGTTTTCGTACAATTTTATGTGCTTTTTATTCATAACTTATAAATTCTTTTATGTATTTAAAACGGTAAGATTCATTTGACATCAAGTCTTTAAATATATCAGCTTCCATTTTTTTTATATATTCGCCAACTTCAGGTCCACCTTTAATATTCATCTTATCCATTACGTCTTTTCCACTTATACTAGGTATATATTGAATAAAAGTACGTATTAATTTTTCATCTAGTTCATTTAATTTAGCAAATTTTAATATTTGCTCATCTGTAACAGAAGTATTGTATTGAGACTTTTTAATGTTAAGTGCATTTTCTTCATTTAAGTGAACAAGAGATTTTAGAAATAATATGTTTTTAATTTCTTCATTAGAATAAGTTACTTTATTTAAAACATCTTTAAGTTCAATTGAATCGTTTTCTTTAAGAAGAGTTGCTAGGTTTATTATGTAATCTTTTTCTTCTACGTATTTTGCATTTATATTTAAATTAGGAAATATTGAATTAAAAAAATTATACTTATCTAAAAGGTTCATAAAATAAACAACTGAAGATGATTTAGCTATACCTTTTAAAAACTCATCCCTTATTCTTTCCGCTGAGATTTCTTCAAGCCCAGGGTCCTTTAATAAATATTGGTGGATTTCTCTGTCTAATTCAGACCCTGTTACTCCGGCAAAACGAATTGCTCTGAGTTTTCTTAATTTATCGTCTTCGAATCGATCAGCCGGATTGCCAACGGATTTGACTACCCCATTTTTAAGATCTTCTATTCCTCCAACTAAATCAACTATTTCTTGTTTTTCAATATCATAGAATAACGCATTTATTGTTAAGTCTCTTCTAAGAACATCTTGGTCTATAGTTGTAAACTCAACCGAATCTGGTCTACGGCCAGTACCTACGTCTTTTCTAAAAGTAGCAATTTCAAATTCACCACTAGGTGTTATGGCAAGCCATATGCCAAATTTTTCTCCTATAGGTAACATTTTATAAATTGGAGAAAGCATTTTATCTACCTCATCTGGTAACGCGTCTGTTGCTAAATCGTAATCTTTAGGAGTGATCCCAGATACCGCGTCTCTAACGGCGCCTCCTACTAAATATAATTTATAGCCATTCTTTTTAAATACATCTCGTATCATTAGAATGTCTTTTGGAAGTTCTATATTGTATTTTTTTCTTATCTCCATGTTTACTCGCTAGGTGGATGATCTTCATCTATAAAAGAACTATCTATGTTTACTCCAGTATCTTCCAACTTAGTGTTCATATTAATTTGTCTTATAGTATTTCCTTTGTAGAATACACTATCTTCATTAAAGCTTGGGAAGTAAGTTTCCATTTCTATATCAAAGGATATATTTACTCGCTGATCGGTTGTGTAATCAAAATCGTATTTTTTTTCAAATGCCTCTGTTTCTGGAAAAGTAAACTGTCCAGGTATTCTAACACCTTTATATTGAAAATAAACAACCCTGTTTTTATAAAAAAGATCAATCAATCTTTCAATTATTTTAAACGTTTTATTTAGATTATCACATAATATTTTTGCAGAAAATTTAAGTGACATAGGTAGGCTATATAAACGTGCTGAAAAGGCTTTATTTACCTTTTGCTCATTGTCATCTAAAACCTGTTGATTAAAACTACCTCTTACAAATTTATTAGTAATGTCACTAGATTTTATTTGAAAAGAATTAAGTGTTATGATTCCTCTAGGGACAATATCGTAATTTCCTTCAGCTACTACTGGAACTTTACAACCATCTGGTACTTGTATAAAAAAATCTTTCATAAAACCTTCATCGGCTGCCATATTATAGAAAAAAGGTATTTCATGTTTTTCTATTTTTCCATCTCTAACAAGGTCAACTATAATTTCCCTATTTAAAACATCTAATAAAGATAGCACAGCATTTCTTAAGAATATATCCTGTGTGTTATTGTTTCTTACGTTTTGATTATCTGTATTCATATATTATTATTTATCTATTTCTAGTTATGAAAGGTACTTTGACCTGAGGTCTACAATTATCTATTAACAATAACATAGATTCGTCTTTAATAAATTGTTGACTTAATATAAAATCGTGTTGTTCTTCTTTAATCATAGTCTTGAATAACCTAATGTTAGATATTTTTAAATTAGAAGTAGGTATAGTATAAGGTTGATCTAATTTAAAAGACTGATCTTGCATAGATGATATATTTTCAAATATTTTACTAAAATCAGAATGATTAGACAAATCAGAAGGGTCTTCAATTGTTTTATATACGTAAACTCCCATTTGATTAAACTCATTAGATATAGATATAACAGTTGAATGCCATTTCCCTGATTCAAAACCAGACAGTGTGTAAGTTTTTAATATATCGTTAACTTTAATATTTAAAATCAAATCGCCTTCAGGTTCATCATTAGTGTATTTATTAAATTGAGCATATACATATAAGCCTGATTGTGATTCATTATCATATCCGTTTATAAAACTAACTATTTCTGAATCTGATGGAACATTAAACATACTTGTATAGGATAAATTATCTATTTCCTCTGTGCCAAACTCTGGCAATCTATTATATACTATAGATGTTTCTCTTAGTTTTAAACCTACCTGAGGTTGTGCACCTCCGGGGTCATTTATCATAATATTTCTTTGGGTAGAAAAGCTTAAATCTTTATATGCTTCTAACTGTAAATATCTACCAGATTCAGATTGACCAATATGGTCGGGTATTGTATCAAATGGTCCCCTTACTCTTAAATACTTAACGTCTATTCCTAAAACATTTTTATCATTTGTCATTAATGAGTTATTTTGCCAGGTTTTAAATATTGGACTTTCTTGATATGCTCTAATAACTTCAAATTGTTTTTTATTATTAACAGTTCCCTGTACTGTAACTACCTCTTGAGACGTAGACAATAATGGGGATCCGCTGGTTAAATCATAAAGATTTAAAGTTGCTTCTATTCCACTAAGATCGTAATAGTTTTCCATTAATGGGGCATAATTAAAATTAAACTTTATATTTTTTATTTTAAGATCAGGGTGAATAGAGCCCCTAGTGATATCGTATTTTCTAGATATAGTTTCATATTGTTCAGGCATTGTAGCGTCCTCGATGTCTTCTTTTACTTCTTCTGCAAACAATTCTTCAGCGCTTGTTATAATATTATCCATGTATTGACGGTTTTCATCTTTCATTAACATGTCTATATTTGGATTAAACTTATAAAGTTGTATTTTCCAATAACTAGGTTCCATCATAAAACCTCTGTGTAAATAAGAACCCTGTATCTCAAACATTCTATTGATTAATGGAAAATAAAGAAAGTCTCTCTTTCTAGGTTCTGATTCATTTCCAAAAATAGTTTGAAAATATCTGTGGTCAATGTGTATTTCAAAGGGCACTTCAAAGTCTATTCCAAACTCAGAAAACTTGGGTTTATTATCTGGAAAATTATTATCTGGTACAAGTATTTTTACACATTTTCTATCTACGTTTTTGTAAAGCGTCCATTCCTTAAATATATAATCTCCACTGTCTGACTCTGGAACTGTTCTAAAATAAACAACTTCGTGTCCAAATATTTTATTAGTGTGAAAACTTAATTCCTTGTATATTCCAATTGCACTATCTACTTGATATGGCCTAAAGCTTGCTTCTCTCTCAAAAATTAAAGCCGGACATTTTTCATCAGTACATGCTATTTCAGGCGTTAATACATTTGGTAAACCTGGGTCATTTCTTTTACCTCTTATTTTTATTTCATCTATTTGTATTACACTGTCTAGTTCCTCAAAAGTACCATCGTCATATTCGTATTTTATCTCTATATGAATACATTGCTCTGGGTCTAATTCTATATCTTTTATAGAATCAAGACCGTTTGGGTCAATACTAATTGGGGTAAATCCATACCATAGGGACCAATCTATATTATTGCATGAATATCTAAAAAATCTTTTTAAATTAGATATGTCTACGCCACTTGAAGAAGATATTTCTAAGTCCTCTAATATATCTACTATTCCAGTTATTCCCCTAATAGGTTCTGCTATTGAAAATATTCTAAAATTTTTACTAAATGTTAAATTATTTGAACCTGCTTCAGGTATTATTTTTATGGTAATGTTCATATATACAAGGTATTATGTTTATGCTCTATATGTTTATATATTTAATTAATTAATACCCAATTTATGATAGAACCAATAGGCTGTTTTGTTGTAGAATATATAAAAATAAATATGTTGGTTTTGAAGTCTAAACACATACTAGATCCAATGTGGATAACTAAAAAGGATTATATAGATTCTGAATACTTTACGTATGTATTAAAGGCTGCTGAACAAAAATACACTAATGAATTAGAGAATGGAAATAACGAGTATTTTTATGAAATCCTTTTTCATTATTTAAACCTAAATAATTTAGTATTAGATGGAAACATGTTTAATTTTAAAATGAAATCTTCTTGGAGAAACGATAGAATTATAGAGATATCTAATGAATTATCTTCTTTTTATAAAACAGATAATGAATCTGGCGAAACAGTTAAAAAGGCCAACGAAGTATTTAGAAACCTATGTATAGATTACCTAGAAAAACAATGTGAAATTTTTAATATAAAAAACTTTAACATATATTATGTAAACAGTGAAATTCAATTTTTAAATGAAGTGTATGTTATTATAAACATAAATGAAACTTCAACATATAACATATGGAAATTAAAAATGGATAAGCGATATACAAAAGGTTATAAATTTTTTAAAGTAGAAACTTTAAAAGTAGATAATATCGAAGAAACACCTATTAAAGACGTAATAGAAAAAATAGATAACAAGGAATTAAATAAACTTGATCCTGATATAAATTTACTTTTTTGTATTTGTAAAGAAAAGGAATTAGATTTAGATATAGTGGCTGATTCTATAAAAAACACTATTCTTCTTAATAAATTAATGGCTAATGACAATAGATTTGACCCAAATCTTTTAGAGAACGCGCTTGATATTTTAATAGACGAAAATATATTACCTTTTAAACTATCAGAAGACTTTCTTTAGGCGTAACCTTCGTTAGAATCTTCTTTATTTTTTTTAGCTTGTTCAGCTTCAGCTTTTTCTTTTTCAGCTTCGGCTTCTGCTTTTTTAGCAACTTCGGCGTCGATTGCAGCTTGTTCAGCTTCAGCATCTTTTTTAGCTTGAGCGGCTTCTAAAGATTCACGAGCTTCTCTTTCTGCCGCTTCGTTTAATGCTACTAATCTATCAGTCTCACGTTGTTTAGCGTTAGCTATATCTTTTTTATTTCCCTCTCTCCAGTCTCGCATTTTTTCTGATATTCTAGCGTCAGTATCATCTCCATATTCAACGTTTAACCCTATTGCTTCAAGTTCTTGCTTAACTAAATCATAACAAGCTTCTAAAAGGGGAATACTATCTTTAAGGGGGAATAGTATATCTGGACTAGCACCTCCTTGAAATGAAAATGATTCAAGTACACTATTGGATACACATGAAGATGTAGGATCTGACTCCCAAGATTCTTTATTTAAGTATAACCTAGTACTAACAGATAAAGTGTCAGTACCATATCTAAGAGCAAGTTGATCAATTGCGTAACTAGTTTTTTCTATTATTAAAAATGCTTGGTTTGTTACTCCAGCACTGGTTGGTATTTCTGATGTTATTATTAATGCCATTTTATAATCCTATTTTTTCTTCGATTGCTGCCAATCTTGATTCTAAATCGTTTATTTTCTTATCTTTTTCTTTTATAATATTATTTAATTCCTGAATAGCTGAAGTGTTACATGTTGTTATTTGGTTATAACTTAATATTAAATTTTCTTCTTCATTATCAGATGATAAAACTGCTTCAGGTAAAATTTCTTTTACGTCTTGTGCATAAAAACCTGTTTCTAATAATCCATTGCTTTTTCTTTTATAAAACACTGGATTTAATTTTTCTATAACAGATAATGCTTCTTTAGAGTCGACATATGTTATATGATCTTTATCTCTTTTATCAGAAGCACAATGTATACCTTTTCCGTATATGTAACCATTTACGGCTAGTTTATGAAATACATTAGACGTGTTTACTACTCTGTTATAATATTTAAGATCACCGCTTTGGTTTGAATTAGTCCATGTGTATATTGCCACATGATGTTGGTTGTTACTACCACTTGTTCCAGTCGTGCTATAATTACTCTGAGCAGTCCCTACTCCTAAAAAGCCTCCTACTGTTGCGATTGTCGCAGTACCTTGTTGATTAAACGATCCTGATGAATCCCAGCTTGTTTGTCCTGTTATGCTACCGCCGGTAATATCAACACCGTTGCTAGAGAAATTATTAATAGTAGATGGTCCAGTAGCAGTTATACCTCCATTGGCATTTATATCTCCATTTACATCTAATGTGTATTGAGGCGTGCCAGTATTAATTCCAATTCTTCCGCCATCTGTTAAGAATAATTTAAAGTTACCAGGATTGTGAGAAGGACTAGGTTTCCAAAAATTAAGTCCATTTACATTAGGGTCTGTGTCACTTTGGCTGCCTACGTATTCAATACCCCATTGACCTAAATATTGATCGGGGGTGTTATTTACGGCAGGTATATTTTTAATGTTTGCATCATATGTTGAAGCACAATTATTATCTGTTCCAAAGAAGTATATTCCGTTTTCTTGAGTATTATCATCTAAGTTTCTTATAGCTCCACTAAAATCGTTTATTACAGTCGTTCCATTAGAAGTTGTTTGAGAATCCTGGTCCTGTCTTATTCCATATACAAAAGAGCCTAGTGAACTTGATCCAGGGTAATTATATGTATTTACATTATTTATGTTAATAACTAAACCAGCTACCTTTGGAAGATCAAATGCGTTAAAAGTAATAGAACTTACATCAATATCTTCTAATAAAATCTGATTACCCCATATTGCTGTTGCATATGCAAGATTACCTGGGTTAAGTTTGTGCATCCAAGATTTAGAGCCTAGAGCTAGCGGTAATGATTGATTTTTTCTCAATAGCTGAGGCTTGGCTATAATAGTGCTTGTTGAAATACCTGCGTCTCCATTTACATTAATTCCTCCAGAACCAACTGAAATAGAATTTCCTACATCTAGGTCATTAGATATATTTATTTTTTTAGATACATTTATTTCAGAAGCGCTTATTTTAGCTAAATTAGCAGACGGAGAACTAATTCCTCCTATATGAATTGAATTAACTCCTGAAGGACTTAAATTTCCTTGCCCATCATCATGTCTAGCTGAAACTGTATAAATTCTATTTCCAACAGTTGTGAATTTACTTCCTAAACTTTTACCAGATCCGCTTCCAAAATACGTTATTGGATCAAGTAATACTGGGGAGTATATGTCACTTATATCGTATATAAGTATGCATGAACTCTTTGTAATATCATTAGTTGCATATATGTAAGCGTAATTTCCAACAACATCTACATCTGTTCCATAATGATCCTGAGGTAAATATGTATTGCTTAGTTGAATAGGAGTGGTTGTTAACCTTTCACCACTGTTGTATATAAAAAATCTATTACCATGAACAGTATATACTTTTTTACCAACAGCTTTTATTCCTCCAATATCTTTTAAATTAGCAGGAATAGGCGTATTTAATGTCATATTTAAACTCGTCGAAACCGCGGTATTTAAATAAAATGGATCTGTTAAACCAACTTTTGTTAAAATTGAATTTTCTTGAGTACCACCTGTGTTTTCTATAGATAAAATATATGCTACTTCATTATCTATATCAAAGTCTATGTGTCTACCTGAAAAAGTATGATGACTATTACTATTATTAAAAATAGGAGCCTTTGGATTTGATACATCAACAGCTAAAAGATATGAGTCAGCATTTACTGATTCTGAGTCTGTTATACACATTGCCCAATTTCCAAATGTTTTAACTCTTCTCAATTTATCCATTTTTGAAGAACCTGGAGAAAAAGTATTATTTGTACCTAACCAAGAAACTATTTTAGGGAAATTTAAATCTGATCCTAAATTAAAAACTAAAAAAGAATCCGTAAACTGATTTACTCCAGGAGGAGGTACTACGTTACCTGGATCAGGTTTTCTTCTAACAATATATCCATAATCTCCTTTAAACGCTACATCTCTTGCACCAGTTAATGGGAGATCTAAGAATTGCCCATTACTTGAACTAGGATAACCTGGAATTGGTCCATTACCTGATGGGGTTCCATGAATATCATATTCTTCACTAGGCGCGGGTGTATTTCCATTTGTAGATGAAGATGTTTCATATTCTTTTATTAAAATAGGGTCGTCTGGATTTGTTACATCATATATAAGTAAACTACCGTTGTCCGTATAAATTTGTTGATTTTTGTTTCCGGGTGAAACTGCTAACAGGTATTTACCATCACTAACTATACCCTGCCAACCTTGTATATTTGAATTTTGATAAGGAAGCATTCTTAAATTTTCATTGCTTCTTACCTTACTTTCAGTGTGCATATAGTTTAGTGAACCATCGTAACTGTAGGTATCTCCTTCTATAATAGTTGCTCCTACGCTGTTTGATTTAGTAATAGTATACAATGTTCCATCTATTCCAAATGGTAAAGTCCAATTTGGGTGATTTTCTTTTCTAAGAAGACCTATTGCAACTGAATCATTTCTACCTGTTAAATCATTTGTGTTAATTTCAATACCATCTACAGGGGTAGCTAGTTGACTAATTTCTTTTATAGGTTCAGTTGTTCCAATATTAACTTTTAATTTTCCTTTTACTGGATTAGCAGAATCCTCTATGTTATAGAGGGGAGTATCTAATAAAAATATACCTTGTTGAGTAGTATTGGCATTGAGGTCAACCACAGATTCAGGTAGTCCTAGTGATATTTTTGCCAGATTAATAGTTTCATTAGAGTTAGAATAATAACTAGGCGTTTGAACTTGTTTTACATATCGTATTTTAAGATTATTGTATAAATTACTTATTAAATTATCTGAATTTGAATCTTTATAAATTGAACCGAATTCTAAGTGATATCTACCTGTTGCAGTACCGCTGCTATGATCAACTGAAATATGCTGTATTGCATTAAACTCTTCATCAGTGTTATTTGGAAAATTTAATATTCCACCTTGTAAATGTTTTTCATTCCAATTATTTAATAAGAAAATGTCATTGGAAGAAGGGTTACCTAGGGTAATATCTAAAATTTGATCTGTTAAATCATTACCATGTCTAGTAAAGGTTATGTATCGCTGATCATCAGGGCTAGTTTCTCCAAAACCTCTAACAAAGGGAGTTCCTGAACTGTTTATTATACCATTTACTATTGAGCTAAAGTCTGATATTTGTATCCAGGATGCAGGTGAACCTTGATATTGGTATATACTATTAGTAGAAGTGTCTAAATAAAAATCATTTAATAATAATCCGGTAAAAGTTTGACCTGACGGTGCACCGGTTCCAGTGTACCACTTATTTCCCCTTTCACCGGGTACGCCTTGTACACCAATAGGGCCGGCTGATCCTAATGGACCAGTTATACCTTGAGGCCCAGGCTGTCCTATTCCTAATTCTAAAAGTTTGTTAAAGTTAAAATTTACCTTATCAACGTACATTTCTTGTGCGTCAGATGCAAATAGTTCTTTAAGATTTATAATGACTGCCATGTTTAAATAAATTTCATTTTAATTTTTGGACTAACCAGTGTTCCACTCTCATTATTTTTATTAAAGCTAAAACTCAATATTAATCTTTCATATTTATTTATCTCTAAATTTTTATTAATAAAAAACCCCTGTTCATTGCGTTGATTGTCATTCAATGAAATAAATTCAATATTATTTGAATTGATAGGTGTTTGCAGTTTTGACTTTAATGTTCTATCTTGTTTTGTATAAAAAAACAGTTCTTTGGTTTCATAAAGTTTTAATATGTTTAATTTAATATATTGCTCTATGTATTTGTCTATTGATTCAAAAGAACCTATGTATTTTTCTTGATTTACTAAATATTGATAAAAACTATTAGATATACCATTTTCTATAAAATATCTTGATAAAATATTATTTAGATTTATATAACCTTCTATGCCAGTAGAGGTTTCTTTTGAAACAATTTCTATTTGATCTAAGTTTACGTTTTCTAAAAGCTCAAGTTCGCTTAATTCAAGAATATTGAAGTTTTCTAAATCAACTTCATTGGGTAAGTTAATTAGTTTACCTATAAAGGAATCATCTTCTTCTATTCTTAAAGTCCCTGCAGCAGGTTTTGAATTAGATTTATCTTTGTACTTGTGGTGATATCCAAATTCCCAATTTGAACCAAATAAAAAATAGGGTTTTTTAGAAATAGCTATTTCGTCTATTAATTCATATCTAGGTTCAAATGAATCATCTGCTTCTAAATCTAGTATTTTAGTAGGTGATATTTTTATGTGACTAAAGTTTTCAATTGTACCGAATGAATCTATATTAACATTAAGCGATATATTGGCTAAATCTATTTCTTTAATATTATTTTTAGTTTGATCAAAAATATATTTTGAATTAAAGAATATAACATCTGTAAAGATAGGTTCATATGTTCCTTTATATCTGTTTATTTCATATGTATTATCTAAATTTGATGTAAAGTAATTATAACCTATATCGTTAATAAATGAAAAATTAGAAGGCCTGTTACTATCTATTAAAGCAGCTAGTCCTTGTTTTTTAATTATACTTTCGTTATCAGGTATTTCTATGTAATAATTAGGCAAAGCCAACTGTTGAGCCTGGCCTAAGCTATTTATTTTCCAGCTTTCGTATTCAATAAATGAATTTAACTCATTTACATATTGTTTAAACCTAGCAAATGATAATTTTTCAATTATTTTTTCATAATAATTAGCTCCAGATACCATTGCTTTAAAAGTATATTGCAGCTGATATGCAGCGAAGGTGCCTGTTGGAATATTACTTATATATTGAACTCCATCATATATCCTAGCTGCCGGTTCTTCGCATATTAAACCTTCATCAAACGAAGCTATAAATGGGTTTGAATCATTAGGAAAAGAGTTGCTTCTAATAAAATAGTCTTTATTTATGATTTTAAACCTAGGAATTATAAAAGTATTTAGATTTAAGGTAGATGTTGATAATTCATCAGATATAGATTGGGGATAATTAGAAGCGTTTATATTTTCTATTTTTTCTATCTCATTTCCACCTGATAAAAAAGCTCCACTTGAACTTAAATCTAATTTAGGAGTAAGTTTTATGTTAGAATAATTATCAATAAAGTTATTTACTTTTTTATGCTTTAAAGAATAAAGCAATGAGTAAGTTATATTAGAAATATCTAAGTTAGTAGACAAATCAGTTTTAAATTTTATTCTATAATCACCATTTATGGTGTCATATAATTCGTAAAAGCCACTTGGGTCTAAGTCTAAAAAGTTTGACCTGTTTACGTTAAACACTGCGGGAGAAGGTTGAAGGCTCAATTCTTTCCAAAAATCATGTATTTCATCTTCACTACCTATTCGTAGTTCTATAATAACTAATATAAATTTAAAGTCTTTATGTTCTACAACCCTATATTTAATAGGGGCCTTATCGTCTGAATTAATATCTTCTTTAAAAGTTTTTAGTATACAAGAAAATTTATAATTTTCAAATCTAGTAGTATTTTGGCTAGCGACTGGCTTTCCATCTGGTCCTATATCGTTTTCATTTATTACATCTTTAAAATTTAGTTTAAAACCTTTTAAAAATGTTTCAAATTGATTAACTTGATTTTTAGTTATTATAGAATATCTCGTTTGAGTTTCACCCACTTCTATTGAGTTAAGTGTAGGCGTATATGTAAAATATTTTATAAAATAATCTTCTTCATTCAAAAGCTTATTTTCATCTAATGGAATATCAAAATAACTATTGTTTAACGTAACTGTTTTTTTATCTTCAGTATAGTTAAACTTTGATTCTAAGTAAAACCATTCATGAGTAAAATTAGATGGATTTTGAGTAGTATCATCATGACTAGGTGAAAAGTTATTAAATCCAAAGGCCAATTCATTATTAAGTCTATAAGGATTATTTCTAGAATCTTTACCATTTAATAACGACCATTTAGTTATATACGGAATAAGTTTTGATTCTAAAGAAAAATCCTTTGTAAAATTTTCTTTATAATAATCATACTCCGTTTGAGTAGCTCCATTTAAATATTTTTGTTTTCTTTTAAATACTTCGTTGTCTTCTTCTGGCGTAACTTTAGAAGGATCTTTTAGTAAGAAAAATCCTTCAAAATCTTTTATTTCTTTGTTTTCATCGTTATATGGAATAATAGAAGACCCTGCGTTTCCATTTAAATTTACGTTTGCAAAAGAAACAATAGGATCCCCTGATGAAACCGTATAAAACAATTCATCTCCTGGTCCAGGTTGAAACACATCGGGCGATGAATATGAATTACCATTCCATTGTATTTTACCATTTCCATATACTTGATAAGAAATACCTTCCTCTAATATATTAGTATCATCGGGAATGTAATAAAATTGATATAAGTCATTTATAGGAAAATTTAAATATTTACTAGAATAAAAATCAAAATCAAAATCTCTAATGGGTAAAAAAGACAGTAGACCAAAAGAAGGTCTGTGTATTAATTTAGTTATAACTTCTCCAAATCTTATAAAAGGTTTTTCTTCTAATTCTAATAAAATAGATATTTTATCAAAATAATCGTGATAACCTTTTTCAATAGTGTCTATATAATTAGATATTTTCTTTATTTTAGACCATCCGTTTTCTGTTTTTACTATTACATCGTTAATATTTTCTTCCAGCCGCTGTCTTTGGTCGGCTTTCATTATTATTCTATTCCCTGAAAAAGAAGAACCGCCTTCAAATCTAAAAATATTCCCTATTAAATCATTTCCTAATTTTTTTGCTATTTCAATATTTGAATAATCTAAAGAAGGAGATTGATATTCTAGCCCATATCTGTCGTCATAATTTCCATATGAAGAGGATCTTATAAACAGATATTCATCTATTAAAGTAATTCTAAACGTTCTACTTCTAATATTATCTAAGCAACCTTTAATAGCGCTCGCTATTTCGTTAGGAAGCCCTGTCGCATTAAAATAAAAAGTATCATGACCTACTACATTATCTATGTCGTTATAAAAATAAAAATCTCCCGAGTTAGGGACTAGCGAGTATCCTACTGTAGCTATTATGTCATCATATTTACCGCTCGAATCTTGTTTAGTTCCTGTTGGGTGGTAAAATTTAATAACATCTCCATTTTTTAATTCGGATAATATTTTTAAATAAGAATTTGAATAACCCGGGTTATTTGTTGAAAAAGCTTCGTCCTGTAAAAAATCTCTACCGGGTCCAAAGAAGTCTCCTAAATTAATTTCTTTTTTAGATAGTTTTATTTTACCCGTAGTTAACTCATTTGACGAGGAATCTATGTCTTCTATTATAGGGTTATTATTAAGTTTAAATGAATATAAATTTCCATGTTTATCATTTATATAATTCATATATAACTTGTCATTAGTTGAGTATGAATCATTAAATTCTGACATTTTTAATTGAGTTTGTTTATATGGAAAAATAACACCGTTTGGGTTTTTTTGAATAACTGCTACTTCTTCGTATTCTTTTACATTTCTTCTAAGTCTAGGTGTGTTCAACCAAGTTGCCCTTTTATTATAAACTCTATCTATGTCAGCCGATATTTTATCTAATTCAACTTTATTTATGTAAACCCCAAGGTATCTATTAAAATCATAATATTCAGATGTTTCGTCATCGAATATAAATTCAATATTCATAATATTGGGGTAAATAACCCCATTTCTTTCGTATCCTTTAGTTATAAACTGCTCAAAATGTTTTAGAGGAGTAGAAGAAGAATAAAAATCAGATAACAATTCACTTCTACTTCCAAATGCTCCTGAATCTATAAGAATACCATTAAATTTAGTAAAAGTGTCTTTATTATAGTCAACTGTTAAGCCTCCTTTTGGAAAACTAGGGTCTGACACATGTTTTCTTAAATATGATCCTACTTTACTTGATTCTGTTAGATCATATGTTTTTATTATAGTAGATTTTTTTAACATATCTATAATATACTGACCTTTTTCAAAAGGGTAGCTTGATTCAGAATCGTCTATTCTATAGTTTAGGGGATTTTCAATTTTAAATATAACAAAATATTCAGGTAAATCCTGCTTTAGGTAAATAGGCGCAAAGTAAGATAGCCTTTCAGTATATTGTTTTGATGGAAAATATCTAGCTCCGCTAAAATATTCAGAGAAGTCATATTGGTCTTTATAATCCTTTGATGTTTTTACAGTTGACACGTTCTCAGACAATGAAAATGCTATTTCATTAGGGGTTTTTCCACTATCATAAAAATTATAAAGATTCGCAGGGTGTGAAACCTCTGGGTTTACTCTAAATCTTTTATATTTATCATCTGCTAACTCTGAAGAAACTTCTATTGAATCTAACCACATTTCATCATGCTGGTTGATAGTTAGTTTTACATTTGAAGTTAATTTAGGATTGGTTCTAACTAATTGAAAACTAGTAGTATCGTTTAATATTTTATTATATTCTATGTTTCTCATTTAATGCTAAAAAGAAGCACTAGAAAGACCACTTGCTGGAATTACTGGAGCATCTAAACTTGTTACTTTTTTATACTGACAATCTACCTGTAAATCAAAAGAAAAAGGAACATCGTCTTTTATATAAATATCTATCCCTATTTTTTTAGAATATTTTACGTTAGTAAGTGCTCCTGAATTTCTAAAACCTCCAACATTTCCTAATTTATCTGAACATCTGAATTGAAACAATATAGGTACATTTATTGAATTAGATGAACCTGTAACAACTTCCTTGTATGATAATCTAGGATGATTTCCATCTACGGAAATAACACTATAATTAAGAGGAAATGGATAAAGATATGCTCCACATGTATATTTACCTACTAAATATTCATCATCTGGCGTAAAACCTAGTTTAGTTGGATAATTTTCATCTTTTCGTAGAATAGAAACAGATGGAGGCAGCACAGGCGTTCTTCTGATTACTTGATTTTTGTAGTTTGCATTAAAAGCATTTGAATTCTCTGATTCAGATGTTTCAAAATGAAGACCATGTGAAAAAGGATAATAAGATTGAGACGTTCCTGCAAATTCAGGTTTAAACAGATCATTCATTGAGGTGGCCGTAGACGTTATGTCATAGTTATTACCTAATGTTTCTAAGAAAGGATGCCCTGAGTGTATGCAAAATTCACTTAAGGTTCCTCCTCCATCGGCTGCTCCACTTGAATCTGTTGTTCCTATCCATATACTACCATTACTTCCTCCATTTGGATAAATAGTAGACGTAGGATCATATGGTAAATAACTATTTCCATTATATGGAACGTTTTGACCAGAAACAGAATTTCCTAAATAAAGATAAAGGTTATTATCAAAGGGACCGCCTTCGTTATACAAAGGATTAGTTAATCCAAAATCTTTAAATCTACTGTATACAAATTGACTCTTAACCTGTGCCGATTGATTTCCAGGGGGCTGTTTTATACTAGCCTGATCTTGATCTTGTATTTCAGTAACACTCAATGATGGTAAATCATATCTACGATTAACATGGTAATCTTGATCTGGATTAGCCACCGGGTCTGATGGAGAAGCAACTTCGTCTATTCCTCCCATTAAAAGAGAAACAAGTTCAAGAGGAGTTGCTGATGAGTTTTCTATAGATAAAACATATTGAGATGTAATAATTCTACCTTCATTATATACAGTTGTACCTCCGGTCGTATCTTTGATTAAGTCCCTATAAAAACCTGCAAATAATTCTAAGGTTTGTCCATTTTTTACCTCTGTACTATCCCCTGCCGGAGAAACAATAGAAACCTTTATAACTCCTTTAGCTAGTGAAATGGCCTGCTGTAAAGATTCTAAACTATTTTGAACATTCTTTAGTTGTTCAAATAGGTCAACTACATTTCCTTCGTTTGTAAAAAATCCACTTGATATGTCTTTAGCTTGATGGGCAAAAAACCTTTCACCTGTTGTAAATTGAGAGTTTAAATGAAGATCTAAGCCTTTTGCATTTAATTCATCTTGAAATTCAATTCTAGACTTTTCAGCTATAAATCTAGTTGCAATTGCACTTCCTTCTTCTTCTGATTCTATTTCAGATGGAAATTCTATTTGAATAGAATCTGACCATTCTGATTCAGCAGGGTTTTCTGGCCAACCTGCTTCAGAAATAGATTTTACTTGCAATTCTAAAATTTCTCCTTTTCTAATAGTTACAGCTAATTGGTTTATGTTTATTGCATCCGCGTCTGAAACATTTTCAGTAGACCAATCGTATAAACCAGTGTCTTCATTAAGTGTTCTAGTTTTAGATTTAGTATTTCTCTCTGTCCAAGGTGAAAAAACCGCAAATTTCTTTGTTCCATTACTTTCAACAAATTCAGTTTGAGTAGCATTAGGAGCAGTTCCTTTTTTACTAAGATATCTAAATCTATATTTAAATTGAACTACTTCTTGAATTCCGTATTGACTAGGCTTTGCTTCAGGTATTTGCCAAAAACCTCTAACCTGATATTTAGATGATGTAACGAATTGAGGTGTAGTGGCCACGGTTAATGTAACATCTCTAACAAGGGTAGATATTCTATCTTGTAATACTTTTCTGTCCTCTGTTTTTTTCTTAATTTCTTTTTCAATTCTTTGCTTTTCAGCTGCTGTTTTTACTTTAGTAGTAATCTCTGATTTTAATTCAGTTATTTTTCTATCAGTTTCTTTTTGTTGAGAAAGAGCATCTTCTTTTTCTTTTATTTTAGATTTTAACTGTATAGTATTTTCAGCTTCTTTTATATGTGAATCTATTTGAATAACTTGAAAATTACCTGAGTCAAGAACAGGTGCATCTGGTTTTTCAGCAAGTATTGCGGGTACCTTTTTTTCTTTAGCTAAGTTTAAAAGTATTAGCCCAAAGTCTGATACAAAATTATTGTAATAATCTTCTAGTGTGCTTTCGCTATCATCATCTAGAGGTATAGTTAATTCATTTGTGTAAACTCCAAATCCTTTTGAATAAGTATCAACTGTTAAGTTTCTCTTTTTACTTATAGGTTTAGCGAAAATTATCTCTCTTTCATTGAATCCAACGTTTACTTGTAATTCAGGTACAATATATACGCTAGGTTTTATTTTCAAAACAGAAGCGCCTATTGTTATAGGTTCTACTCCAAATACTGATTCTAAAATAACTTCGTTGGAAGTTACATTTAACGAGGTTACTTCATACTCTGAATCTTGATTTGTTATTAATCTATCGCCTACGGCTAATATTTTAGTTCCTTCTGTTTCTGATAAAACATCAGAATATTGTAAAGAGTTTAATACATATCTTCTTCTTACAACCGATACTTCTGATCCAGTTGTTGTGTCGATTATTTCTTCTTCTAAGACTCTTAATACGTCAAAGTCTCCTCTATATCTATTTATGCCTGTTGGTAAATCAACTATATTATCGTCTTCTATATAATCTATTCCTTCTAACTCTAAATCATTTATAACTGTTTCTAAATCAAGATTATTTACCCCTTTGTAATTAGTGTCGAAATAAGCTAAATCATCATCTTCTACTGAATTTATAACTAGTCTTTTTACTGAAAATCTATTTATATCGTCCGTTATTATTGAACTAATATCTAAGCTAACAAATAATAATGGATTTAAAAAAGATTCAAAAAACCAATTATTTTTAACTCTAAAATCACTGGGTACAGTAAAAGAAACATCTCCTATGCTTTCTAAATCGTTTATTAAACTAGATACTTTTTGTAATTCAAATTTTCTTACATCTCCATTTTCTGATTTTATACCAACTACGTCATCGTTATTATTGATTAAAGTATTAAAATTATTATTAATATCTTCTATTTTACCTTTCATATAACCAAATGAAGGAACGGTTATGGTATATTTTGATCCATCATCTTTAGTTTGACTAACATCTACATTATCTGATTTAGATATAAGTATGTTATTTAAACTATGTAAAAAGGACGTCATATTATCTATATCGACAGATAATCTTTTTAATACGTCTTGTAATGAATTTTGTACTTTTTTTGGCATCTTATTATCTTATTTTGTCTACTTCAAATTTTAATAGATTAGCATCTACGCATGTTATTTTAAATATAGGTTTTTCATCAGGTTGAAAATCTATATCATCTAATGTTATTATTGTTTTACCAAATGGGCCTAATCCTATTTTACTAAGAGCATCAGTATGTATTTTAACATTGTAAATATTTACATCTAATTCATCTCCAAAAACTAAATCTAAAGACTGTCCTTTTGACCAAGCTACATCAGTGTCGTCTATATAAATATCAAGATCTTTATTTAGCGTTATCCCTACTCCCGCGTTTTCATGTTTAATATAATTAGAAAATTTACCAAGCTTAATTGTGTTATTAATAAATACGTTTGTTATAGAATTATTTTCTACATTATATTCTTGACTAGAGTTTATTATCTTTAGTCTATTTGGAATACTTTTATCTAACACAATTCCCGGCCCGGCTTTTATTACGTCTAGGTTGTAAGAAACTTCTATTGAGGTTTTTCCTTGAAGAATATCATTTACCTTGGTATTTAGGTTTTCTATCATTCCCATAACAGCATTAGTGTTACTAAATAAAGCTTGATTTGTGGTAAATGAATTTTCTAAATTAGATAATCTAATACTGAATTCGTTTAAATCTTCTTGATTTAATAGCAGATCTTTTAATCCATCCACTTCAGTTTTTAAATTATTTAATTCTAAAAGTTTATCGTTGTATTTAACCTGAAGCTCTTTAAACTGGGTTAATACATCTAAAAATAAGTCCATAGAAAAGGTTGAATAATCATTAATTGATTTTTCAACTAATACGTTTTCAACTGATGTGTCTAATTTTAAATTAGGTTTGTGAGAAAACGCATTACCATTAGTTCCATTCAAAGGATCTGGCATGTACTTAGTAATAGGTGGAATTATAAATTCTAATCCATCTTGTTCTATTTTATCTAAAAATAATACGCCATATAAATTTGTTACCGGATTTATTGGGTTTCCACTAGAATCTAGATTGTTTGGGTCAAATACATCATAATATATTAAAACTGCATTATATTCAAAGTCTTTATTGTTTACATAATCATTTAATTGAGTAAAAGCTTTTATTTCTTGATTTTCAGCTGCAAGTTTATAGTTTTGTAAATCAAAATCTATGCATATTCCGTCTAATGTATTTCTAACGTATTCAACTGAATTTAAATTATCTTGCTTTACAATTAATTGATCTTTAGCCACGTCATATTCTCCTGTTGAATTATAATCATCTGTAAAATAAGAATTATTAGTAAGTTCAGTAAACCAGTTACCCGGGGCCAGAGATGATGGATCACTTGGATCATCGGTTATTTGAGTATTAACACTACCGTCGTCTCTATCGTAAAAAGCTTTAAGACTTAACCCAAACGGGTTAACTTCATCAAAATGCCTACCTTTTAAATATTCTATATCTAAAGGATCGGGTGGATTATTAGTTATTGTTTGATTAGGATAATAATTTTCATCTTTTACAGATTTAAACAATACATAAGGAGTTGTTCCTACATTAGTAGGAACGTGTATAAATATTTCAGTATAAGCATTATCTGCTGATCTAATGGAGTTAACAACATCTATGTCAGCTACATATTGAACAACTCGCTTATATGTTGAGGTAGGATCATCGGGTTCTACAAATCTTTTTTCTGTTCCTAAAGTATTTAAATTCTTTTGAAGGTTATTTGCGTCTTCAAATCTAATTGACCCTAATTCCTTTGCCCATTTAAAAAATACCCTTTCAGATACCGTTAGTTTATTTTCATAATTATAATCATCTTGACTAACAAGCAGTGATTCTAAATTAAGTGCGTAATTTTGAAAACTTTCAGCTAGATTTATATTGTTGTCTGGGTTTAATCCTTCTACAATGGGGGTTTCTCCGGGTGCAAAAAATTGAACTTTGTTGTCGGTTTCTAATGTATCAGGTGTTCCTATTTCAGGCAGTCTAATAAGCGCAAATTTAGAATATCTAACACCATTAGGGTTGTTTGTTAAATTTAATTGTATATCCTCAATAGAGCTTTGAAAGTTATATAATATTCCTTTCTTATTTTGTATGGGTTTTATTAAAGGTGTAACTGCCATTTATTAGTTTCTTTTTTTAAGCAAGCGTCATATTAACTAATGACTTAACCATTAACCTATCCGTTGCGTTAGCATCTAAAACATATATCATTGTTGTTAGAGACTTATATTGTTCAAGGTCTCCTGCTCCAATTGTTAATTCAGAGTTTCCATCATGTAGTGTAATAGGGGCTGATGTATTTTGATTAGTACCTGCTTCTATGGTAAATACTAAACCACCAGACAAATTTATATCTGGTATTATAGTAGTATTGGCTGCCATGCCTAATTCTTGTACATTAACTAAACATATTGTAAATTCAGTATCTTGAATGGGTGGATTAGATGCATCAAAATCTATTTTTAATTTAAAATCGTTTATACCTCCAACTATACCACCTCCTGTATAGACTGATGCGTCTGCTTCTAAAGTAATAAAAATATTTTGTCTAGATGTGTCAGTTAATGTTATAGTTGCTTCAGCAGTTCCTGCGTTATCTGAAACAATAGCAACAATAGATTCTTTAGATTGAGAAACGGCTGACTGTATATCTAGAGGGGCATTTAACGTGATAATTCCATTACTAGTAAGTGAGTTAGTTACTATAACACTATTAGAACTAACGGTGTTTGCTTGAAAATCTGAGTCAACTGATAAAATATCAACATTTAGTACTGACTGATCGCTTGAATTTTTTGTTAAGCTTGAAATAATTTGACTAGGCGACCCTGTTTGAAAAACAAACCCAGTGTCTTCCATTATCAACGAGTTTGATCTTATATAACTAATCGGGGTATCTGTACCTATTGACAGTGTATTAGTATCTATTTCTAAGTTGTTTATTAGATCTTCTATAGAATCTTTTAAAAGAAGAGTATTTGCGTTGCTAATTACTCTTAAATCTACTACGAAATCTGTTTCTAAAATTTCCTGAGTAGGTATATCTATTGGTGTAAATGCCATTGTTGTTAATTATTTTAATTATTTATAAAGAATAAACTAAGAACTTAATAAATTTAATTTTCTATGATTTAATCTTGTTTCAATACTTTTTGTATAATTTATTTTATTGCTCACCGTAATAAAGTTTTCGATTTCATTAAAATATGTACCTCCTGCTGAATCTTTTATCTCAACAGATATATCATATTTTCCTAATTCAATAAACTTCCATACAAAAAACGGTACTCCTTTTACTTTTGCTATTTCTTTTTTAGAGAAAGAATCTTTTAATGTCCATATATACTCTTGTTTTCCATCTAAATTATCTATTATAAAAAAAACAGGTGCGTGTTGCGGAACCTTGAATCTTTCATTAAAGAATTTTAAAGTATTTATATTTAATGCGTTTTCATCCATTGTGGATGGTAAATATCCTCTTTGTTCACCATTTTCATATCTCCAATAATCTTCATCAGACCAAAAATAAGGATCTTGAACAGCTCCAGATAAAATATCCTTTGTTTTTGAAAAAAGAAAAAGAGTGTCTTCTTCAAACATTGGAAAAGTTGAATTTAAATAATCCACTAATCTTTGAGAATATGCATTTCTTGGGTGAAAAAATGTGTAATCGCTACTTCCTTGATTTAAATTAGGACTAATCGGACTATGGTAATTTAAAAATGAAAGTATATGATACATTTCCCTACTAAAATAATTAGCCTGTGCATGAATTTTACCACCAATTATTTCATAATTAAACTTTCGTATTCCTTGATGAACATTTTCATCATTTAAAATATCAACCAATTCTTGAAGAGTAGAAAAATTAGGTATGTTATAAACAGGGTATTGAGATATAATTATACTATCGCCGGGTGTAGGATTAACTATATAGAAACCGGCTAAAAAATCACCTTGATATATTAAATCACTAAACCTCATAAAGTATAAATCTTTAAGTGTCTTTTGTTCAAAGTCGCTTATTTTAAAAGGAATTGTATTTTTTCCAAGGCCCCAATTCTTTTTTGCTTCTAAAGTATTTAATGGATCTGAATATGCTAAATATGATTGAGTATCTTCATCGTAAAATTCTACGTCGTATATGTCTTTACCTGATCCATATCGATGCTGAAAAAATGTTTCAAACTCTAATAAATTTTTATATATGTCAAAATTAGTTATATCACTATCTAGTACGTTTATTCTAGGAAAATACAACGGCGATGTTCCAAAATCTTTTATTTGAACATTTTCTAAATTGTCTAGTCTTAGGTTAAATTTATCTTCTAGTCTAGACACTGCCACTATCTCTGGTTTTTTATCCTCGTCAACTTTTATTTTTTTAGTGTACGTACTTGTATTACCGTTAAACGTGTGAATATCTATATGAACCGTATATTCCCCTACGTATGGTAAAAAATGAGGTAGTCTTCTAATGTCTTTTGCTAAACCCCTGTATTCAAAGTTATATGGATTAGGAGTAGGTTTAGTAATTCTCCAGGTTATTTCATAAACATTTCTTAAATCTAAATTTTCAAAAGTCCAGTAAAGAGGTATGTTTGATAAATCTAACCAGGTAACGCCATTAAAAGTTTCACATGTAAACTTATCCAAATCCATGTCTAGTATTATTGGCGCACCAATTTCTTTGTCAGGTGAATCCCCCATATCCCATAGAAGTTTCTTTGAAATATCAGGGAAGCGTTGAGTTTGTACAGATTTATAATACTCTTCAATATAATCGCATATAGAATCTATATCATTTGGGTTGTATTTTTGAAAAGAGCTATATGGATTTGGTGCAGTTTGGTTAATTCTATTAAAACCCATGTCTATTCCACCGCTGTATGATTGAGAGTACAATGGGTCAAGTTGAACAATTGTCAACCTTTGATTTTCATTAGGGGAACATTTTATTCCTACTCTTTCGTTTAAATCATAATCTAAAATATCAGTCCTATCTGGCCAATGTTTAATTGTATACTTTTGAAAATATATAAATTCACCTATAATATCTTTTATCTTAACATTAATAGGTAATATTTCGTTTTTAACCTTTTTACCAAGTTGATTTAATTTATAAAATATTTCGTCTACTGTAAAATCAGTAGTTTCAACTACTTCAGGTACACCGTCATCGTCAAAATTATCTGTTGCTTTTGTAAATTCATAAGTAAGTGCTAAAAATTCCGTTTTAACAAATTGTTTGCCGTCTTTAATGTTTTTGTTTAAGTTAACTAAATTTAAATTGTCTATTTTACCGTCATCTAGTATATCTGTTAAATCAACTAAAAATAATTTATTAAAATAAGGTGAATTAGGATTTGCGTTTTTCCAATATTCTTTTACATGTAAAGCGTCTTTATACCCCATCATGTTTACAAAGTTAACTAGACCTTTATATGTTCCTATATACGGATATATTTCGCTATGATTTACAAGTAAGCTTTTTCTAGATGCGTTAATTTTTTTCCAATCTGGATTAACCTCCTTTATGTCATATGAAGCTAAAATATTTGCATCTTGTCTATTAAATTTTATTCCAAAATTTTCTAACCATACTCTAAATCTTTCGTCTTCGTCTTCACCTTCTCCATAAAAAAGTAGATCAGCTATTTTTTCGCTTGTTCCAGTGGTTTGATCCTCTAGGTAAAGTGTTAAGCTTCTTAGGTATTCAACTTCACTTTCAGGGTTAAAACCAACATTTAATTGTAGGGGTATTTCTAAATCAATAGCCGCACCTGAACCGTTTGGTAAAACGTCTTCATAGGAAACCGTAATTGAATCTTTTTTATTAATTACAAATTCACCTACATTTAGGTCCTGTTCTACATCATATAAAAAAATATTAGATGCTACATTTTCATTCCATTTAGCAACAATAGATTGACCACCTGTTAGGGTTGGAAACTTATAATCATTTCCAACCTTTTCAAGTATAAAAATATTTTCATTATCATATAAAGCTATTGATAACTGTTCGAAATATATGTTTCCTTCTAAAACGCCTGTTTCAGGGTTAACCTGAAGGTTTATTAGTTCACCGTCTCTATCAAAAAAATGAAGATTGTTTATTTGCATTTTAGTGGTTAAATATTTAGATTATTTATTAAAAATTAAAACATATTAAATAGTATATACCGAGCTATCTCCACCAGTGCTTAGTGAAATGGTTTCAACATTTTCTCCATCTTCTAATCCTGTTTTTTTATGAATTTTTTTCCATTCTTTTGCATAACCGTTTTTGCACATTTGAGTGAAGTATGCAAAAGCATTTGGTGGATCAGATTTGGTTGGGTCAAAATTTCTCCAGTATTTAATACAATCTACTAATGCTGACTGTATACAGTCTTCCCGGTCCCTATAATCTTTAAAATAGAGTCTTTCAACTGCTCTATTTGCTAGCATTACAAAGCATTCTATTGTAAAAGGCTGAAGTTCATCTAATTCTTTTGATTCTATAACTGATGCGGTGAATTCTTTGTTGTTTATGTAGTTTTTATCACCTTTTTTTCTACGTGTTCTTTTTGCTTGAGGCATTTCATTGTTCGTTATTTTTTAAAATGTTGTATATTTTAACTATAGGTAAATAAGAATCAACCATATCCATATATGGTGATTTTATATTTTTACCATTAAAAATAACGCCTTCGTCCTGGTTTAATAATTTATACAAATCAGACTTTTTAGCTGCTTCTATAATAGGATCTTTTTTAAATTGATTATACACATCTATTTTTGAGGCGTTACCTTTACAACCTATTGCGTTTTTTAATTCGCTTGGGCTAAATACAAATACTTTTTGTATTGTATCGGTTAATGTAAGTAATTTTGATTTTACTATACCTGTCGCCTGTGATATGTCTACTAAACTGTTGCCTGAGGAACCAAATGAAATTCCTTCTATTGCTATTATATTATCTGTTCTTTTGGTATGTTCTTTAATTTTGTCAATTATATAGTCAGTTAATTTGATATAATTTTCTAGTTTGTTTCTTTCGTTTATGTGATATTGGTTTTCTTTTTTTGCTCTTTCACCTAAACAATGCAATTTAAGATTAGGATAAGTTAAAGAAATTTCTTCCATTAATTTTGTATCCTTTTTAGTTATCTTATTATTTGCAATACCTATCCATTTGAAATCTTTAAAATCATTTGATATACAAATCCCTGGATAAAGTATAGAAAAATCTATACCAATTATATTCATTCATACTTTATATTTTTAATAGAAATATTATATTATAAAAAAAGAAATAGTTTCATTACTAAATTTTTTTAAAAAAACTAAAACCTTTTATTTTCTCATAGTAGAATAGGGTAAGCGGGTGGGTACTTTATAGTTACTCTAGTCTTTACTTTTATTATTTTACTTTAGTATCTACTAAAGGTAACGCGTCGCGGGAACCTGGTAAAATCCATTTTCCAACATAACCTTTTAATGAATTTCTATCATTAATAAAAAAACCATAATCTGATAAACCCATTAACCATCTAACTAATCCATATTCAGTTGCTCTTATAATCCATTCACCGTTTTCTTTTACTCTTATAAATTCTGTATATTCATTTAAATTATCTTCTACTATATCTAGAGGTATCTTATAAGTGTTTTTAACCATTAACTTATAAGGGTCTTCCCATGTGGAATTTCTTTTTTTATTCCAGCTTCCATTTTCTATATCAATGCCAACTCTTCCAAGTTTTTCATTAAAGTATTGTTTAGGGTTAATTTTTCGGGATACATCTTTTATACGTTTTTTCATGTTTGGTCTTAATCCACTAATCAACCAATAGTCAGGGTGATCTCTTTTCCAATAGTCAACTATTGTAAGCTCTTTAACCGAACCAGGCGGTTCTAGCATTTCAAAGTCTTCTTCATCTAGGTGTTCCCACCAGTCTTCATGATCTGCAAATTGTATCCATGAAGTCCAAACGCTACCATCTTCTGCATATCCTCTTATCCAACCCTTTTGAATAGGGTATTCTTCGCTTTCTTGATCCTCTACGTCATCCCAATACCATTCTATCCTAACACGGTCTCCGTTTTTATGGGTTACATAGTCAAATTCTTTCATATGTATAATATACCATTTTTATGCATTGCTGTAAAAAAAGCCTACTCTTGTTTATTTATACGTAAAAAAATAGTATATTATTTATATAACAATTACAAAAAATATGAAGACTTTACTAATAATAGCATTTACAATTCTTTTTAACCCTATTTTTTCTCAACCTGAAAGGTATACCTCTATTGAATTAGATAAACTGGTATGGAAAAAAATAAACCAATATAGGGTAGTAAAAGGTAAAGAACCATTTATTCAATTCGAACAGGGTTTAATGAGAGACTTTTCAAAGAGAGTTGCTAATAGAAATATAGATATTTACCCTACAAAACATTCTGACAGCATAGGATATTGGAATAGTGCTGAGTGTCTCTATACATGGAGACATAATGGATCTATTACGTTCGAAGAAAAAGTTAACGACATATTAAGCGGTGACTTTGAGTTTATTGCTAGTCAAGCTTTAACAGGCTGGATTAACTCACCTACACATGAACAGGCTATTTCAAGGGACGTTTATGATGTAGCAACAGTTTTTTGTATAATAATTATAGACAGGGAAAAACAATCTATTAGATTTGATGCAACATTTCACGCAGTTGATAACAGGGTTGGTGCTGCTATTAACGGGTATAAGTACATAAAAAAAGGAGAGCTATAAAAACTCTCCTTTAATATTATTTGATGATACTTTATTAAAAGTCGTCTCCTGTATCTTTAGGTTTACTAGATAATCCAGCATACCTGCTCCGTTTTAAGAACTCTTCTGAACCATCTTTCTTTTTGTAATATACTTTATTACCTTCTACTCTAGATACTGTGGTTTTATATTTTTTATTTGGATTTTTAAGACCATAAATACGTATTGGATCACCTACTTCCAACTTGAAATAATCTTTCTTTTTACCTTTAGATTCTCCAGCGAAGGCTGAGTTTTTAAATGTAACTTTATAAATTACAAGTTCAGCAGCACCTTTTTTAACTTCACCGTCTCCTCCTTGAAACTCGGTTTTAGTAATTATTTGTGGTGCTTGTGCTTTAGTTGTAACAGTATATTTAATATGTTTACCATTACCTGGTTGTTCTGTAGAGACTTTCCAAGCGATTGTTGTATTAGCATTCTGAGGGTATGCATCTCCTAAGTATGCATGAAGAGCGTCTTCAAAGCTTTTACCTCTTAAATAGGCTAAATATTGATTACCTAATTCAGAGGTTTCATTAGCAAAATTTGCTGCGGTTAGTTTTCCTTTACCAGGTTCATCTGTACCATTACTTACACCTGTTTTAGCACCTTTCCAACTTGGACTAGCTGAAGACGTTAATGTAATAGCTTTGATTTGTCCTTTATCACCAAGGTATGATTTTATTTTGTCTCCAATCTCCTTTACTTTAGGGTTAGATGGGTCAACTTTATATTGCATGTTTCCAAAAGAAACTTCAACTTCTCCTGTTTTAGCTTCTTCACCTTGAACAACTTGATCTACATCTTTTCTTTCGCCTTTACTTTGTACAAATTCACCCGGTGATACTAGATATAAAAATCCTTTTTCATCAATAGTAGAATTACTATTAGAGGTAAGGTCTACTCTATTATTATCATTTAATATTTTATTTGGGTCATATTGAACACCAGATCCAAGTGCCCAATTTGTTAGGTTAAAGGCATTAATATATTGCATTACACTATTTAAATGACTATCGCCTTCTTTACCTGATCCGGTCTTAATCGAGTTTGGCTTTACCGTTTCAACAGATAGCACACGACTATTGGAATCTTTCTTGAATATTAGTTTTTTAGTACCTACTTTAGTAGTTTTTGCAGCAAATGCTGAAGCATATTTAGCTATGTCATCGTCACTTCCTAATAACTTAGATTTTCCAGCCATTATTGCGGCTCCACCTATAAGAGCTCTATATATGTTTGATGTTTCTGTATTGTCAGATATAACACTTGACCTGGTACCAACTTTAAAATTTGGCATGGCTGTAGTTCCAAAACATTCCTGTGCTGCATCTCTAGCAGCCGCTTGTCCTGAATCATTAAAAGCATCATCGCCTCCTGGAGAAATATTTTTAAGCCCTTGATAGGAGTCACCTCCGGAGTTAATTTTTTCACCGGCTGCATTTGGCGTTGATTTTGAAGCTGGATAATCTTCATTTATCGCTAGGTAATTAAGGTTATTATTCTCTAAAAGAATTTTAAACCTCTTAAAATCTGATATATGTGCCATGTTTAAATTTTTATTTTATTTATATACTTTTTGTGCTTTGTTTTTTTAAAAAAAGCTAAACCAAAAAAAGTTATCTGGTTTAATATAATATGAATATAGCAAAACAAAACATCTCTACATTTAAAATATTTGAAGACCCTAACTTTAAATTTAACAAAGAACTTCACAAATACACTTATCATGATGAAACAACGGGCGAAGTTTTACAAACATTTAAGTCAGTGTCAGGTTTTGCAGATAATTTTAAAGAAGCCTTTAATGGTAAACAGGTAGCAGAAAACCTTTCAGAGAGTAACCCCCTTTATGGAAAACCAGTAGACGAAATATTAAAAATATGGAGTGACAAAGGCAAAGCAGCAGCTGCACTGGGAACTGAGGTTCATGAATGGATAGAGAACTTTTATAAAACAGTAACTGCTGATAATATATTTGCTACTTTAGAACACGAAAAATTATTAGAAGAACCTCTCGGCTTAACTAATCTAGAAGTAGCCAATAGGGTTGAAAGTTTTAGAGAATTCTATAAAGAGAGATTAAACTCTATAAAATCTGTTTTTCAAGAAGTAAAGGTTTTTTCTAGAAAATGGGGCTATGCAGGAACAGTAGACGGAGTTTTTTCAGTAGATGGAAAAAGACTAATAATAGGTGACTATAAAACAAATAAAGAATTTACAACAGACTCAGATTGGAAAGGTAGTAGGCGTAGGTTGTTTGAACCCTTTGAAAATGTATTTGACAATAAACATAATAATTACTCTATACAAGTTAGTCTATATAGATTAATAATAGAAGAAGAATGCGGTATAGAAATGGATGATCCTTTTCTTTTATGGATTCCACCAAAAGGGACTTGTAAAGCATTCAAAGCAAAAGATTATAGGGACAAAATAAGAACCTATTTAAATGACAAAAATTTAGCTATATAACAAAAACTAAAAAAAATATAGTTGTATAATATAAAAAAATAAAAATTAAACATATGAATCCTAGAAAAATTAAATTTGGATCAGCCTCAAGAAATTCTTTACAAATGGGCGTAAACAAATTAGCAGACTCTGTAAAAGTTACACTTGGGCCAAAGGGAAGAAATGTTGTACTTGGAAGACAACAACAGTTTGCAATTACAAAAGATGGCGTTTCAGTAGCAAGAGAGGTTTTTCTTGAAGACGATATTGAAAATCTTGGAGCACAAATGGTAAAGCAAGTTGCTCAAAATGTAGCATACGAAGCAGGTGATGGTACTACAACAGCAACTGTTTTATCGCAGTCCATAGTAGGTAATGGAATCAAAATGATAGAAGCAGGCTTTAACCCAATGGATATTAAGAGGGGAATGGATACGCTCGCAGAAGTAATCAAAGAAAAGTTGATAAAAATGAGTAAAGAAGTTTCTGACGTAGAAACAATTAGAAACGTAGCAACTATTTCAGCAAATGGAGATAAAGTTATTGGAGGAATAATAGCAGACGCAATTGAAAAAGTAGGATTTGATGGCGTTATTACGGCCGAAGACAGTAAAACCTTTGAAACATATGTTGATATAGTAGAAGGAATGCAAGTTGACTCTGGATACATGTCTCCTTATTTTATAAACACCCCTGAAAAAGAAGAGGTTAATCAAGAAAACCCGCTTGTTCTAGTTTATGAAGGAACTATTAAAAGTATGAAAAGTCTTTTACCCTTCTTAGAGCATTCTAACAAGCAACATAAACCTTTATTGATATTAGCTGATAATATAGAAGGAGATGCTATTCAAACCCTAGTACTTAATAAAGTTAAAGGCGTATTGGATGTAGCTTCAGTTAGAAACCCTTCATTTGGAACTAATAAAACAGAAACATTAAAAGACATTGCTATTCTTACAGGCGCAACCTTTATGTCTGAAAAAGAAGGTTATGACTTAAACGAAATTAATCCATCTGCAATGTCAGAGGTTCTTGGAAGCTGTGAAAAAACCAAGATAACAAGTGATAAAACAATAATCATTAACGGAGCAGGGAGCAAGGAAGATATTGCATCGCGAGTAGATCTTCTTAATAAATCTATATCAAATAGAGAAAATGAATCAGAAAGACTTTTACTAAAAGAAAGATTAGCTAAACTGGATGGAGGAATAGCTATTCTTAAAATAGGAGCTTATTCTGAAACTGAACTTAATGAAAAAAAGGATAGACTAGACGATGCGCTAAGTGCAACTCGAGCAGCTATTGAAGAAGGTATAGTACCCGGAGGAGGAATGGCACTTGTTAGGGTATGTTCATCTATTAATTTAGATAAATTTAACTTTAATGGAGACGAAAAAGTAGGTGCAGAGATTCTATTAAAAGCATGCGCCCAACCGTTTACGACAATTATAGAAAACGCGGGCCTTAATGCAGAGGTAGTTATTAACAATTTACCTAATGATAAAAACTCAGGCTATGATGCTAGAACAGATCAATATGTAAATATGATAGAATCAGGAATTATAGACCCTCTTAAAGTTACACGTTGTGCATTAGATCAATCAGTTTCAATATCAAGTTTAATGTTAACTACTGAATGTATTTTATCTGAACAAAAGCCACTTGAAAAATCCTAGTTAATATTTTTATTTAGGATACTATATTAAAGACCCTTTATGGGTCTTTTTTTTTGTTTTGAATAAATAATAAAAAAGAATTACTTATAATGTCGTGCGAAGATAAAAAAGTAGACATAAATGAATTAGTTTCAGACATAAACAAGGATATTAAGTTAAAACAAAATGAACAAATTGATTTTACTTCTCCTAATGAAGATAGTTTAGAATCTATTGAAGATATTTTGCAAGAACTTGCTTCTCAAAGTTTATGTAAATCTCCATCTAACCCCGTCATTAGTCCTGAGCAGTTGGCTAAATTAGGTTGTATTGATAAAAGTGAATTTAAAGAAATACCCGAAGTAAACGTAAATTTAGAAGATATCAACACAGGGCCTAATGAAGAGGGCCATAATTGCGGTCAGGCTTTAGAAAAAGCAAATTCTATTTTAAAAAAAGAACAGGAGGAGTATTCAAACCTAAACATTCTTTTACAAAAACTAATTGAATATCAAGATAATTATAAAGTTTTAGAACAATATTACGTAGAAAGATCTAAAGAAATGAATAGGTTAATGGGAATATTTCAACCTATACTTGAGGAAATAAAAAGTTTAAAAGCAGAATTATTATTAAAAAAAGTAGAAACATCAACCGCTCTTAATAACGTAAATAATTCAATATATGGATCTACTATTTATGAGTTATATTATTCCGTTTATCAGGATTGTCTTAACGCAGAAGCCGCTATAGAATTAGAAATACAATCTTTACAAAATGATATATCAAATAAAACAGATTTAGAAACAATATTGTCTGATTCTAGTTTAACCTCTAGTTTTAACTTTGATACAACATATTCAACTTCTTTTTATTATGCTGTCCGTGACGCGTTAGATTCTGTTTCCTTTAATGATATAAAAAATTCTATACGCGATTATTCTACATGCGTAGAAGCAAAATCTAATCTTTCATATAACATACAATCTTATATAAGTTCCCCTGTTATAGAATTTGAAATAGATTTTATAGGAATTAATTTTATAAAGTCACAGAAAGATATTTATAATGAAAAAAACGGAAAAAGATCTACTAAAAAAATAAATTTTCCAATAAAAGGTAATCCTCTATTACAAAAAAATGATTTTTTTAATAATACAACGGGTTTAAGTATAACTAATGCTAGTTTTAATAAAACTTTTTCAGGGGTTTTATACACTCAATATTATAATAAATTAAACGACCCTGTTGAAAAACTGTTTTCAATAAATGAAAGGGGCCTAACTAGTTCGGTTAACCTTGTTGATAAAAATTTAAGAGATAAATCTTTTAATAAAAAAAAGGAAGGCTCAAAAGAATACTTTATAAAAGATCAAGAAAAACTATCTAATTTTTATGAAAATTTTGAACAAAAATTAGAACAGAAGAAAGAAACTATTAGAAAAAATAAAATAGAACCTGCTTTTAAGATAGTTGCTGAAAACTTAAAAAACTTAGCCAGGGTAGATATTAAACTATTGTTAACTATAGGCGGTGTAAATACCGACCTGCTTGATGATAGTTCTAATTTACAAACTATCGTGCAAACGGTTAAAAACGCACAGGAGGATTTTATAAAAAAGAATAAAAACTTAAAGTCTGAAATATCTAGGATTAAAAAAAGAATGGAAGAAATAAAACCCACTCAAGATAGGGTTAAAGAACTACTTATAAAACTAGATAGCGCGTGTTTTTCAAAAAAAACTTTACAAAATTCAAGTGAAGAACTAGAAAACAAAGCAAATAAAGTAAAAGGAGACGATCCCTTTGGAGAAAAATCATTAAACGGCACTGACCCCACTATGCCAAGTATATATGATTTAAAATATTGGTTAGAGTTTTCAAAAATTTTAAATAAGGTAGCACTTCTACCCATTCCTAAAAACCCAACCACTTTAAGATATTGGCCTGTTGGTTTCTTTTTTCCAACTCCAGCGGGTAAACTTATTAAAATACCTCTTCCTATTATATGGATACCTTTACTAGTTACCCCCAGTCCCATTGGTGTAACTGTTATATTTTTAACTATAAATGGATTGTTTATAAGTCCAATTATGTTCAACATAAATGCAACGGGCTCAAAACAGCATCTTCTTACTTTAAGAGGCCCTAGTAAACAATTTGGATACACTAAAGACCCTGTTAGTAATTTTTTAAAAATTTCATTATCAATTGCTGCTGCTAAAAAAGCATCTCTTAATAAACCGGGCCTAGATAACTTATCCGAAAAAGAAAAAAACGAGTATAATATAAAAATAGAATCTCTTAAAAATAAACTTAGTAAAGCAAAACCAAAAACACCTAAGCATAAACTTATTAGTGAAAAAATAAAAAATTTAGAAGAGTCTGTATCTGGAAAATCTGAAAATGAAAAAGTAAAAGATGCTGTAGATAAAAAAGAGTCAGCCTTAGACGCCATTGAAAAAGCAAAAGAATCCGTAAAAGATAAAATGAATCAAATGGGCGAACCTAAATTTACAAATAGTTTAGCTATACAAGATGCTATTGAAAAAAGACGCTTACAAAAACAAAAAGAAATAGATGACATATATATGTCGTCTTTACCGCCAAAAGAAAAAAGAAAAAAATTAAAAGCTTTAAGAAAAGAAAAATCTGAAGAAGGAGTTTCAAAGTCAGAAAAAGAAGAGGCAATTAGAAAAGACACTATGGAATTTTTTGACAACATATCTCTCCCCTCTATAAAAATACCTAGTGACTCAACTAAGCTAAACCCTCCACCTACCCCTCTAGAGCAATTAAAGGAAAATGTTGAAGAAAAAAATAGCGATAAAAAAGATGACCCAACTTCTGATAAAAATAGAATAATTAAAGACATAATGAAAGGAGAATTACCAAACGCTATCGATTTAATTGATTTAAATAATCTACCAGTAAATTCAAATAATAAAATTATTATAAACGATAGCTTTGTTGATATAAAGAAAAAATTTAACGAAATTAGAGAACAAATATCTAACACTCTAAAAGGTAACACTGATTTAAATGAAGAAAAAGCAAAGTTAGAAATAGAAGAACTAATTGGTAAAATAAAAAACGAAAATGATAAAAAAATAAAAAGAAGACTCAAAAAAGAATTAAATATTAAAGAATCTAAATTAAGTAATCATAAAAAAGCTTTAGAATACAAAAAAGATAATTCATTAAACGATAAAAAAAGAAAAGAAGTATCTGAATCTAAGTTTAAATTTAGTGCATTTAAAACTCTAGATGACCTTAAACCAAAAATTATAGATTTTTCACCAAAAAAAGCTGACCTTTTACCAATAATAACCGCTGATAATTTACTTAAGTCATATATAGATTCTTTAAGTGTAAATGACGTAAAAGAACTGTTTGGAGGTTCTGAAGAAACCACTGTTTCTTCTATTCAAGACGCATATTTTAATATTATTAATAGTGAAGTTAAACCAGATTTAAAATTAAATAATAAACCAGATTCTAAAAAAATACTTGAATCATCTGCAGGTGTGTTATCCTCTATTTCTATTCCTTCTAAAAAAGTTGATTTACTAAAACCATTTACTTTATCTAAAAAAATTCCAATTGATCTAAATATGTTATTAGGTCCTTTAAAATCCAAAATAGAAGAGGATATGAAAAATTTGGATGGATGTTTACCTGTTGATATTGAAAATAATTTTAAAAGCCTTAACCCTTCAGATATAAAAGTTTATATAGAAAATAAAATATTGTTTAAATTAAATGATTTGGTTGACATAATAAAACCAATATACGCGCTAATTAATTTATTAGTTTCTACAAAAGGAATAACCTTATCGGGGTCTCAAATAAGATCTTTTTTGTTACCCCCATTTGGTCCTATTGACTTTGCTATATTTACTGCCGACGCTTTAGCTAAAATAAAGTCTCCTAATTCATCTAATATTCCTACTTTTGACTTACCCGGGCTAGATAAAGCAAAGGAAACAATAAACAAAATAGTGTCCCCTATAATGGATGTTCCACTAAGTTATGCAATACCAGCAGGCGCTGCTAGTATAGGTTTAGCCGATACACAAAGGCTTCTTCACCCCGTTATGAGAGCAGATGATATACCGCCTTGGGAAAGATTATCCAGTAAGAATTTTTTATTTATATTATTCCTAGATGAGTTTATTTCAGAAGCAGCGGATAAAGTTGGATTTTTTAGGTCATTTATTTAAAACTAAACAACCGGTTTTCAATATAATATTTAAAAATACAAGATATGCAAAAAAACAATTCAAATAACGGCCAGCCACTAGAAGACTTTGACTGGGATTCATTAACAAATGATAAATACAATAGGAATGTAAAGCTATCTGACCAAGACATTAATGATAATATTAAAATCCTATGCAAAGAACCTTATGCGCAGGAACTATATGATCTATACAAAAAATACGAACAGGAACGTGGAATTGATTTACACGTAAGCAAGGACTTAGAAGTAGGTCAGTTATACAAAGTTCATGCAAAAAGCATATGCTTAAACACAGGCGTGATTAAAGCGATAGAAGACACTTCAGGTGTTGAAATAAGTATTCCACTAAAAGAATATGGAGGAGACATAGAAGAACTTAAAAAAGGCCATGGAACAACTTTTAAAGTTATATTATACAAATCTAACTCTAATTGTGAATATGTTGCATCTGAAAAGAAAAGTAGGTCTATTAATTACAGAGACGAGCTATTAACACACTTTGAAGAAAACACCTGGTTTGATGTTACTATTAGAAAACTAATAAAAGGAGGTTATATAGCAACATATAAAGGTGAAATAGATTGCTTTATACCGGGCTCTCAAGCCGGCGCAAACGTAATTAAAGATTTTTCTGTATTATTAAATAAAACCATTTCAGTAATGGTTGATAATTATGATAAGTCAAATAATTTATTTATTGTTTCTTATAAAAAATACATTAAGCATAGCCTTCCTGAAAAAGTTTCAGACTTAAGATTTGGAAAAATGTACACTGGTACTTTAACTAATAAACCATATGATTTTGGTGTATTTGTAGAATTAGAAAATTATTACACCGGCCTTGTTCATAGCTCTGATTTTGAAAATTATGACGATATTAGAAAAAATTTAAAGGCAGGCGACGACATTGATGTATATGTAAAAGGTGTTTCATATAAAAAAAATCAATATAGAATAATTTTATCATTAAAAAAGGATTCTATACCAGAAGACCTAGTAAAATGGGATAGATTAAAGGAAGATTTAGAAGGAAATACTTTTGATTTTTCAGAACATGAAACAAAAAGAAATACTATATCAATGTATTATAATGGGGAAGCAATAGAATTAAAGCTAGATAAGCAATATAGAAAGTTAGATCTTTCTAATTTTTCTAAAGTTTTAATTCATAACGTAGACCCTCTTAATAAGAGACTTAATTATTCATTAACTAACTAATAAAAAACATATCCACTTGTTCAACTTAACGAACTATTAAATAAATAAATCTATAATGGGCAAATCTATTTTGATATGCCCATTTTTTAAACACCAGGGATTTGATTCCCTAATAAAAATAATTATTCATATGTATTTAAAAAACTCAGATACTGAAAAAAGATATTCTATATTTCCTATTAAAAACCAAGATCTATGGGACGCATATAAAGCGGCTGAAAAGCAAACATGGGTTGCTGAAGAAGTAAATTTAGCACAAGATGATTATAATTCTTTAAATGATTCAGAAAAATTTTATCTAAAGAACATATTAGCCTTTTTTACTATATCAGATGGGCTAGTAATAGACAATCTTTGTGATAATGTAATTGATAATGTGGAAATAGCAGAGGCCAAATATTATTATAATCACCAAATGTTTATAGAGCAGGTTCATGCAAACGGTTACTCATTATTAATTGATACATACATAGAAGATCCTTCTGAAAAATCAGAACTTTTTAATTCAATGTTAACAAATGAAGCTGTAAAAAGTAAAGCTTCATGGGCAGAATTTTGGTTAAGCAACGGCACTTTTGTTGAAAAATTAATAGCATTTGCCTGTGTAGAAGGTATTGCTTTTTCTTCTGTTTTTGCAGGGGTATTCTGGTTTAGAAGTAGAAATAAAATGCCAGGATTAGCTGAAATGAATGAATTAATACTTAGGGACGAGTCTTTTCATTATGAATTTGCCCTTCAAATGTTTAAAAAATACATTAAAGAAGAATATAAACCAAGCCCTGAAAGAATTAAAGAAGTTATATTATCTTGTTATCAAACAGAGAAAAAATTTGTTGAAGAAAGTTTGCCTGACGGTTTGCAAGGAATGACTAAAGAAATGATGATAGAGTATGTTGAATTTGTAACTGACATAGTATTAAAAGACTTTGTAGGAGAAACAAAATTTAACACTAAAAACCCATTAGATTTTATGAAAAAAATAGGTTTATCTTCTAAAAATAATTTCTTTGAAAGAAGAACAGGCGGAGGATATACTAGAGTAGACATTCCTACTAGCAATGTTGGAATATTCGATGACGTAGAGTTTTAAATAAAAAATAAAGCAGATGAAAATAATTAAAAGAGATGGCACAAAGCAGTCCTTTATGCCTAATAAAATTTTAAGTAGAATAAAAACTCAATCTGTAGGGTTAAATATAAAACCCGATATGTTATTTCAAAAAGTTGTACCTCATATAAAAGATGGTATGACGGCTACTGATATAGATGAAATAGTCGCGTTTCAAACAGCAGATTTACAAATAGAGCACCCAGACTATGCAATCTTAGGAGGAAGAATACTTATATCTAGGCAAGGTAAGTTATTAGAAGTAGAAGAAAAAAAGGTAGATGAAAAATTTGATTCTTTTGCTGCTTCTACTTTTTTAACTAAATATTCTGATAAAAATGAAAATGGAACACCTATTGAAATACCATCAATGATGCATAATAGAGTAGCAAGTCATTTATACCCTGATTCTTTTAAAGATAGACGAAAGTTATTAAATGAATTATATGATAAAAAAATAAATTTTGCAACGCCTATATTGTCTAATTCAGGTGTAGAGGGTAGAAATGGTTTAATTAGTTGTAATCTTACCACGCTAATGGACGATAGTATTGAAGGAATCAACGCCACTTTAGATAAAATAGCTCATGGGTCTAAAGAAGGTTCTGGAATAGGTCTGTGTATAGATAGGCTTCGTAGCTCTAAAAGTATGGTAAAAAGCTTTAAAGGAAAAGCAGGAGGGGTGGTACGATTCGCAGACATGGTTCAAGCCAAAATGAGATTTTACAAACAAGGAAACAGATCAGGTAGCTGTGCCTTATATCTTTCCACTTGGCACAAAGACATATTACCTTTTTTGGAGTTAAGATTGCCTATAGGAGAAGAACTAAATAGGGCTAGAGATTTATTTACGGCAGTAACTATAGATGATGTATTTATGGAATCTTTAGTATCAAATAAAAAGTATTACCTTTTTTGCCCTAATGATATTAAAAAAGCAGGATTAAAACCTTTTTATGAAATTCATGGTGAAGAGTTTAAAGAAGAATATTACAAAGCCATAGAATTAGGTTTAGGCGAGCCCATAGAACCTAAAAAAATATGGGACGCTATAATTAGATCGCAGGTTGAAAGTGGTACTCCATATACATTTTTTAAAGATAATGCTAATAAAAGAAATATGCAGCGTAACATCGGTATTGTAAATCAATCTAACCTATGTGCAGAAATAATACAAGCAAGTTTGCCTGAGTATACACCTCAGTGCACTTTAGCATCTGTAAATCTTGCTGAGCATGATACTTTAAGAAGCATAGCAAAGTCCACTAAAGTTCTTGTAAGAGCCCTTAATAAAGTAATCGATAACAACAAATGGTCAGATAAATGGTCAAAAAAAGCGGGCGAAGATCAGAGAGCAATAGCTATCGGCGTAGCTGGACTTGCTGACTTTTTTGCTAAAAAGAAAATTTCATTTGAAAGTGAAGACGCTAAAAAATGGAATAATGATATTTTTGAAACCATGTATAAAGCAGCTGTTGAAGAAAGCATGACAATAGCTAGAGAGGATAATAAATCATATCCATCCTGGGAAGGAAGCCCATATAGTAAAGGTGAAACATATATAGAAGATTGGAGTCCTCTAGAAAAAGGAGAACCTATCCCTATGAAAAATTCTCTTTTACTAGGCCTGATGCCAACTGCGTCAAGCGCTATTTTATTAGGAGCATTTGAATGTTTTGAACCTATTACGTCCAATGTTTTTACTAGAATGGTGGGAGATGGAGAATTTATAGTTGTTAACAAATATTTAGTAAGAGAACTAAATGAGCTAGGTATATGGAACGAAGATATTAGAAATAAAATCATAGCAAACGAAGGAAGCGTTCAAAATATACATGAAATACCAGAAGACATTAGATACAGATATAAAACAGTTTGGGAAATACCTCAAAAGGTTTTATTAGAATTAGCAATAATAAGAAACAAATACGTAGATCAATCTCAAAGTATGAATGTTTATCATAAAGATGCTAAATATAGTAAAATATCTAGTGCACTTGTTTTTGCTTGGAAAAATGGACTTAAAACAGGATCATATTACACAAGAACTGAGTCTAAGCTTTCTAAAAATAAAAAATTATCAGCCTCTGAAAACATAGTTTCTCAAACACCTAAGCGTCCTGAAAATTCAGTATTTACCTGTGCAGGAGGCGGATGTGATGCATAAAAAATATTTCCTACGTATTAACGTAGGGTTTTAGGACCGATTATTGTTATCGGATTAGAAAGCAGGCTGTTCGCTACACCTGCTTTCGTTTTAAGATTTAAATAGTTTAAATTAGCCCCATACGGCGAACCTGAGTTAATTATTATTTTTTGTTGGAATACTCGTTTATCTTTTTTAAGTACGTCTATTATATAGCTACCGTTAGGTATATTTAATTTAATATCAATAAATGGGAATGTAGTTTGCCTCATATGTATTTCTCTACCTAGCATATCGTATATTGCTATTTTTAAAGTTCCTTCGTACTGTGGAAATTCTAAAATAATTCTACCTTTAGTAAACGTTGGCCTAACCTTAGTATTCTCAAACCCTGTTAGAATAGGTTTAGGCACGTAACTATTTAATAATTCTACCCTGCTATTTTCAAGAGACGCAATGCCTCTAGCAACTTGATTTTTTGTAAATGTACACATACAATCTGCTCCAACATAGTCCATATAATGTTTTACAAATACTCTTTCCGGTGTATCACATTGACTAAATAGAGTATCCGGACACTGTGCACTTGGGTAAATAGGCCCGTCTTGTAAACCTGTTTCTGGAATATAGTCATCTCCGCACGGTCCCCAATCTCCCCAAGGGTGATGAAGGTTTAACCAGTGTCCTATTTCATGAACAAGAACATGTCCTTTTGCCCATGAATGAAACATTGGATATGTCCAAGAATAGACCCTATCTCCAACGCTTTGCCAATCTACAACAACTCCATCCGACCAGTCTTCTCCGCCTGGAAATTGAGCATAGCCCATCAATCCATCATAAAGGTCGCATATCCAAATATTAAGGTATCTATTATTTGGCCAACCCGCTTTTCCTTGACTTGATTTTTTAACATTATTACTGTAATAAGAAAATTCACCAACATTTGTGTGTGTTCTTGTAATTCCTGTTGTAGGATATCCTTCTGGATCGAGATGCGCCAATTCAAATGAGATTTTAAAATTACCTTTCCAATTCTGTAGAGTATCTGTTAATAATACAGTATCTGCATTTCTAAGATTAAATCTATCATTTAAAACTTTTAATTGTTGATAAATTATAGAATCATGAAGATTTTCTCTCCAATCATTATAGACTACATGAACTACAATTGGAATTACATATGTTCCATCAGATTTAACTCTAGGGGCCTTTAAATAGCGTTGAATATCTTTTTCTATTTCGGCATATTTTTGTGGGTTTTGCTCTATAAAAGGCTTATTATATTCGTCTGTTGCGCATGGTGTTTGACCTAAGCATGTTTTAAAAATTAATAAAGATAAAAAAAGTAATATTTTCATAATTCTTTTATTTTTATTTCTATTCTATGAGGGGCCGTTTCATCTCCCCCAAAGTAAGGATAAAGCATATATCTTTTAAAGTCTTGAGAACATGGTCTAGGAACTGTTTTTATTACTCCATTTACTCTGAGTTCATAACTATTCTGATTTATTGATAAATGCATTTTATTTACTTCATCTATGTTAACACTAGTTATTTTTTCAAATTCAAAATTACCGGCTAGCCTCCTATACCACAATATTTCAACGCTGTCGTTTAACCACCTCCATCCAAATCTAATTGAATTATCGTGATGATGTTTTCCACAATCGCTTACTCCCCATAATTTATTTACGTCATATTGATTAATAGGATCCTGTGTAGTATATTTTGCAGATTTATCAAAAACAACTTCTATATTAAACTTATTAGATGTTGAAGTAACATACCTCCAACCGGATCTATGTTTACCTTTTTTAATTACGTATTTTTTAAAACCGTTTTCATCTATTTTACCACAGGAAAATAGAGACAAAAAAATTAAAAGCATTTTTTTCAAAGCTACAGCTGTTTTTTTTATTTATTCTTAATTGTTAGAAACTAAAAAGAATAAACATTATATTCAGATAAATAAATTAAATTAATCTACATAAAGTGATAAACAAATACGTAAAAGATTTTAATAGTTTTATAGTAAACGAACAAGACATGGGCATGGGAATGGGCATGGAAGGAGGAGAAGGGGGAGCGACAGCTGCCGCTCCTAAGCAAAAATTTTATACTTTTATTTTTTTAAAAGATGGGAAAAAAATATCAACAGCAGGTCCTTTAGAAAAAAGATATAATTTATATAAAATAAAAGAAAGTGAATTAGATAGTTGGATAGAAAAAAACATATCTAATAAAAAAGAAAAATTATCAGATTCTTCTAAATCAGAAATAGAAAAAGTAAAAACTGACTTAAAAAACGCCATAACAGGCGAAAGATTTTCTATATCTAGATTAGATAATTCTTTTCTAAAAAAGTTTAAAGCTGATGTAAAAGCTGGCTTAATAGATGGAACCGACTCAGTTCAACATTATAAAGATAAAGATAACAAAGACGCTTTTAATTCCTTAGAAACTATCACTGTTGAATTCGATAAAAATAAAATGCCAGTTACTACAGAATTAGAAGTAACCTTCTTAGATATTTAAAAATAATTATTCGACTTGAAAAACATAGTGTCATATTCAAATTATATTTTTGAAAATTCTCAAGAAAATGAGTTTGACAGTACTATAAAAACTCTATCTGATTTTTTCATAAGTAGTGTACTAAACGCAAAGGAAACTAATGGCGAGTATATAATACTTCAAGAATTAGAAATAGCAGAGCCAGACCTAGACGTAGACGTAAGGTTTCTTTTAAGAAAAGAAAAAGACATTTCATTAGAAAAAGATTCTCATTTTAAAAAAATGAATTGGCAACGTTTAAAACTAGATAAAAATGGTTACGTAGTTACTGGAAACGTGTTTATGACAGACGGCAATATACCAGAAATAGAAATAACAGTCGCTTTAGATTCTAATAGATTAAACAAAGGTTTATTTAAAAAAATGTACCTTAATCTTATTAACACTATTTCACACGAATTAAATCACTTAAAACAAAAAGGCTGGAACAAAGATTATCAAAATATAGATCCATCAACTCAGGAATATCGTAAAAAAAATAATAAAAGTTACTCTTATTTTTTATTACCTGAAGAAATAGAGTCAATGGTTTACGGCATGAATAAGCAATCAATAAAGCAAAATGTTCCAATAGATGAGCTATTTGATAAACACTTAGATCCATTTGTTGAATCAGGTTTTATGAATGATTCTGAAAAAATGAAAATAATAGAAAAATGGCTACACCATACTTTAAAATTGTACCCTAATGCAATTTTATCTAATAAATATAGCAATATTATAAACAATATTTAAAACCTTTTTAGCACTTATTTGTAAAAGATAAAAAAAACAAATAAGTATGAATAATCAATTTGAAGAACTCAGAAAAACAGTCTATGACGTGAAAGAAAATCTTTTCTCTGAAATAGAAGAATTAATCGCAACTTGCGAAGAAGACGCTAATAAGTTTTATGAAAAAGGAAATAAGAGCGCAGGTACTAGAATTAGAAAAAGCGCCCAACAAATTAGAAAGCAAATTCATCATCCATCTATTAGAAAACAAATGGTAAAAATAGAAGAAGCTGCTAAAGATTTAAGAACAGCTATTTCTGAAACTAAATAATTACATTAAAAAAAATAAAAAAATACATTTATTATGAACGACTTTTTTAACATACCAGAAGATACATTATCACAAAGTAATCAAAATCAAACCTACGAAAAAAAGGTAGATGAAAACATATACGACCCTAATCCAGATTTAAGCAATGGAGTATATAAATCAGTTATTAGATTTATACCAAATATAAGAAATGGAAATAAAGATTCTAAGTATACTAAGTATAGTGCTAAAATATGGAACCCAGTGGCTAGAAAATCTTTAATAGTAGATTGTCCATCAAATGAAAATAAACCATCTGTTTTATGGACTTTAAGCACTATTTTGGGTAGACTTTATAAAGAAGAGCCAACTATTGTAAAAGAAATAAATGAAAATTTCTCTAGGTGGTATACCCATCATTCATATGTTTATGTGTCTAAAGACCCTACTGTACCTAGTTTAACAGGAAAAATTAAGATTTTTAAATACAGAGCCCAAATAAACGAGTTGCTTGAACAACAAATGAACCCAGACGAAGATGGACTAGTTGACACAAAAAAAGTAAATCCATTTCACCTATTAGAAGGGAAAGATTTTTTATGTGTAGTAGGCAAAAAAACTAAAAATTGGAGAGATTGGACAAAATGTAAATTTATGGACGAACAAACACCTTTTAGGTTTGCTATAAAAGATACTGAAGTTACAATGAAAGATGACCAAGGTGCTATAAAATTAGTTACTGAATTTTTTGAAAAAACAGCTCCTTCAATGGATCCTTATAAGCATGTTTCATGGACAGATGAAACATATGTTCAAGTAGCAGAAGCTTTAAAAGCAGCTATTCCTTATAAAGAGGTATTAGATATGCTTATAAACGAAACCAGAGATGAAAGAATGAAAGAATTACTTTCAAATGGTTCTAGTCAAAGCCAACCTACAAACGATGTTTCTTTTGCAGGAACAACTGAAAATAATATCGCCGAAGTATCTAAACCAGAAACTTCTTCTCAGAATGAATCAGGGTTAGGTGATGACGAATATGAAGATATATTTCAAAATCTATAAAAATTAAAAAAAACCAAGTAACATGGCAACAACTAAAACAAGTGCAGCTAATGAAGCAGCTACTCAAGAAAAAACAGCAGAAAATGATCCAAATAAAGTAGTTTTATTAGGCTCTATTTCTTATAATGATGAAAAGGAATATACGGAATGGCTGGCTAATATGGACGTTAGTCAAGCTATTTTTGTAATGGTCGCGAGTGCTAATTATGCTCAATCTAAAGGGTTATACAATTTAGCCGAGTCTGAACTAATATCTTCCGCTATTAGAGCAATTAAAAATGGTTCTACTGAAGCAACCGTTGAAAGTGGCTCAAATAAAAAAAGTAAAGCAAAGGTAGAAAAAAAATAAGTACCTAACAATAGTATAAAATGATTTACCTTATAGATGGAAATGCTTACATAAATGTAGCTGTTAACGTTGTTAAAAGAATGCTATTTAACGACAAAACAATAGGTAAAGAATATTATATGAAAGACATATTTAACGAAGGCAATTATATTTTAAAGGAAACAGCTAGAATTCGTTTTAGGGATTTTTCTTTAAATTATTTGTCTTCGTTAATTTCACCCATTCAAAAAGAAGTAAACGAAGTACACATGGTTTTTGACTCCAAGAGTTGGAGAAAAGAGTACGTAAATTCTACTTTAAAAAAAGTAAATCTACCGTCTGGTGACTTTAAATATAAAGATAGAAAAAAAGACGAAATGATTCACTTATTCTTTGAATACTTTCAAGAAAACATTCAAAAACACTTAAACAAGGATTCTGGAATTAATTTTCATAGAATAACAGGAATGGAAGGCGATGATATAATTGCACACCTTTGTGAATCTTCAAAAAAAAATATAGCAATATACACTGTTGATAAAGATATGTTTCAATTAGTAGAAGACTCAGGCAGATACGTTTTTTTAGTTATGCCTAAAATGATGTCTAAAAGTAAAAAAGTGTTCTATACTGAAACTAAAAAAGAGCAAGATTTTTTTAACCTAAGTTCTACTGACGTTTCAAAAGGAATAGGAGGAGTTATTTCAAAGTTTGAACAGAGAGGTTATGAAAAAAACGAAATTGACCCTATACAAGAAATATTAACAAAAATATTTGCTGGGGATAAGTCAGATAATATACCTAGGATATATAAGATGACTCCTTCAAAAGTTAAAAAGGTAGTATCTTATCTCTTAGAAAAGCATGGCTCTGATGTCTTAAATAAAATTGATAACTACAAAAATGATTCATCTTTTATAGATGATTGTACTAAAAAAGTAATTGAGATAGCTAAAATAAAAGACGAAGATGTGCTTTCAACTTTAAATGAAGCAATATGTTTGAATATTAAATTAATGAGGTTATCTACTAAAATGATACCTTCTAAAATTAAAACGGATGATTATCATGAAATACATGAAAATAAACTGTATAGAAAATTTAATTATAGTAAACTATTAGAAATAAAAAATAATTCAGTATTAATATGAAACCCTTATACGAAAGAATTTTAATTAAACCAATTGAAAAGGAAACTAAAACTAAATCAGGTATACTGCTACCTGGAAAATCGGTTAAACGACCTAATATAGGAACAGTTATTGCATGCGGAGAAGGTACTCCGCACAACCCTATGAAAGTAAAACTGGGAGATATAGTTTTGTGTAATAGATACTCTGGGATAGATATAAAATACAAGGATGAAACCCATTATGTTATAATGTCAAATGAAGTAATAGCAATCTTAGAAGATATTAATGAAGTTAAGCTAGATGAATATGAATAGTACAAAGTTTGATTTTAATGATATATTAATTAGACCCAGTATTCAAACAAATATTTCTTCTAGAAAAAATATTGACATATATTACCCAGATGGAAACTTACCTATTATAACGGCTCCAATGGACACCGTTATATCAAGACAAAACGAACATGTTTTTAGTTCTAATAAAATCATAGCATGTTTACCCAGAGGTGAAAAGACGGGATTTTCAGGGATTGAATCGTATTCGCTTAGAGATATTGAAAAAATGTTTAATTCTGGTGAACTTAAGAAACACTCAGGGTACTTAATAGATATTGCTAATGGTCACATCAAGGATTTAGAAACAGTCACTAGAAACATTAAAAACAAATACGGTGATGACATTTATTTAATGGTTGGTAATGTAGCACATCCTAAAACTTATACTCTACTATCTAATGCCGGGGCAGATTCAGTTAGAGTAGGCATTGGTAATGGCGCAGGTTGTTTAACAACTCAACAAACCGGCATAGGTTATCCAATGGCTTCTCTTATTCAAGAATGCTATCAAGAATCTATGGCTTTAGATAGTCCTGCTAACATAGTAGCAGATGGTGGAATGAAAACATATTCTGACATAATAAAAGCCTTGGCTTTAGGAGCTGATTTTGTTATGTTAGGTTCTATCTTTAATAAAGCGTTAGAAAGTTGCGCTCCATGTCTATATGAATCTAAAACAGCATATTCAGCTGGTTTAAATGAATTAACCCACAAAGAAGCACTAGAAATGTTTAACGATGGGCGACCTATATTTAAAAACTTTAGAGGAATGTCAACTAAAGAAGTTCAAAAAAAATGGGGAAAACAAAATATAAAAACCTCAGAGGGTATATCTGAAATTAGACAGGTTAAATATACTCTTTCAGGTTGGACTGAAAATTTTAAACATTATTTAAGATCAGCCATGAGTTATACTGATTCTATAAATTTAAGTAGTTTTATAGGAGCAGTTAACATTGATATGATAACAAATAATGCTTATGATAGGTTCAAAAAATAATCATAATAAAATGAGCAATGCACCAAAAAATTATATAACGTGGGTTTTTACAGACCATTATTTTAATAATAAACAAGGTATTTTAAAGTTTATAGGAACATTATTTGGGTTTTTTATGGCTTTTTATGTACCCGGACCAGTAATGGAAGAATATTGGGGAGGATGGATACCTATTTGGCCAGTCATAGGGACTTTTATTGCCGTTTATGGTTTTTTAATTGGAATATTACTACAACCATATGGCATATACAAAAGACTTAAAAGAATGAATTGGTGGGATAGAATAAATAACGATTTAAAATAATATCATGAATTATTATCAACATGATTTTATGATAAAACTAGGTGAAACTAGTAGTGGTAACATAATAGAAGTCCCTGATATATTAGTATTAGGTGTCGTTTTATCATTAGGCGCGCTGCTATTTTCACTATTAAATAATAATCAATGAAAATGGCAGACATGAACACGTTACCGCTTCCTTTAAACAGAACTTTATTTTTTGCAAAGGACGTAAATTTAGAATCAATAGAGACTTTATCTAGAAATATACTTAGAATAAACGAAGATGATGAACATTTAGAAAAACTATATAAAGTTTACGACATAGATTATGTTAGACGCCCTATAAAAATAATGATAGATAGCTATGGTGGATACGTATATCAATGTATGGGACTACTTGGAATAATGGAAAAATCAGTTACCCCCGTGCATACTTATGCCACTGGTGCCGCTATGTCATGTGGTTTTATGATACTTATATCAGGTCATAAAAGGTTTGCTTATAAGCACGCAACGCCTATGTATCATCAAGTTTCTACTGGTTTTTGGGGAAAAACACAAGACATGGAAGAAAGTTATAAAGAAACAAAAAGGCTTCAACAAAAATTTGAAAACATAACATTAGATTTAACTAAAATATCTAAGACTAAATTAAAAGATATTTTAAAAACAAAACAAGATTGGTACATGGATTCTAAAGAAGCCCTATCATTTGGAGTGATAGATGAAATAATAGATTAATATGAAAAAAGAATTGTACATTATGTTAGAAACAATGGCTCTAGCTGAAATAGCTAAAGCTAAAATGAGCTTACATATTTTAGGAGAAAAAGCAGCCGGTATCGGTGATCATTCAACAGAGGATTTTTATTCTAATGCAGATGAAGCTTTAACTAAATTAGCAGAAGCAGAAGATAAACTTGAATGTTTACATAAAAATTATCCTCAAAAAGTTAAAGTTTAATAAAAAATTTAGTATTATATTTTATAAATAAGATAAACGTTCTTTAATTTATTGGTGAAAGGTGTCAGAAATCGACGGATGGATGACATTGATATGTGCCCGAATAATAAGTGAAGCGAAGCTTATAAAGGAATATATTAGATCGATGGATCGCAACTAAAGCCCTATACCAAGGGCCTACTCTAATGAGAATGTTGAACTAAGATAGCTCTTAGAATATAGGTGCATAATAACTTAGAATCTAAAAGATTCGCAAATCGTTTATAGGTAATACAAAAATCCTATTTAATGACTGAATAACCATCACGTTTGCGTGGTAAGGTGTTTCTTAGACCGTAGCGGTCCTAGCAATGTTTTAAATGAGTACAAATTTAGAATGAGTTAGTTTTCGACAGAAAATGTAGAAAGCAACGATAATTTGTAGTAAACGATTATGTTGGAGGTAATCTTTAATCCTCTCATATCATCTTTCACTTTTTACATTTAAACCCAATTTTTTTTAAAATTGGGTTTTTTTTATGTCTGCATAATTGGTTTTTAAAATAAATAATAATAGATGGGGGATTAGCTCAGCTGGCTAGAGCGCCTGCCTTGCACGCAGGAGGTCATCGGTTC